TCGCCGGCCTCGGTTATCCCGATTTTGTATTTTGCCACTTTGTTATCACCGTCCTATCTGCTCAAAATAGAATTTGACTGGGTGTGGAGTGGGAGTGACCAGGCCAAAGCGAACAGCGTTTTTATATGTAACGCTGTCGCGCATGAGAGCGGCCGGCATATTCTCTACCATTTTGCGGAATCCTTCTAAGGTGGATCTGCTTTTGTAGTGGTTGCAGCTTCTACAGGCGGGAAGCATATTGTCCATCGTATCTTCTCCCTGCTCTGACCAACCATTGATAGGGATAATGTGGTCAACCTGCATATCCTTGTACTCCAATACACACCCACAATAAGCGCAGCGTCCGTTTGTTTTTCTGTAGACTGCCATGCGCTCATCTTTGGTTAGTTTTCGACGTTGGTTCATTTATTTTCCTCCGTAGCATCGTTGCCAATAAACAGAGCACCCTTCAGTTCTTTCACACAACGGTCAAACTCAGCCACAAATTCTTTTTCTGATATCTCTCTGAAACTCATGTTCCGAGTGTTCCTTGCTTCGCCCAGGATGCTGGAAAACACCGTGTCACAATAGAAAGGGAAAATATCATCGTTGTCGCAGTCGTGCCCAAGGTAAAGAGCGGGGTACTGGTAAGGATTGAAGTGACAATGGCCTGATAGATCGTATTGCTCACGGGGGATATCAATGATCCGTAGATAGTTGCCATTTAGGATAAAGCAGCGACCTACATTTTTCTTTGCCTCTTCCTGAAACTTTTTAATTTCTTCTTTTTCAAGTGATTTACGGAGAATTTGAAGTTCGGAGATTTGCTTATCAACCTCTTGAAGTGTCATAACAGGATCTCTCTTTCGTGGAATACTTTTAAGTCGGACATGGGGAATAAGTCATGCTCAACCATGTCGTATGGCTCGTTTTCCCATGAGATTTGGATTGGGCAATCTGAAATGGGGGTACATATTGGCCGGCCATTTAGATTGTAGTGCGTCATTTTTGCCCAGTGGTCTTTATACCTTTGCCATTCTTCCTCTGAGGAATTGAAGTGTATCTCTGGAGCTAAGAAACAATCGGCAACCCGCCAATGGACGGCAACATAGGACGGTTGTACTCGGACTGGAAGTTTTTCATATGCCCAGACTTGGCCTGATTCGTCGCAGGCCAGATAGCGTAACCCCCAGGAGCGCAGTTTGTTTGCATTGAATTTCATAGCGCTAAATCAGCAAGTTCCGAAAGCTTGATAGACTGCTCTGGCTTTAGAGAGGGGAATGCGTCTTTCTTCAGATAGATGATTTTGCCGTCTACTCTAAGAGTGGTCATGTCACCAACACGCTTTAGTTCGCCGTCACCGAGAACATCGAGCAGGTTTTCTGCTTGTACGATTTCATATTCTGCAAAGTGAGGCTTATGAATGATACAATCTGGGTGGTTAATAAGGGTAGGGACGCACATTTTCAAATCTCCATCGGAGCACTTCAAAAAACCGTTCTCCGTCACTTGAAAAGATGCACTCATTCCAGGGTAAGTAAACCACTCTCCAACCTCAACCCCAAGCACTTCACAGATGCGAGGACGCGTCATTTCGATGGTATCATCAATATGATTATCCATGTTTGTCTCCTTTTCTACTGTATAGTACAGATCCCCAGTTTCTTCATCCTGGTGTTCAACAAGTCTTTTCTTTTCAACTGATTTTGCAGGTTCTACGAAAGCCCATTCAAAAACTTCTCGCGGATAATATAGCGTCATATAACACAATTTACCGCCGTAGTATTCTCCTGGTTTATGAGTGCAACTTCTGTTTGTTTTTCCGCAGATTGAGCAGGCGCTTGTATTAACAGAACACGCAACGCTGATTTCTGGCTTTTCTCCATGCTCGATTTGTTCAATTAGTTGCTCTGTTTCATTTGACCTTGGGATTATGACGGTTGCTTTTAACCATTGATAACGCTCGTGGAATGTTGCCCACTTATTTTCATCTGTAACAATCTCAGTTGAAACAATTTTTGCGATTCTGGTTTCCCCAATACAACCATACTTCCCAACGAACATTTCTGCCATTTGTTCAAGGCACTGAGAAGAGAACCGCTCGTTATCGTCATCAATTTCATTGTCACAAAGCTTGACGGTAAATGTGTAGTCATCATCTGCAACCTTGATGGTATCAAATACCTTTCCTTCTTTGTTAATGAACTTCATGGCTGTCCTCCTGAGCCAGTTTTGCACCGCAATATCTACAGTATCGTGCAAGCGGGTCTATGTTATCAAGCCGGTGACAGTTTGAGCATACGCCCTTGCCTTTGTCACACAAAATACGCTGCGCACCATTGTCAAAATACTTCTCCCATTGATCCGTAGTAGAGCTTGTATAATTGATGTCGATATCGTTATCCCAGTCTACATGAGCACCGACTTTTTCATTTGCAAAGTGGGTGACGCAACTGGTAGAAATACCATCAAGAGCATCATCTTCAATAAGCCTTTTGATTTCAGATAAGGAAAGGTTTTCTTCCAAATCGCATACATACAATGTCATTTTATAAAGTTGTGCCAAACTCAGTTTCCTCCTTTAAGTCCATAAGAGCACCACAGTTGGGACAATATTTTGGTGTCCAATCACTCCATATATCTGCATCTAAACCATTAAATTTATCTTCACCACATACAGGGCAGATTGAGTTCCCTGGTTCCCATCTCCCATGTTTTACATTCACCACATCGGCAGATGGTACAAAATCCAAAATCTGGTCTATTGTTGCTGCAATGTGTAATGGGCATGTACAGTCACCTGTAACAGACTTAAATGCGTTTCTAAGTTCGGATATACTTACATACTCATTATCGCTATTCATGTTGCAACCTCTTCGTCTTTACCAGCCAAATATATTTCAAGATCATACTCATCTTCGATACGATGGAATGCAGAAATAAATGGGTAATTGTTTTCAGGTGCTCCAGCTACAATTCTAAATGGTGAGAAGTCCTTTTTCTTGATACTATCTTCCAACCAATAAAGCAACCGCATTAGCTTGCAAATAAGCTCTTTATCTCTGCTTTTTCCGTCTAACACTACGCACAGACCATTTCTATCAGCTTCAGCAAGCTCTCTTAGACGATTGATATCTATTCCATAGCGTCTTGCAGTAGATTTTAAGTAGCCGCTCTCCACATCACTGCGGATTCTTTCTATCTCTTCTGGCTCCAAGCCTGTATCTTCATATGCGCTGCATTTGTTAGCACAGTCAATAAGTGGCAAATATTCGCTTTCGTAGTTTAAGCGCTCAGTGTGCAATTCATTGATTATTTCAATAGCATTATCACTTACTCGATCCATGTTGTTCTTTCTCCTTGATTTCAGCTAATACCAATTCCGCAGATAAAACCGCAACTTTCATTTCTGCATCGAAGAGCTTGTCTCTCGTTTCTTCAAGTTCAGATCGTAGTGTTAGTAGTTGTTTCTCTGCTTTTGCATATGCGCAATGGGCATCGCACTCTGGAGTATATTGCCGGCCAAATCTTTGAAAGCAGTAGTCTACGCATGGATTCATAGAATCAGACTCCTTTACTTATACCGCAGAATTTATCAATTTGCCTTAACTCTTCAAGCTCGTCCCTTTCCCTTTGCAGGTATTCAGCTATTTGCCTCATCGCCCAATCTAAACGGTTGGATGACATCCACCCATAGTTAATTCCACATTTTATTTCTTTCGTTTTGGTCTTGTTAGAAAACAGGCGCGTTTTTACTTCTTTAGTTTTGATCTCTGATACACTTGCATAGGGCAGGCCAAAATGTGTTTCAGTCCAAAACTCTATTTCAAATGTCCGCCCCTCTACCTGTACACGACCAGATTTATAGTCTTGTTTTATCATCGTGATATTTACATGGCCTCCTATAAGCATATCTGGTACAGCAAGCGATTCTTTTATTACTCCAATCTGGATGTTTTCTTCTTATGCAGAAGAATATTATCGACCACTTGCTTTTAATGTGGTTGTTCATTGTTCCCAATTAGATTTAACCCATTTTGTCCTTGTGTTAGATTTGACCTCTCAAAATAATCGATTGCAAGCTTATAGGCTTTTCTCTGGTTGTCAAAATCCTCTTGCGTCACATCACCCAGGTGAGCAATTTCTTTCTTGATAAGTTTGTTCTGACGGTGAAGCTGGATCGTATTTTGTGCAATGCGAATTACTTGTGTTGCAACAAGTACAGTTACCATGATTGTGAGATATGTGTCCATATGTCCTCCTGTAGTCTCTTCTTTAGATCTTCGTATTCTTTATCACTAAGAGTTCTATCGCTTGCAATAAAAGTGCTACCGCTCCTATTTGGGCAGGCCGTGCATTCGCATCGATTTGGATTACTTGTCTCGTTTACACGAAACGGGCATGAGTTATAACAGTCCATAGTTACCTCTCCATGTTATAAAATTCCAGTTGGATGCTTCCAAAACTCATTCAATACATCATACGCAGTTTCTTCGTCACACCTATGTACGCTATGAATTTTCATATAATCGCCATAAATACGTCTGAATCTTTCTTTTGCGTCACTTGTGCCATTTGCTATCACATAAGATTGAAGTGTAGAAACATATCTCGATTTACATGAAAAATCAATGCTGTATAGAGCATACCCGTTCTTTAAGATATAGCGGTTGAGGACTTTATCTCCTGTTGATGGGTTGCAGTGGTAAACTACATCATATCGCTCATACGGAACCAGCTTTTCTACCAATGGAACTCCCCACTGATCTGGCGGCATGACTCCGATGGAAACAAGGTATGCACAGCTCTTTTTCCAATTATCAATAATCTCTAAGCAAGCATCCACATCCTTGTTGAGCAATTCGATTGAGCGCTTGTAATCTATTTCTTCCATTCGCTGCACCCTCCGTTATATTTCCATACACAACGGTCACATAGGCCAAAACACCATTTCTTTCTAAACCTAACCAGAACTTTTGGCATTTCTTTCAGCCTCCAATTTTTCTTTTTGCTTTTTCTGCCAAGCTCTAAACTTGGTTAGGTATGGCTCTGGGACTTCATATCCTTCTAAACTTGCAGAGTACATGAGTTTTTCTGGATCTGCTAAAACCATATCAATGACAGCTATCATGCCTTTCCAGTTATTCATGCTGTACATTTTGAAGCCGTCTCCGACTTTTTCAATTCCATCCTTTAGATCCCGTAGGGCTTTGCGGTAAACTGGATAGTAATGAAGCGGCAGACCATTATCTATGGCCTTTTTCTGCTCTGGAAGATAGGTGTTGAAGTATTCTTTTAAGTAATCTCTGGCAGTACAGAGCGTGGTACATCGGTCATTGAGATAAGCGTCCGGCTCTTCATCAATCATCTTCTGTAAATCGTCAATGAGGTCTTGAGGTTTCCATGGCCGAGCATCTACATGGCCTTTAATCATCATATTCCTCGTCCTCCATAACAGCTTTATTCCATGTGTCAATCGCGCATTTAAGCGCTCTTTCTGGATGGGCTTTCCCCTCAACTACTTTAAGGTGCGCCCTCCCAAGAAACGGTTTGCACTTTAAGGTAGCCCAACACCCGTGTCCAGCAATTCCTTTGAGAGACACGGATGGGGTTCTACCGCAAACTGGGCAGGGGAGAATGGCAACATCAACTTGAGATTGCATCAACATACTCTTTCACCTTCTTCACATTCCAGAAGACACGCTTCCCAAATTGAATGCGGGCTTCTGCAAGTTCCCCAATTTGTACGGCGGATCTTCGGCCACACCCAAGCATGGCCTGAAGATCGCTCGTATTCACTGCTATCTTTTCGCTGGGTTGAACCCCAGAAAATTGTCTTGTTGCGTTCATGTAATTCCTCCTACTACTACACCTACCAGTCCAGGAGCGCCACAATTAACCTCTATCTTCAGAAATTCCATCAAAAATCTGAATGGGAATCGGGCTACACACCACAGGATAGATGATGGAATCTCGGATTTGTTCCCAGGAGTCTCCCCAGGTCAAATCTTCCTGTACGGCTACAAAGTCCGCCCATCTTCCACGCATGTTTTCATTCAGCCCTCTGATACATGTAACTTGAACTCCGTCAAAGAGATACAGCCGCTCATTTTTGCTTGAAGTAACTAAACTCTCCTGCGAAACAAACCGAAAGCGGTTGATGTATTGCTCCAACGCATCGTCTGTTTTATAAAAGACTAAGATTTTGAATGCTATATGAATCACCTCAAATCAATTAACTAACTCCTTATAAATCGTCTTCCCAGTTCTTATTTACATACACACAGGCGCTTTGCCCATCATCTTGAACTACAAGCGCACATAGGCGACCACCAAATACACAGCCGGCATCGATACAGATGTCGCCAGTTGGAACCGTATAGGCTCTTCCTCCGCCTCTTGGCGTATGACCAAATACAACCTGTTTCTCTCGCTCTTCCGTATCCGTCCGAATCCAGTCGCGTCCCCACAGAAGATCTTCCTGGCTGTTATCTTGCAGCAGGGGGTAGGATAAGCCGGCATGACAGAAGATAATCTCTGGAGTGTCGTAGACAAGTGGCAATGTCTCAAACCATGAAATCGCGTTAGCAAGATCCTGCCCGTTTTTCTCAAAGCTGTATTCAGTTGAGCGCCCGCCATTTCTATACCAAAGCGGATAATTACCATGTCTGTATGCGTCAATCGCCATCTGTTCATGGTTCCCTCTGAGGCACACAACCTTATCCTTGCCGACTTGATGCTGAAGCTTAATCAGCATATCCACAACTTCATAGCTGAAATACCCACGATCAATGTAGTCTCCGATGAAGACAAGCGTATCTGTCTGGCTGGAATACGACACTCTGTTGAGTAAATCTTTTAGCGTATGTACGCACCCATGGATATCACCAATTGCCACCAGTCTATCCATCACTTCACCTCTTTGAAAACTTTCTCTGGATTCTTTTGTGGGACAACATTGACATTAACTCCAATCTTTTTGAGCAGCTCGATATAGTATCCAGCATGAATATTCCCCTCTAAAACTGACACTTCTTTTGCGGATGGAGCAATGACAGTTGTAATATCATCAATCTTTGTTCTTTTGATGAAAAGACCTTCAATGATATCAAACGGATGCCCCATAACGGAACAAAACCCGTTCTCTGTAACAATGGTACATCCGTCGATATGAGGCATAATAATCATTCTTCCACCGCCTCAGAATCGAACACAATAGCATCTGTGTAAAAGAACTCTGTATGGCTTCCGACATCAAAAGCAGTCATTCTTTTCCCATTCACTTTTGTATTCCACATTCGTACATAATAAATATGAAAATGGTGATCGTCGCAAAACTTCTTGATATGTTGGAGCGCTTCAGCGCGGGCTTCTTCCGTCGATAAGCTATCGCTAATCTGAGCAATCTCCCGCATATTCCCATTGCTTCCTTTGAAATATAGCGTCATGCTGCAATTTCTCCTTCCTCTGAGATTGGCAGTTTGTAAATCGTAACATCCATGTCGTTGAAATATGTACAAATCATTTTGTATACTACGCTCCAACTGCCATTTGCGAGACCGCACCCAAAGTTGTAAGGGAAAGCTAATGATTTATCGTGGAACGCGGTTCTCAGCTGGTCGAACGCTTTTGTGAGAGCCACATAATCTGTATAGACCTTCCCGGCGGTTCGCCCATAGTTGAGTTGGCCGAAGACATTGGCAACTGCTTTCCCAGGCTCCACATCGATCAGCTGCACTTTTCCAAGCAAATCATATGGGGAGGTAGAACGCCGGCAGAATTTGTGGTATTCTGTCTTAACCTCAGGCCAGCGTGTGTAGATTGCCTTTGCAACGCCAGATCCCATTACACTCCTACAATTTACCTGCTGAACAATAATATCTTCTGTAGCGTCCAGCAAATCACCAACTACTGTCTTAATCATCATGGTCTCTCTTTCTGCACACTTCTGGGACAAGGACAACGATTGATGTATCTGGCCTAAAACAATATTCCTCATATTTCTTGTTCCAGGCATTAGCGAACTCTACAAATTCCTTTACACCAGCGTTATCAAAATACACACCGTCGCAATCAAACTCATCTATAAGCTCTGCAATATGTCTTTCTGCATCGAGGCGAAGATAGTCACGATAAGTCCCGAATACATAATCTGGGACATCAAAGCCGCCAGACTCGCTTGCATCCAGAAGATCACCAAGATCTGCATAGAACTCATCGTTCCAGTAAAGCATGTTTCCTGATGACTTTTCCAGGTATTCTTCCCAAGTCATCTTCTGTGCCTTTTCAAAAAGCTCTTTATCCCTACATGAGTCACACTTGGTAATATACCGAGGGGTTTCAACACCACAGACGCTGCAATGGTATTGTTTACAACAAATATTTGCTGCGTACTCACTGGTATATCCCTTGCCGCACTTATCACAAAACCATATGTCCATAGTTTTCTTGGTCGCCATATAAATCACCACCTATCGAAAGATAACAACCATACTCGGAAATGGTGCGGAATTTTTTCCATCTCCAAACTTTAATCTGCCACGGATAAAGCGAATTTCCACATTTGGCTTTCTATAAATATAATCGTGAAAATAACTGGTATCTGTACGAGCCGGAATCAACATTACAACCGTTGTATTTGGTTTCTTTACTTCTTCAGAGCTTTTCTTCACCCAGTCTTTGATCGCTCTACCGTATGGCGGATTGCAAAATACGGTCTGCCCCCCCCCAGCACTGTTTAAGTCCATTTTCCTGCTCCGTAAAATACTTGTCGCATTTATGGTTGGACTCGTCTGCACAAGGGTCGAGGGTGAAGTGGAACTCTGAATTCAGTTTGTCGTAGAAGTCCTGCGGCGTTGCCCAGTCCATCTTCTTAGAAGAAAACATGACCTCTGTATTCATTGCCACCTCATAAATTGATTAACTATTTGCTTTGATGATTTCATCCAATGTCCTTGGCGTATATCCCATATAGGGGAGCATACAGCCTACATTGATGATGTTCCCGCAGCTATGCGAATTAAGCGATCTGCTGTTCTTCAGCTCCGCTCTCCACTTATTAAGGAAATCATTTTCCCGTGTTGTATGGACATGGCCGCAAAGCATATAACAATCTGGATTATAAGAAGACTTATAGAGTAGCATAGGGTAGTGGCACATAATAACATGCCGGCCACCATCGGTAATCTCCTTATAGTCCTTAATGTCTTGGAACATCTTTTTTAATGTGGAAGACATCTCTTTCAAATCGTGGTTCCCACGGATCAGTACCTTGTTTCCGTTTAACAATGGAACAATTCGTCTCCAATCCGGCTCTTTACCCCAGCAGAAGTCCCCCAAAATGTAGGTGATATCTCCAGCGGAAACCGTGCTATTCCAATTTTCAATAAGAGCTGTTTCCATCTCTTCTGTATTCCTAAACGGCCTGTTGTCAAATTTCAGAATATTTGCATGGCCGAAATGTAAATCACTTATGTATCGGTTCATTCTTGTCTCCTAATGTGGTAGCGCTTTATGCGGATATCAAGTCCTTTTTCTTTTGCTATTTCAATCATGTGTTTTGTCCCTTTGGATTCGCCGTCCCAGAAAGCAACCAGAGCGTCTGCGTATTCTGCCATTTTTACATTCCGTTTGAATCCTGCGGACTTCCCATCGAGATCCCAATCGGCGGGGAAGTAGATGACCTGATATCCATGCTCTTTTGCGTATCGTTCTCCAAGCCTATCTGCGCCACGAGCCATGCCACACACGATCTGGATATCATCATTTATATTCTTTAGGAGGTAATCCAGGCTGTCGGAAAGCCCTTTATAGTTATTAAAGTCTCTGCCGCCGGCCACGATTACTTTGAACATTTTGTTGCACTCCTATCGATTAAAAATGAAAATCATTATCCTTGGCAAGAAACACTTGATTCATGGGGCAGTCCTTACACAATTCCTCTGCGTATGTACCACCTTCGCACATCATTCCATACCCACGATTGCAGCTTAAATCTTGCATATCACCACGCCAGCGCTCAGTGATTATCCCGCCACAAGCGCCATCGTAACAGTATTCGTTCATGCGACTTCCTCCAATCTTTTTAAGGACACATCAGCCCACGGCATACCGTAATATTTACTCTTTTTATTATCACATATACCGTTGTCCATCCCAATATAATGCCTGTTTTCTAACTTTGCGGCAATTAGTGTAGAACCAGATCCACAGCAATTATCCAGAACTACCCCCCCCACATTCGTATAGGTGCGAATGGCATATCGCAATAGATCTATCGGCTTTTCCGTTGAACTAATTGCTACTGAAGGATGAGGCTTTGGAAATCTCCAAATAGATGTAGGATATTTCATATCGCTCTTGTTCTCCACAACTTTATAAGAGCCGTATATTCTGTTGGAACTGATATCCTCAATTGCTTCTCCAACAGCCTTACCCTTACTATGATTAGGAGAGCCTTTGTGCATTTGTGGATGGTAGATAGGCTGTGATTTATAGAACACCATAATGTCCTCGTGCTCTCTCAGCGGCATTCTTTTCGCATTTAGAAACCCGCTTTTCATAACCTTATCCCAAATAATGTTGTATCTATGTAGTTTTGGATTTGACAACATCATTTTTGCTGTAAACTTGTCTTGCCCGAACAAAAGGATTGCGCCACTTGGCTTTATAATCCGTTCATATTGCTTCCATAATTGAACGGGGTCAATAATCGAATCCCACTTGTTTTTAGTGATACCATATGGTAAATCACACAGAATCATATCTATTGACTCATCATCGATACAATTCATGCCGACAAGACAATCAATATTATAAACCTTATCTAACTCCAAATTTTAGCTCCTTCGGTTCATTTCTCTGGTCAGAAAATCAGCTGATTGCCAAAGACTATCTTCTTTATATCGCCATGTTTTCTGGCAGCCATAATCAAGCTCTTCAGCACAACGAGAGCATAGACAATAGTGCCTTGTCCACGGTTTTTCAGTAAGTCTTGCCCCGCAGCACTCGCATATATCCCCGGTATCAAGCGCATGGTTAAATCTTTGCATTTGACGCTCAGACGCATTTCCGCATAGGATAAGAGAATTCTTGTAGTTTGACAAATCATAGTCAGACTGAACCATCTCCATATGCTCATAATCCCAAAGAAAATGCTTTCCAAATTCCCTCATTACTTTGGTTAGGGATATTTCTCTTCGCTGAGCGCTGAATGTGCGGGACGCAGTTAAATCGACGTTGGTTTTCATTTGCGCTTACCGCTAAAGATACTTCTGATTTTGTTAAAGAAACTCTTCTTCTCAACAGATGTGATTCTAAATTCTCCGCGCTGATTCTCTACAATTCCGTTGAGCTGCGCTTTCAGCTCCGCAATGTCCTCAGGGGTTTTAATGGTGTGTGTGATATTCCTTCCACTATGAGTTTTGAAATCACCAACCAGCTTATCAAGAGTAAGATCGCAATATTCATCCTCCCAATCCCCAAGGAAATAGAAGCGGTCAACAACAGTTCTGCTTGCCTCATTTTGGAATGTGCCAAACAGGATCGGGTCTGTGCTTCGGCGTTCTTTTTCTACCTGCCGTTCTACGCGGCCAGTGTAGTCAGTGAAGAGGACATAGAGCTTATCAAACTTATCCTTAACCGCCTCTACGACGGAAACGATCTCGTCTGGGATCTCGCGCTCATAGTTTTCAAGCTCAATGATTTTCACAACATCTTTTGCCACATTGTCGATATACTCTTCAATATCGTCACGATAAATGAAAGTGTCTACACCGAGCGCAATCAATTCCCGCTCCTTTTCAATGCACTCAAGATGGAAAATCAGTTTCCGCATTCCTTTTGTTTGCCCTGTAATTCGGTACTTGTTCAAAAGTTCCAGACAATTATCGTAAATTGCCGTCAGGTCTTCATCGGTAACACTATGCTTTCTGTCCTTGATAAATTGGAAATACTCATCAGGGGAGTAGGTTTTGCTTGCGTCCATATGTAGACACCTCCATAATTCTTATTTAGTTTTTAGCGCCAAACTCAACAATGTCTGGAATACTGGTCGATCCAAATCCACCGTTGCGCACTCCATCTGCCTCATCGTCATACGAAATCCCATAGGGGAGAAGAATGCCCTGCACAAAGCTGCTGCCAGTTTTGACGAATAGCTTTTTATTCTGCCGGCTGTCGTTGATTACTTTGGCAAAAATGTGTCCCTCGTTATCAGAATGGAAATAGTCGGAATCAATTACGCCAACTGTGTTGTTGAGCTGGAGGCGGTACTTAAATCCAAGGCCGCTCTTTGGCATACAGGCCAGCCACCAGCCGTGGTCAATTTCAACACGAATACCAGTCGGTACTTTCATCTCAACGCCTGGAGTTAGGCTCATATCAAACGGGGCAAAGAAGTCATATCCAGCAGATCCTTTTGTAGCCCGTGTAGGAATCTTGATCTGGTCATAAATCTCTCTTACAGACTCTTTAGATGGCTTATCGCAATCCTCGAAAAATGTGTCACAATAATCATTGTAGAACTGGTCAAATGATACCTTGCTAAATTTCGCTACCCGATTCATGTATTATCATCTGCCTCCTTGATTTTGATATATAAACCGCAATGGCATGTTCCTTCCTCCATTGCGAGAAACTCTTTACACATACATTTTGTGTCTGAACTCTTTACAATCTTACAAGGGCAATACCCATCGTTTGCTTTCAATTTTTCCCTTACTTCATTTGCATACTCTTTGTCTGGATTCACTGTGATTCTCATATGGCACCTACCTACGATATCTGTTCTGCGTACTGATTATCTGATGAAAGCTCAATCCCCAATACATCGTCATGCCGATGCTGCTTGCCTGGAATGAAACGGCCAAATTTCACGATGATGAATTTATGCTTCCGAAGACGCTCAAGCTCTGCCTGTATTTCATCTGGATAATATCCCGTATAAATTATAAATGGGGATCTGTCTCCTGATGTTCGGAATAATCTGATAAGTGACTCAACCTCATCAATTTGAAGCATAGGCTCCATCCCACCGATCACAACTGCTTTTGTAATTGGGTTTGTTGAGAAGTGCTGGTAGATTACTGTGTCTGGGATATCTTTTGTATCTGCCTGGGCAAGAGGTGCGTTTTGGCATACCTCAATACCCAGGTTAGATTCTGTACAGCATTTGAAATCACAAAAGCAGGTGTTGATGAACATAGACGGGAGTTTGAAGTTTGTAAAGTCCTCTTCAATGATTCCCTTTACCCGCATTACATGACCTCACTTTTTGTAAGAACGTCATACCATTTTCTCTTATTGAACTCCTGCTTACGAATATTTTGGTAGCTGCTAACGGGTGTATAGAATCCCACTACACGAGCATATGTATCAGCGATGGGCTTTCCACAATGCGGGCATGTCTTTGTTCCCATAAAAGCGTGTTTGTCTTCACACACAGAGATCTTTGTCGTGAATGCAAAGTAAATCACGCCCTGGCTTGCTACATAGTTGAGCATATCCCACGCAGCCTCTTCATTTGGGAAGCGGCTTTCAATATCAATATGCGCAATGCAGCCACCACCGCACTTGGCATCAAACAGAGAACCAAGACGGCACTTCTCCTGAATCGTGCATTTCTCCATGAGAGGAATCCACTGGTTAGAGTAGATAAAATACTTGTTCTGCTCAAATAGAAGATTATCTGCTGTACAAATGACACCAGCACAATTCTCCGCAGGAATCATTTCCAGGTTGAATGTGAAATCGCACTCAAAATTGTCTTTGACATCATTGATGGTATCGAGAATTTCAGTTGCAAACTCCACTGCCTCATCTGAGTAGGACTTATTTCCCATTTCATCTTCGTTAATCAGGCCGAAGAGATCCATGACCTCATACATACCGATACCGCCAATGGTGCAGAATTGCTTATCCAGCTCAACGGCACCGTCCTGATAGTTAGGGAGAAGCCCCTTCTCGATGTTTCTCTGGATTACATGCCGCATGGAATACAGAGCCTTACAATCAAGCAGAACACGATCTCGAAGAATGCTAATGTACTTCTTCTTATTCATCTTGCTCTCATACGCAATGCGGACAAGGTTAATGGTGCTGACGCGACACGAACCAACACTGAGGGCTGTACCGCCGATGGAGTTGATAAACGCATCAAGCTTCTTAGTATCGCTGAGCAACCGGCAGCAGTTTGACAAGATGCCGATATTATCGCTGACAAAGAAGTTGGAATCGCTCCACTTGATGTTGTGGTTGCTGCACCAACGAGCGAACTCTTCATCCTGGAACTTCCCGTCCTTATAGTAAAGTGAATAAGTGAGCACAGGATAGGTGAACATGTTTTCCTCTCGAATTTCGCTTACAACCTCCATAAAGACCTTTTGGAACTCAATGAAATCCTCAATATGGTCAATGGCAAGCTGCCCATCGGGGAACTCCACACCACCAAACAGGGACTCCAAATAGGGGCGGTCAAAGATAGAGACATTCGTGAAAGCGCTCTGATCGATTCTGAGGAATGGCTGATTCAGGCGATAGACGAACTTTTGGAACTGCTGTCTGGCGTAATATGACGGATTCTTCATATAGTATCCACCGTCAACATCCTTCTTCCAGAAGTACCACGCCCAGATCAATACATTTGGCAGGCCAACTGCGCCAGACTGACGGTTGGAAAGGAAGGACACGAACTCGATTACGTCATCAAAATATGTGGTGAGGTGCTTTGGAGCCTGGTGATTATAATGATCCAGGAAGAAGAGACCTTCTGTTGCCAACCGCGTCAAATCATTTGCCCAGCAGTATGGAAAATAGCTGGCAGTCGTACTATCGTTGAGATAGAAGCCTTTGCTGAACTCCTGCTCCAACCACTGCTTTGCGGTGCGCAAACCCCACTGCTTTTTGATGGTCATAAAGATCTTGTTCAGTGCGAAAAGCTTATCCTCACTCTTAGCTTTTTCTGTCATAAAGCTTCGGATATCTTTATGGTTTGCATTTGCATTGGGATCAATAGAGGCATCCGCCAATGTATCCTTGTCTACGAAATTGTCAATAAACTCGGAGAAGTCCAGCTGGCTCGGATGAACACCATTGATATACTCAAAATCCTCACCATATTTCTTTTTCAGGTCTTCTAAGCAGCGCTCAAAGTCTTTAGATAGCTTTAGCGTAATATCCATATTCCATCACTCCCCCTGTTCATTGATCCACTTTACCGCCTCTTGAAAATCCATCATTTTCCCGTCAACATCAAGCACAGGAACCGATGTAATGCCAAGGGCAAGCATTTTATCTACATCTGTACACATCTCATATGAGATACTTTTCTCGTTGAGCTTACGCTCTAAGACCCCGCATTTAGGGCACCCAGTTGAATACACTACAATCATGCGCTTTCTACATCTACTCCTTTCAGAACTTGGTCAATCTCATCTTCATCGGAAAGCATATCCGCAAATTCAGAGACAACTTCATAAATTTCATCCCAGGTTTCTACTCTTACCATCCCAGCTGCCTCATCGTTATAGCTCCTATTGTGTGGACGATCAAAGAGAACAGCCAGACCACAACTTGTAACTTCAAGATTGTGTGTGCCGTCATCAATCATAATGTCACCGAAAATAAGGCTCTTATCACTTGCGACAATGACATCCTCCCACTTTAGGTAAGGATACATTTCAAGCAACCGCTTGATTTTTGCAGGAACCGTAGCATAATGAGATGCTGTGACAATGCGGATAGTGTGTCCATCATCAATCAATTTCTTTAGGATATCCTGGGCGTTCTGCATTGGAGCAATCTTTCCCCAAAATTCAGCGGTGTTGAGAGGGGAGAAAAGGTCTTCATTTGTAAGAGATGGGAAGAACTTGGCAATTCTCCAATCAGTGATATCCTCTTCACAAAGAGAAGACCCGCATTTCTTATTCAGCTCATCAACCCAACACTCAACGAGGTTTTCAAGAACATCGTCCATATCAACTAATATGGTCAGTTTCTTCATGCACACACTCCATATCTGTCTACGACGAGATTACAAACTTTATTGTAAAGATCCTCCAATGTGCCGTCGTTCACGATTAGAAAATCTGGGACTACATGATCGAGCGCAGTTTCAGACGGGTGATTCTGCTGTTCTGTAGTAAGGGGGCTTTCAAAGTTCTCCCGGCGTACCCTTAAATGAATCACATTAAACCCGGCTTGTTTCAAACCGTCGATCTCATTTGGAAATCTGCTGTCAGGAATAAGAACAAAATCCCATTCGTTTGGGAACATTGAGAGCAAATCTTTGATAAAATCAACCCAGAAATTCGGGCGCTGCTCACGAACAATGTCTGTCCCAACTTTCTGGAGTAGACTTCTACCATAAGCATCTTTCTCCCCATTCCATCCAAAGAAAGTTCGACATACATACTTTACAAGATCGCCGTAATGGGCAATTAGTACGGTATGTCCCATACTCTCCAACACTGTTTTCATCATCCCAGCAGTCGTATCCTTTCCATGCTGCGCTTTACCAGAAATACAAACTACCTTCATTTACTCGACCTCGCACTCGATATCGTCAAAAATCACCGGGATTCTCGCCTTAAACTCATTCAGCAACATCGCCGCAATTTCTCTCATCTGAGGATGCGCCGCAATAGGAGTACGGAGCTTGAAGAAATGCCGCCATTCACGCATGTTCATTGTGATACAAATCTCTGTCTTTGTGGAATTATTCAATACGGAGCGGGCAATCTGAGGAGATGCGCCAAGTTCAATCATACGATTGTAATGGCGCTCAGCATCACTACAGGCCATAAGCCATTCGTTGTAAATAGAAGCAACGGTTTCCGCATCCAGATTCTTCATTTTTGGATCAAGCTCAATACCGCCTTTGAGATCGATATATGTAATCTCTTTTCCAAACTTATCCTTGGAATAATTACAGTATCTTGTGCTCTCCTGGGCGTAGCTTGCAATACGGTGGCGCACCTCTTCATGGGAAACGCCACGATCATTGATAAGACGCACCGTGATATTGTAGTGCTCAATTACAGCCTCATGCCCGCGTTTAATAATCCCAGATACAAAAGATTTGCATGAATCATCTGTAATCTTATCCTCACTCTTATAGCATGTGCGGCCAACAGTTTCGATTGTTTTCAGAATCTGATCTGAATCAATCGGCGTAATAATTTGAAAGCTTGGCTTAATTACCTTCATTACAGAACCTCCATAAATAGATTAACTAATTGCTTAAATAGCAGAAATATGTTGTAGTCCCAAGCACCTCATCGTAGTATTCATAGTATGTACCATCTCCCTGCGGAAAGTTTGCCTGGAACACTACATTTTCAGGTAGAACGCTGCCATGCTCTAATAGCTGTCTTGCGTTTTCAATGGTTCTTTCGTCTGGCGTATTGTTGATTGCGCCATTCCATGTGGGAGAATATTGGCCTTTTGCATAGATCACATCATATAGAGTATCGGGAAACAGCTCGTGGTTCATTCTGTTTATCACAACGCTTCCAACATAGAGCTGCATTTCGTCAGATACCCAGCTGGCTCCCATTTCAGCAGTGATAAGACGAGCCAATAAGTCTAAATCCTCTTCTGTGTACGGAATAGCGGGAGTGTTCACATCTACACTCTCTTTCTCCACCTGCGGTCTTGCCTTGGCTTTCTCAATATTCGACTCTTTTGCCTCTGCATCAGTCGCCGGAGCAGGGGATTCATATGAAATACAAGACAGCTGCTTTGCCTCGACCACATTTGTATCTGGCAGAACAAACGAGGTCAAAACAAAAATTGCCGAGGCCATGATCAGGCATGTTACCGTTTTGAAGATAAAATTATGTTTCTGTGTCATTTCCGTTATATCCTTTCTTACTTTATGCGATCAATTCGTAATCAAGCAAATACCAATAACCACTCCTGTTCTTCTCCAATTCCTTTGCAAACACGATATCAAACCGCTTGATTGGGGTTTTTGTATAAGTATGTGAACGGATCGTGAGACGCGCCATCTTCCCACTACCGATAGATCTTGTCTGCACAGCGTATCCCCAAATTGTATTATCCTTTTTACTGGACAACGGGAACACATCTGTAATCAAAAGTTTGCGGCGGTCTTCTTTCTTATTAGTTGTTAGATCGATATATCCCATGAGTTCGATTTGATTTTGGATCTTGCATTTCAAATCTAAATCTGGAAGATTCAAATCCTTAATAATGCTTTCACACTCATTTAGAAGACCCTGCATATCTGTAATGCTATAAGCCTTTGCTTCTGTCCCGCTCTTTGTTTTATCGGTTGCATATTTCGATACAACATCAAGCATTTGACCGCTCAGTTTATCTTTCTGAACTTTCTTTGCTGTTCCGTTCTTGAAAAAGGCAAAAACAGATGTGATTTTTGAAAGCTCTACGACATTCCCAAAATCAGAAAAAAATCAATCTTGATAAGAATGTTCCCTTTGTCTGGTGTCAAGCGATGTCTCTGTATTCATTAAACTAAGCAAGGACATGAATGTGTCAGGGGAGGTTCTTTTTGAGAGGTCATAAAGCTCGTTTGCTACGGCGCTGTTCATGTACTTAATAGAATTGATTCCCTTTGCTATCACATGACGGTCTTTATCAAACACATATTTATCCTTAGAGATGCCATAGCGAGGCGGTACAATTTGAATCCCGTACAGCTCTGCCAGGGCGCTTCCGTTCTTGATATCGTCCTCGTTGTTTGCGTTGTTCAAATACGCCGTAATAAATTCCGCCGGATAATAATAGCGAAGGTAGGCACACAGATAACCGATCATGCAATACCCAATTGAGTGGTTGTACCCGAATTGGTAGGAAGCGCTATCTTCAATAATTTGAAGAAATTCTTTTGCCTCTTCTTCTGCCACTTCTCTTGGTTGGGACGATTTAGAGCAGTACCCCTCTAAGATATCTGGCAAAGCTGCTTCAAGTCTATCTTTTTGCTTGCGGCCAATGGCGCGGCGTACATTGTCTGCCTCACTACCGGATAGACCGCAGATCTCTTGTAAGAACTTAATGGTATCCTCTTGGTAGATAAGATAGCCAAGATTGTCTTTCAAAAGATCGTCAATGATAGGGGAAGGGTTGTGGTGTGGTTTTCGCTGAAGAAGCTCATCTCGATACGACGCACCAGACGGCCTGATACATGCAGTGACCAAGGACATATCATAGATGCTGTGTGTCTTGAATTTCCGCAGGCTGTCAAAGGCAAAAGCTGATTCAAACTGGAAGATCCCGATAGGGGAGCGCAGCATGTCTTTCCAAACCGCATCGTCATCCCAGTTGATCTCGTGAGACTTTGGATATGGTTTTCCAATCAGAGCATATGTATCCTTTATGATTTCAATATTCTTTAAGCCAAGGATATCGTATTTCACAAGGCCAGCCTCATGCACACACTCCATATCGATCTGCAAGATTTCTTTTCCCTCAGAGAGAAATGTACCGTAGTGATCCCGCAGTGTGATTGGGCTTGCCACAATGCCGGCTGGGTGCATGGATTGAGAAATCGCAACATCAAGAAGTCCGTCGTAGTAGTAAAACACTTCTGGATATTTTGTTCTTGCTTTTTCCTCATCCAGCTCAAACAAGTCTTTAATCTCGTTATTTACTTTGCCAACCCATGGATTCTTCTGAAAAATCCTCTCATTTTCCTCTTTGAGTTTTGTGTACTCTTTGGAGAATTGTTTTACCAGCTCTGCCCGTGGGGTTTGCTCCAATCTTTTCGGCAAAATGAGCTTACCGTTTTCATCAAGAAGATACAGGGTAAATACGTCTCCCACATCGCCAAAGGAAATCGGTACGCTATCATCTTTTAGGCATTCCATTACCTTTCGGAATTCTTTTTCATCTCTTTGGTGTTCCTTATTCCATTTTACACCAAGCGCACGGCAAATCTCATCAATACATCCTTTGGACTTGATTGTGCCAATGGCGAGAATAAAAGCGGTTTTTTCCTGACCAAACCTATTGATGATGTACTCATACACCCTATCTCTGTCAGACGGAGATACGTCAATATCGATATCTCCGATCTCTTTACGGTCTTCATTACAAAACCGAGAGAAAACCGTGTGCCAGGTTTCAGGATTGAGGTCTGTCGTGTTTGTCACATAGGCCACGCGAGAGCCGCCGCAAGAGCCACGGTTAAACCCAATCGGAATACCATTTGATTTGCACCATGTTACAAGCTCCGACATGAACAGCATAAATCCAGACATATCGATTTTATCAAAGACGCGGCACTCTTCTTTGATTGCCTCTTTGAATTTGGGTATCTGTTCCTGGGTGATTGCCCCCTCTTCAATTTTTGACTGGAGGTTTTTGCGAATGGTATCTTCAAATACGGCCTTATCTTCTGCGGCATTCCCGTATAGCTTCGGGTACTTGAAGCTGATATCCAGTTCAAATGGCTCAACAGAGTCGGCCATACGGTTTGTGTTTTCTATCGCTTCAAGAAATACTTGCTCTGGTAATGCGCCCTGAATTCGGAACATCTCAACCAGTTCATCGTAAGTCTTGTAGGTTAAATCAAAACTATCCTCGTCCGCAAACTCGATGTGCTTTGCGAGCTGCATGATACTTCTGCACTCTGCCTTATACGCATCGATGCTATGGGTGTCTGTTCCGGCAATCAAAGGAATACCGTATTTTTTCGACATCTCTGCGAGGTGGCAATTGTATGAAATCTGCTCCCCAAAATTATGAGCCTGCACTTCCAAATAGTCGTAATGCTTCAGTAGCTTTTCATACATAGGATGACGAACACTCATTTTATTGAGCGGTGAGGCGAGGCAGGCGCTAATTTTAATTACATTGTCTGAGATGCCAAGGAACTCTTCAAAAGTAATTCTTGGCTTGTAATAAAAATGGTCGTCACGGTTTGACAGGCTCACCAAATTATTGATTTCAAGAATGCCGTCGTAATTCTTCGCAATCAAAATTGTGTGGTAATTATCTCTCACCTTTTTCTTGCCGGATTCCATCATCTCAGCAAGCGCTTTTTTCGCATCCTGTTCGTTCCTGCCTGACTGCGCTTCTCTCCATAGCTCGTTTGCGTCTGGGTACTCATAAAGCTGCTCAGTCAAATAGCACTCAACGCCATGGAGGTACTTGATCCCAGCTTTGTCACAGGCCATCTTTTTTGCAACCCACTGATAGATATTGCCATGCTCTGTAAACGCAATTGCGGTTTGGCCGAGCTGGACGGCACGATCAATGTAGTCTTGAAATTTTGTCGCGCTGTCCAGCAAAGACAATTCAGAATGGACATGATAAGCGGTGTAATTTTTACTCAGAAGACTCGCCTCCCTACTAATGTCCGTCTACTGTACCAAATACCTCATCCTCTTCATCATTCAATTGTTCTGGAGGGTAGGGGAGACCGCCAACATAAGGGTGTTTATCCCATGAGTAGCGGCGATCCAGGTCTTCTTCCGATGTAAAGAAGCGTCTGGACGGCTGATCGTAATAGACACCAACGCTGCGCCCCTCATAACCAAGCATTCTGTCTTTCAGAATGTCGATCAGAACATCTTCTTTGATTGGCTTTACACGCCAACCGGAACCATTTAGCTTTGGCTCTCCCTGTTTATCCTTATCAGAGACGCGGTACAGGCTGATGATGCGGTGAGCCAGGTCGATAATGGCGGAGATGCCCTGCACATCCATCTTGTTCAGCCGGCGCATGGTATCAATTTTGTGGGGATGAACGACCAGAAGAACGATTACATTGAACTTAACTGCAAACGCAATCAGATTCATAATCAATTCAGACTGCTTATTGTACTTGTTATCATCACTACACTCCAAATTGATAGCGGTTAAGTTGTCGAGGATCAGAAGCTTTGTCCCGTACTTTCTGACGGAATCCTCCATGGTTTTCAGCAGGTCTGTCATACGGTTGGATCGTCCATCCTCATAGATATACAGACGACCGCGATAGAACTCATCTATTTCACGCTTTGCCTCTGGAGAAACCTTATAGTAAGTAGCATCCTGCCAATGCCGCTCTTCGATGTGGCGCTGGCCTGCAAGCACAGAGTTGAGCCAGTTTTTTGTTTGGAAGTTTGGCAGCTCGCCAGAAAAAAGGAATACATTTTTATCCTGCTCCAACGACTGGCAGATAATTTGATTGATAAAAGAGCTTTTGCCAGCTCCGTTGATGCCGGTGATGATGTTGAGCGTCCCCTGGAATAGCTTCATCAGATATCGGTCAAGAGGACGGATACCGGTTGTAATACCGTCGATCTGGTCTAAGTCCACATCCTGGATGTCGGAGAAGTCAATCACACCAGGAACAGGACTATCCTTGGCGTTCAAGATGATCTCAAGAACCTTTTCCTTGCCAAGATAATAGAGGGCTTCGTTCAGATCGTTGACACTGTACTTTTTGCCGTTCTCCGCCTCATAAATCGGTGGCACTTCGGCAACCTTGGTGCGCCAACTGCCGAGACGGTATACGACCTCTTTCTGCATTTTTTGCCCGGCTTCATCGTTGTCCGCACACACGATAATGCTGTCAAACTGTTCAAGCCAGTCCCAACATTCTTCGATCCAGTGGAAGTTCCCGCTGCCAAGTGGAACAGAAACTGCATTGGTGAAGCCGGACTCAATTGCAGATAGACAGTCAGGCTCGCCCTCGCAGATTAAAAGCGGAGCGGTTACATTGATGCGGTTCATGTTAAAAAGCAAATTACTGGTATCTGCGTTTTTCTGGCACCAGCACTTGTTTTCCCCTTTATGTACCTTTCTGGATGGGCGATACTTCACCATGGTTAAAACATCATTGGTGTCGTAGTAGTTCCAGACGATGTTGCCCTCTTCGTCCTGGCGGACATCCGCATAGTCGAGGGTTTGAGGGCTGATACAGCGCCGCTTGAAGTATTCATACACCTTGCTTTTATCGCCAAGCTGCACTTCTTTTGGATATCTATACTGGTGTTTTGTTTTTACTCCAAGCTCACCAAAGCTGTACTTGATCCCAGCGAGATCGAACAGTTTTTGACAAGCCTGAAGGTAGGTCATCCCCTTGTAAATAAATACATCAAGGATGTCATAGTTTCTGGCGCAAGCGCCGAAACAATGGAAAGAAAATGTTTTCCGATTATATATAAAAGATGCGTGGTCTTCCTGATGGAAGGGGCAACAACACCTCAAATTCTGTTCATCAAAATCCTGAATCCCCAACTCCTGGACAATAATTTTAGCGTTATCGTCTCCGAGCCTTTCTTTCGCTTCAAGGATCGTATCTCGATCAATTTGCAGATCCCGTCACCCCTCTCTTCAGGACATCTGTTTGTATTCACAGTCTGCACATACATCGCAGAGATAATGGCACCGCCAATAGTCTGGGTTGGCATTCCAGTTATCATTTACTGTGATTTTTTCAATTTCTTCTTTCGACCACAACTCAATCTCTCGCATTGTATCTATACGGAACGGTTCTTGAATCATTGTCTGAGATCGGAAACAGTTAAATTCAAGCGCATCTGGATATTTGCCGTACAATTCTTTGATAGATGCAGAGTAAACATATAACTGCCGTAGGTAGCTATCCAGTTCCAAATCCGATTTTGTAGGAGAAGAACGGTGTGAGCGAGGCTTGAGTAATCTTGATTTATGATCGGTGATGATAAGTTTCCCATTGTCTTCACTGACCAAATCTATAAACCCAGTCCATGGCTTTCCAGCGAAGGAGAAGTTCACATTTTGCTCTACGCCCAGAACCGTCCTTTTGGGGAAAGATAGATTATCAAGGTAACGAAATCCCTGCTCAAAATAGTTGTGGTAGATTTTTTGGTTTGGAGCTTTTGATCTTACATTGGAAGAAAAGTGGGCTACATAGAAGGTTGAAAGCTCATTCTTCTTCAATATACCATCTAAGTACATTTGCATAATCAGGTGTATGTAACTACCAAACTCTGCAAAAAACCCACTCTTCTTTTTCAGCGGCCTACCGTACTCGTCCCGATACAGGTAGCTAAGAAACCATCTGTATGGGCATTCCTCGAATGAAGTAAGGCGAGAATAGCTCCATACCATATCTGATATCGTTAAATCATATCGAATAGAGCATCACCGCCGACTTATTCACTTAGAACGGCAGATTCTCGTCGTCATCGTCCGACTCTTCATCTGCCAGTGGAGAGGCCGGCTTGCTCTTCTGCTGCTTTTTCTTGGCAGGCTTTCCAGCGGACTTGCCGCTGTCCTTGGAGCCATCGGCCATCTCGAAGTCGAACATGGCAAAATTGGTATACTCGCGGCCAGCCTCCTTGTCATAGCGGTTTGACACATCACAGGAACCGATCTTGATGCGGCAGCGGCCACCACCCTCCAGCGCATCGGAGATCAGATTGATGTTTTTGTTTGCGTCGCCAACCATGGAGACAAAGCCGTTGAAATCGGTGACATACTCATCCGATTCCTTATCCTTGCGGCTGGTGGAGATACGGATTTTGGAGAACTTGCTGCCAGTCTCCGTAATCTCCCACACGGTCGCATAAGCACCTGTATGAAACCCCATTACTTACTACCTCCATCCTTAATTGGGCATTGCTGTTGCAGCTCTTCGTAGAGACGCGCCGCAACCTGCGGGTCAGTCAGATAATTCATGTAGTCGGCAGTCGGCTTATTGCCATTGCGCACATGTTTCTTTACCAGCTCCGTAAGCGTCTTGCGGGCGGCTTCAGAGTTATCATTTGCGTCCAAATAGCTATGGACGTGGGCATCGATTTTGGTGACAATCTGCTTTGTCACTGCCATATTTGCCTCGACCTCTGCCTCTTCCTTTTGGCTGCGGTAATAGTCCGGGTCGTCCTCAGGGGTAGCGATCTGGAAATACTGAGTCAGGAATTGACGCTGAGCATAGGTAAAGCCGCCGCCCTGCGCCTGGGACGGATCTGCCTGTTCTCCGCAACAAGTCCATGGAACCCGTCTCGACTCCCCGCTGTCCACATCGATCCAGGTAAAAATGATATCCTGGGAAACAACAAACTCATGAACGACCTCTTGGATTACATCGCCGTTCTTCGTTGCCTTTTGCTTTTCGTAGTGGTCAATCACAATCTTCTGCGATCCATGGACGCACTCTTCCTCAAGCAGCAGGCCATACTTATCCATGCCGGCTTTCAGTTTAGCAAGAATTTCTACGATAGACGCATAGGTGTAACCGTAGCCCTTCTTGCTCTTCTTCACTACATCTACATACTTGCGAAGCTCAAAGAGCTTTCGGTTCAAGTTCATTGTTGCATTGTTTTCAGACACTTCGTTCCTCCATCAAATAGGTTGCTTCCATATCTGCAAGGTGGAGCAGAACGGCAAATGGGCAAGAATCGTAAGCCTTGCTGCAACCAAAATCACCGCCTTTTACAGCACTGTCAAACCCGGACATATGCCAACGGATTGCATAAATCTCTTCGTCCGTCAACTTCATGTGACGAAGAAGAATAATGACAGACTTTTCACCATGTCCAACAGGGAATTGGTCTTCTGCCTTATAAAACGGCTCTTTATGCCATTGACCGGTTGCCTCATCCTTGACATTTTTGGTGCCTACTGCATAATAGTTTGCCTTGCACAAATCATGAAACAGGGCTGAAATTGCAATGGTTTCTTCTGATACCACAATCTCTGGAAATTGCTTAACTAAATCCTTTAAGGCATCGTAAACATTCAGAGAATACTCCAGAAGACCGCCCTCATGATTGCCGTGGAATCTGGTGCTGGCTGGGGCATAGTAAAAGTCTGTGGTTTCGATCCAGGCCAGCAAATTTTCAATGCCATCTCGTGAAATATTCTCCCTACAGATAGAGAGATACCGCTGTTTTAGATCCTCATTTACCAGGGTTTATCACTCCCATAAATCTTCGATATTCTTTTGTCTGTAACAGTTGTCGCAATACACTTCGCCAGATTTTATCACCACATAGCCATCCAATATGGGGTTCCCGCAGTAGTCACATTGTTTATACGGAACATAGTTCCCACCGCACACGGGACATCCAGTGAAATGCTCATAGGGCGGAGTGTCAAGGCCGTGTGTCTCAACATAATCCTTTGGATTTTGAAACACACAGCCACACTCTACACATACGAAATTACTCGTTCTCTTTTACCCGATAGCCCACGCGGACACCCATGCTGTCGTCACCGGCGAGCTGCTTGATCATCTTGTCAAGCCCAATAACATTGTGAGCGGGAGAGGGGAGAGCGGCAGCAGGCTCTTGCTGATCAACCTCCTTGGCCTTCTTCTGCTTCTTCGGCTTCTGCTGAGGGCGGAATGCGTTCTTGAACTGCGCCTTGAAGTTCGCGCGGGAGCCATAAGCCTTTCTCATGCAGGCCATGGCGTAGCCAAATTCCTCGGAGAACACATCGTTGTCGCAGCGCACGACTGTCTTATCGCCGTCCTCCCAGTACACAATGGTGGCAGGAGGATTGAAGATAACCTGAGTCGGCATCGGAATCAGGGTACAGGGAGCCGTCTTCACCACCTCTACAGGGGCAATGTGCAGTTCTCCAAAGTTAAAATCCTCGGCCAGATTTCGGATCAGATCCATTTTAGTCATAACTTTTACTCCTTTTTAGATTGATTAACTAATTCCTTTGGATGGACTTAAAATTCTGGCTATGTGTCAGAATTGCTTAACTAATTCCTATTACAGTATAACAGGTTTTCCTAAAATGTCAAGAGGTTTTTCTGGGTTTGGGGATTTTTCTATCACGCAAATCCCAGTTGTTTGAGCTGTAATTGTGGGGCAAATTCTTCCGCCGTCCTGGACTCTGCCTCGTCTGGTTTTACTGTTTGGATAGGACAGATCCACAGCCCCCCCCCACAACACATTCAATAAAACCTTTTTTCGTTGCCCGCTTGATTCTTACAATGTTCTCCAACTTGTTCTCTCACCTCATATACTGCGCAAGGGGGATTCCCATGTATTTGTGCGCGGAGCGTTGGGCAAACCAATATAACTTTATTTATCTTTGCTTTTCGCCCCTGCGGATCAATTACCCCCGATAAACCGCCAAGAACAAGTATCGGGGTGGATTGCTTCACTTGTCACTTTGTTCATCCTTTTATCTGATATCTTGGCATAAAGTAATCAGAAGTTGTTACAGCGGCGGCAACACCAGATGTATCATAAATTCTATTCGATAATGACGGCTGCTTGCCATTTACCTTTGAATTGATACATAATGTTTCGCATCTCACTTCTGTACTACTTTGTACCATCCTGTTTTTGCACCCCCCCCACCAGCGTCAGCCTTGATGGTACGAGAAATTCCGTCACCATTGTAAACTCTGTTGGCATCACCGTTATAGTCGTTGATATAGCCAATCTGCTGGAGATCAGGTTCCTCCCCGATGGGCGAGGGAAGCTCAGCGCTTTTGTGCGTGTCCAGTTTCGTAAGAGCTTTTTCAAATGCGCCGATACCTGAGAAGAAAGAACCGACAACCATATCATCGAAAAGATACGGCATCGCATCGTACAGGTTTTCCATAATGTGGAGCAGCACATCTACCACGATGCTGTTGCCGGCCTGTTTGTAGAGCTGGGAAGAAGAACGGTCTTTCCCGTTATAAAGATTTTCGTTCATTCTGGATTTGGCACTTTCAAAATCATGGTCTTCAAATCCCATAAGCCGCCAACACTCCTTTGGGGTCAGCTTTCGCACACGAAACCCAGGGCGGATTGCGATTGGTGTTTGCCCGCCGCCCATTCCAGCGGCGCTGTTTACGCATGGACAAATACCATCGGAACGCGGGGTTTGGTGCCTTTGTAACCCGCCAAGCATTGTAATATTATCGTATGTCTCAATTAGTTTCGTCCCATTACCTGGAGCGTCATTTTTGAAATTTGGCATAACAGTCCCTATACAAGTCTGATCTGACTTGATCCTCCTATTGTAATCATCGTAAATTATAATGTGTGGCTCCAAATTACCCCCCCCATACAGGTCAAGGCGGGAGATATACCGCTTGGGTCGTACACGCGTCCACGCTGCGGATTATCTATCTTTGAGCCTTTTGTCCAATTGCCAACTTGCAATATCTTATCAATCAACTTCTATAACCCCCGTCATTTGCTGGTTTCCGAACCCCTTATAATCACGCGCAAGCAAAGTCATGGCGACATCGCTATATCCTTCAAACGATGTCCCTTTTTGACCCAGCTTCGCACCAATCTGCTGGCAGCAGATCCCATGTGTGTCTGTCGGTTGAACTTCGTCCGCTTGTTCGGACGGTTCTGCTGATTTCACGCAGCGGGGGGGGGGCGATCATACCGGCCTTTCTCATCACTGAGATAATATTTCTCATCAACATTCTGCTCCAGCATATCGCTAAGGGAGTGTTTTAGAGGAATAGGGGAGGGGAAGTTGAATTTTCCATTGTCAAGGTCTTTACGAATGATAACGCAGTAGACGCGCTCACGGTTTTGAGGGATACCATAATTTTTTGCATTCAACACTTGCCAATATACATTGTAGCCGTAGTCTTCCAGCTCCTTTACAAAGAGGTCAAAAGTAGCCTTAAAACGAGCGCCTACAATATTTTTAACATTCTCGTAAATTGCAAATCTCGGTTTCTTTTCTCTCAAAAACCTGAGCCACTCTACCAAGAGAGAGGATCTCGTCTTTTCAATCTCTGTTGATCCACATTTGGGGCATTTGTCCCGCATAGTGTAATGGGCTTCTAAGGGATTGTATGTATGGCCGCAACTTTTACATGTCCATGCAGCCCCCCCCTGTTTGCCCGCGATTGAGAAGTCCTGGCAAGGGCTTCCGCCAAACATCGTATTAAAATCAGGGACAGATTTCTCATCTGCCTTTGTGATATCACCAATATTCAGTGACGAATCGATGCCATGGACTGCGCAATAGCTTTCTGCGGCGTACTTATCGAACTCGCAGAATAAGGCAGTTTTGTAGTTCGTAATGATTCCTCCTTATCATGCCATTAAGCGGCTTTTTTATGGATTTCTTCAAACACAATTTGTTTAGGTAGTATACCACTGCACACATATACGCTACTAAATGGTGGATTTAATGAGGGGATTTGTTCCGAATAATCCTTAAAATATGCTATCCGCTTATTCATATACATGATTTCAAAATCATGCGTCTTAAACATGTTGAATCGTCTCTGGCTTTCAAATAACCCGACAACACCAACAAGCATTGCGAATGGCTTTTCAATGCGAAACAAACGATCAAGTACATCTGTTTTTAGGGAGTAGGGAGGATTACTAATAATAAAATCACACATTGGTGGTTCAATTGTAAAGAAATCTTGGCCGTTCGCAATATGTGTTGCAACTACTTCATAGCCGTGATTTCTAAACATCTTCACAAACAAACTATCCTCCGTATCAAAAGGACACCATATAGTTACGGGGGGGGGTGGAAGATACTTCATAATTGGTCTAATAGCATATTCTGGCGTGTAAAACTCATCGTTTTTACTCCCAGCAACCATATCCAACTTCATAGCGCACCTCGAATAGATTAACTAATTTCTTTTGAAAATCTTTCTTCAAGCTCAAAGATGCCTTTGGCCTGACCTTTGTAATACCCTTTGAATGGGCGTTCGATTTTGCTTTGCAGATCGCATAACTTGCGCCAATACTGCGGCAAATACCGATAGATATTTCTCAATTCTTTTAGATTTTTGTTACAGCAGCACCAACACGAAATACGATCCAGGATATCATAGAGATCCATGTACTCTACGCCGGCGTTTGACACTTTTTCAACCCAGTAAAATCCATGGTCATGACAATAATTTAGGCAGTCTGATTCTCTCATGCCCCACTGTACCAACGGCATAACTTTACCATCCTGACTCGCCTTTTCAAATCTGCCTTGCTCATCCGCTGCAATACCTACATAATCGATTACCATATCATTCAGGCTTCTTTTGAATTCTCTGATAGACTGTATCTTTTCGGAAGTTCCCCAGCGACATAAGCCTCCACACCAACCATATCCAAAATGAACGCCCTTTTGCTTACTAAACACTTTTTTCTCAAGCATAGAGTATAAAAATGGACGCTTCGGGTTTAACTCGACATAAGAAATCCCTCTTTCCTGCAAAATTGGCTTGACCTTATCTCTAATGTTGTAGATGCAGTCAAACTCCATTCCAGTGTTATAAAATATAACATAATCTAACGGCCAATTCTCTTCTATGAGACGGAGCAGCATGGCAAGAGAATCCTTGCCGAAGCTGACACTTGCAATGTGCTTCATACCGACCACAAACCAAACTGGATGCGGTCAACTGTTTAATCCTCCCATATTACTTGCCATAAGGCTTTCACGCAGTAACAAACAATTTTACCTCAGACTTATCAATCTTCTGAGAACCTGGTTTACCAGGATTGGTATTAGCTCCTTTCTTTTTTGCTCTTCATGTAAATGCCAAGAATGTTAAAATGATTTGCGCGATATGGATCGACTGGTCGCATATCAGATTTATCCTCCTTTCATTTGCTTTCATATTATCTACCAGCGCATGGACGATAAAATTCACCAAGAAAGCAAAAATAAATCCGATAGGACATTGAAATTCCATACTGATGGCGATTGGTAGCATAATCATAAATGCCCAACTAAATCCGTGCATAATTAGGGCTACGATATAATCGTACCGATACATTTTTTCTGGAGCGGTTTTGTGCCACCACTCCTTTTGCTTCATTGAGGCGAGAATCCCTTGTAAATAGTAATCGTCCACAATATGGAGAAAAATCATAAGCAGAAGTAAAAAGCAGTTATTCATATCAACACCTACTTCACATACACATCACGATATACGACACCGAGGCGGTACGCTTCTGAATGACTCCCAACACATACATCAATTCTGTTTCCCTTAATTGCGCCGCCCGTATCATGCGCCTTAAACTCTCCATACCCGTCTATGTAGACTGTACTGCCGAGAGGAATGACAGACGGATCAACGGCTATTGATACCCATGGGGTAAGGGGAGTGCCGGATGCGGTTCCAGAATATCCTCCATTACAGGTCGAGCACGGGCAATAATGGGAGATGCGGAATGTGCCGATATATTTCCCCTTGTTATTTTCATCTTGAACGGCCTGGTCATACTGTTGGTAGAGATTTGTGAGAATGCGCTGCTGTTCCCACCATTTCTCCTGGGCAAAAAGAATTGCCGGGTTGTCTTCACTTTCTCCGAAGCTCCTTACATACTCTGCAATCTGATGTGCCATGTTCTGCTTTTCAATAGCGCTGTCAATCTGCTGTTGGATCTCTTCAGAAGTTGCGGCCTGTGCTGGAAAAACCAGCAGGGCGGCTATTACACAAGATGATAAAAGTTTTCTGACTAACTTGATAAAAACACTCCTTTCAATCGTGTAAAAACATTCCCTCTCTATAACGGTCTCCCATTCTTTCGATATACTCCCAACAGGGGAACGGCTCTGTTTGAAAACACTTCTCACAACAACTCTCGCACACAAAGCCGTACTCCTTGTTGTATGGACATGGGTTTACCTTTAGGACTTCTTTGCCGCATATGGAGCACTTCATTTCGTTTCCTCCGCAGGTGCCATCTTTGCCTTGATGTCCGCCTCGTGAAGAGCCATGACATCCGCGTACATTTTGTCGCCAATCAGTCTCTTAAACTTTGCGACAGCTTTTTCGGCGTGGGGAACACGCTCCAATTCAAAGGGGCGCATATGCCACTGAATCACCCCAGCGACATAGAGGACATCGAGAGCTGGCTGGGTGTAAAAGAGGCTATCATATGCGGAGACATGATGGTGCTCATAGTAATGAGCAATGTCAGTGTCTTCACCCCGGCTGTTCTTAAACGCCTTGGTAAAGGCTTTGCCGATATCATGCAGCATTGCCGCCTCATACAGCTCAGGGGAACCGTTGTGAATGTTCGCATATGTAGCAATGCAGTGAGCGCCAACCGTCAGATCATGATGGGGATTATCCTGATCCAGCCAGGCCAAGCCGTTTTCACCCCAGAAAAGCTCTTTCACATCCAGCGTCTTAAAACCATCCGGGTAAATCACATGAATCTTGTCCCATCCCTCATAATACTGGGGAATCCAAATGGACTTATACATCCGCTCCAGGACTTCATAGGGGACAACGCGATCCCGATGCTTGCTGCGCTCCACGCAATCGGCAAAAGGAGTTGCCATGAATTCGCACACTTTTTCGCACGGGACTTTGCTCAGCCGCTGAATGGTGTCCATACGGCGCTTATAGTTGATATTCGTTGCGTCGTAAATGACATTTCTGCCGTTGCTCAAATCCTCGATCACACGGCGGTGAAGCACATCAAACACCTTACCATTATTATTCTGATCCTGGACATCCCCAAGGATCTCTTCGCGGATTGCGTCGCTGGAATGAACCACAGCATTAAACTCTTCTTTCAGCTTTTCCGCATAGCAGGACTTCCCGCTGTAAGGAAGCCCGACCATCATCATAAACATCGGTTTCATATTGTCCCTCCATATACTCAAGCAACACAGCCGATCTCGCTTTTGAAATTGTACTTAAACAGATCAATCAGCGTCTGGTTTAATACATAGTCAACGGCTCGATTAACGGTTGGCGTATGCTCTTCCATATATTTTGCCTTTGTCTCTTTCATCTTTGATGTGTAGACTTCCGCCATATTAACAGCGTCATCTTTACTCAGGCACCCAAATTTAATTTGTTTGAGATAATCTGCTTTCTTGGAGAGCAGGCAATCTTCATATGCCTCACCTGCAAGCCATCTTGTCATGAATTCGTCAAGCCTTAAAATATGGTGCAATTGCTTTGGGTCGTACCCGAACCGTTCAATCTTATCTATTGTGGCCGGATACGGGTGGCAGAGCGCCTTTTGCTTCTCCATTGCGGTGCCTACCATACAATTCAGAGATGCAAAGTCGTTGTATCTTCCGATCAGTTCGCGGGAGTCCAAGACCGGCTGAAAAAGAGACGCATACTTCGGATTAAGAATTCTGTACTTCGTGAAAAGGATCTCAACAAAGTTGATGTTCTGTTTTCTGAAGCAATCAAACATCAGTCGGATGTCTTTCACATCCACATGCTCATCATTTTCCATGATGTGCGTGTAACTATACGGCTTTCGGTTCAATACAAAATCCTCGAAAGAGGGGAGGACGATGAGCTTTGAATCTACATCGCTCCCCTCGTAGTCGAGCTTATAATTTTGCGACCCTTGCAAGAAAATGCCGACCCATTCCGGGTGCTTTTCCTTTACAGCGTCTAAATGTTCTGAAAGCCGGCGCATGATTTTTTCATCATGGCTTCGCTCTTCTATCTCAAACACTCCTTTCATTAAGTGAATGGATTTTTGTTCCCATATCCAAAGAAGATATCAAAAATATCAGACAAATCATCGTCGCCTGTTTTTGGGATATGGTTTGACCTCTGCTCGTTCTTTTTGTCCGGTTTGTAATCGATGTTGTAGGACATGTTCTTTGTCCAGCGCTCATTTCTGGTTCTGCTTCGCAGGACAATTGGATCTGAAATACTCCGTTTTACACGCTTGGCAAGCAGAGCGCCGGATAACTCATTTCCGTTATCATCGAAAAAATCCGACATCTTTGGGACAGAGATATAAAGGTGTGTTACCCCGTCTACGGTGTCTTCTTTCTCAAGACGGACACCATATTGCCGCCAGGGTTCGATCATTTCCTTGTTTGTCATGCGGCATCCGCTACTTCCTGGGACTCTTCCATATCAGGAGCAGAGGCCACCTCTTTGATAATGCCCTCCAGCACCTTGAACGCAAAGTTCTTGTGCTTGTAAGCGGTGAACTTTGGGCGGTTCACGATGCGGCAGACAACGCCCTCGCGCACATGGGACTTGCCGATGGGATCAGCACCATCGTAGTAACACTCGGCTACGGTTTTTACCCACTCACCGGGGCTATCAGACTCAGGCACAAACCCAGACCACAGGAGCGGGACGCAGTTCACACCCATCTGTTCACACCGATAGCGCATGAAGAACGGTGGATATTCCACAACATCGCCATCCTCATTGGTCATAGTCATACGGTATACATATAGAGCAGACTTCGGAGCGTCTACACCATCTGGGCTACAATCATAACTGAATACAGTTTGCTTGCCGTACTGCTTCACAAACTCCTTATCTCCGACCTTCTTGTTATCACAGGAGGCCATGATTGGCGTACCGTCGTCAGTAAATCCGACTACCTCATAGTAAACGGTTTCTCCCTTGTGGAGCTTGCCCTCGAACACCTTGGCGTGTTGCTCCCTAAATGCGTTGCTCCCATAAAATCCGCCGTCAAAGGTATCGAGAACAACGCGGCGGGTTCCAGTGACATATCCCCAGTCATAGATCGGTTTCCCAGGCCGGCGCAGCAGCTTGTCCATAAAGGACTTTTTATAACCAGACAGCACGGGGAGGTAGCCGGTTCGCTGGGATGTACCGTGCATCTTCAGCGTGATCTCAACAAGATCCCCCTGGTGGAAAGCGCTGAGGTTATAAGGAAGCTGCTCCGTGTCCGCATGTTCCATGAACAGGGGAGAGATGGGATCTTTGCGCTTTCTGGTGCGATTGCCGACACCAACAGAATTTCCTTTTTTACGAACTGGGATATACTTTTCACAGATCGTAACGCCGTTGAGCTGCGTAATAGTGTCGCCCTCTTTGAGCTGAGAGATATCCGTGAAATCCGCAAGGGAAGACAGAGGCATGAACAGGCCGTCGCTCTTCTCGCCGCGAAGCTTCAGTGCCTTGATATTCCTCTTCTCTGGATCGAGATAGCCACCAGCGGGGTTCCCGTTCTCATCTTTTCTGCGCAGAAGGTCGTTCTTCTGGGCGAACTCAACACCAAGTTGGCCGTCAACGGGGAAGTAGACCCCCAGCTCGTCAGGCTGCGTATCAAGCCCAACGATTACCGTATTACCAAAACACTCGCCGCAGAGCAGGCGATCTGCATTGGAGTGCTTACGCAGGTTTTTAATCCTGGTCACAAAAGCGTTATACATTGCATCACCTCAAATAGATTAACTATTTCCTAATTTAATCGCTGTCAAGGATTTTGACACCGATACCTTTATCTCCAATCTCCTTTAACATGGAATGGAGCGCTTCATCGTCATAGCCTATATCCTTGAACAGAATCGTATATCCGTCTTCGATCAGATTCATGCAGTCATCATATAGCTCTTTTGAAAACCATCCCTCAGAGATAATCTTTTCAATGGTATCAATTTCGCCGCAGGATTCGTAATCCAAAATACAGGAGTCCAGTTCCTCTTTTGTAGTGCATCGCTCCCCGGTCGTCGTTTCATACCCAGCGTCAGAAAGCAGAAGTGTTTCAACGATATCGTAAAAATACTTAATCTCAGGATATTTCTCTGCGACATCAGATGGGATATCTGGATTTGTTTTATACGCAATTACGAAACTTGAGCTACTACTGTTTGTAACAAAGTCGCTTCTAATTTTCATCGATAAATCTCTCCAAAATCAAAGATTAGATTGTTAGGCGACACATCCATTTTGTAGACGGACTTAATCTCTTTGGACAGCATTTCACGCAATTCTGCAAGATTGTGCTCAGTCAAATCATTTTCATCAAGCGTCCATCCAACATAGTCAAGTCCGCACTCCCCAAGCACAGCCTCAAGATATCTGTCTCTCAACTCGATATCGTCATAATCTCCATCGTCCATACGTTGCAGAATCTTTTCAGAAGAAAGATCGTTTTGCTCAAGGATCGCCTCTACAGCTCCAGTGGGCAATCGAAGACAGATAAATGAGCTACTGCTACTATTGGTCACAAAATCAGTTCTTACTTTCATGGTTCACCCCTTATGGATATAATCATAAAATCGGCTGTATGTGCCGAACCGATCTTTCAGACCGGCGACGATTTCAGCGGGGTTCAGATGGAATCTGGAACACACCTCGGTCACATACTCGCTGTCATAAAGTTTCTTGCGTCTCTTGTTGAGCTGTTTTACCTTATCGAAAACTTCATCACGAGAGACTTTATATTCTCTTTCCAGATACTTTGCCAGATCTTTGTTGGAATACTCGATAAACTGGCAGATGGGGCAGCACTCTTCCGGGATGCTATAATACCCATCATCGCGCTCCAGCATCATCTCTTCCAGTTCCTCATCGGTCTTCTCGTTCAGCTCCGTATCGGTCATACCATTAAAGCGAGACCAGGATTGCTGCATTTCCTCCTGGATCAAACGAAGCATTACTTCTCTGGGTGCGCTCAGCATCTCATCCTGGCAAATGGTATGGCCGTTTACGCACTCGACCATCTCTGCCTCTTGTAGCGACATATCCCATCCGCTCTCGACATTGCCGCAAATATCGCAAACAAAACTGGAGCTGCTGGAATTGGTCACAAAATCTTTTCTGAATTTCATATGACACCTCTTTTACTGCTTAATCGGGCATACTGCCATGCCCCGCTCTTTTAGAAATTGGATTGCCTTGTCAGCGGAAAGATGTTCCATAATCCATTCAAGGGTGACGTTCTTCTTTTCTTCATTGATTTCGATAATAGAAATTGAAGAAAAGTCCTTCTGAAACAAATCTATAGGTTCAGCGAGCCACTCTTTACACAAATGTAAATACGGACGGTGCAAAATAAATGTTCGGGAAGAAAATATGTTGTGGTCTGGTTTTTTCTCAAAGTGTTCAAACGCCTGTTCAAAGGTTGCATCTTTTAGGATTGTTTTTAAGTCAATTACTTCGCTTTCCTCTTTGCAAAACCAACCCGTATATCCAAACCTGCTCCACTCCCCACGGTTGATCTGATACATATAATAGGAGTTATAAATTTTCAGCATAAGAATTTTCCTCAATGATGACTAAATCTTCTCACTGTAAATTCTTGCTCAGGAAGAATATCGTGCTCAAGCGCAGAACCGACATCTGTGTGATCTTCATACTCCAACTCTACCATGTATTCTTTGTCGCCAATATCCTCTTTGATTTTTGATAAGATTTCTTTTGTGCGACGATCTACCTCCAACTCTCGCTCTGCGGAATCGTAGTAGTCAATATATTCGCTGTTCGGATGTGCTTCTCTCCACCTCTTCTGAAAGGTTGGTTTGTCAGAAGACCACCAACTCCCCTCGCCATAATCCGTAAGAAATTCTGCATCATCACGCACATCGTTTATGACTGCGCTTTCAAACATTTCTTTTTGAATTGGTGTTGCCTCCATAAAATCATGTAGAAGCTGCATTACATAATCGCTCCCATATCGCTTTGCCATGGCGGAAATCTGCTCTGCGCCGTCTTCTTTGCTCTCAAACGCAAGGATAAAACTGCTGGAAGAACTATTGGTTACAAAATCTTGTCTTACTTTCATAGACCCTCCTTAGCCGTCTCTGCCGGCTCCCCACTGGCAATCGATTTCCGCAAAACCATTTTCCTCAGTGATATCGTCAATTGCGGCGGTGTTAAAATAAGAGTAGTCAACATCGTAGTCCGGGTAGCCGTCCTCGTCCTCATCGATATCCTGCCGATCCTCCGACACGACGAACTGATCACCAGCGTGTTCCTTGATGTAATCCTCTTTCGGAGTAACATCGACACCTGCCCAATCTGCCTCTAACCATCTGCCCCATCGGTCGTTCTTGATGTTCTCCAGAACCTCTTCCGATGTATAAACCTCAATACGGTCTTTGTGTCTTTCAATAATAGCCTGCGCCTTGATAGGATCTGCGATGCGGGCAAAGCAGCAAATGAAGCTGCTGGAGCTACTGTTCGTCACAAAATCACTACGAATTTTCATCTTCTCACCTCTTTAATGATGACTTTCCAGGAAATCAATAGAGACATCTCCATTTCCGTATCTACCTGATAATCCCCATCCGCTAAACCCGTTATGGATAAAGTTCTCAAAAGCACCGTCGTTATCCCCGTCGCCGCACTCATACCGAATTGACTCTCCAGGCTCCAGAATAAATCGATCTTCTGCGTCATCCAGGATCTTAGAGACCAAAGATAAAGCGACATCCCTTGCGGTCATTGTCCTGTCAGAACGGTTTGTAATCAAAAAACTGCTGGAACTGCTGTTGGTTACAAAATCCTTTCTATACTTCAAAATACCACTCCTTAATCAAGCCATTTGTTTTCCATGTACAAGAAAGCGCACACAGCTCCACATGTGAGTAGCACCCATATCACCCAGAAGACTACGGTATAAATAGTTTCGTTCTGTTCCATATGGGCAATCACCTGCTCTGGGGTCATATCACGAAACAGGGCAGAGGAATCGTTGATCGTACCGTTTTGCAGAGATGTGTAAATCGTACCTGTCATCGGCATCGGAACGACATTGTAATAGTAGCGATCATCGGAACCCACATAAATATAATTCATGCGGTTATCTACCCCGACAGAATCAAGATTAAGGCGCTCGGCAGGAAGTTCGATTGACTTATATGGAAATGTGCGCCCCTGGAATGTGATTTCCTCTACATGCCTACGATCACTCCAAACATGATCCCATGTGTAATAAACCTCTGTCTCAGTGCGTTTCTTTCCGTTGCTATCCGTTTTGGTAACGGTTCTGGTGTGCCTGGTGTATTCTTCTTTGTTCTTTTCAATGTAGATAAATCCGCCGCCGATCTCATCGTAAGTTACAGACTCATTGGATGAGACTTCACCGTATACAAGGGCATTCCCAAAATCGGTGTCCATTCCATAATAGAACTGGTCTGTATTCTCGATAATCGTGGCGGTTCGATATGACTCGCTTTTTGATACTGCACTTTCCAGGATTGCATCGCTGACAAAGATACCAATAAAAATCATTATAAGGACAATGATAACACTGAAAAGAACCTCTCTCTTTTTAATTCTCATCGGCAAACAAGTCCTGCGGTGCGTCTACCGGCGCATCATAGTCCGTATAGGTCGTATCAATCGCCTCATATTCCAAGATGTTCAGAATGATATTGTTGGGAAAAGATCTCACCATTTTGTTATAGGAGCGAACCTGCTCATTGTAGTTGTTGCGATACTGTGCAATCTGGTTTTCCGTCAACGCAAGCTCATTCATCAACTGCTTGTAATTTTCATTGGCTTTTAACTCAGGATAAGCTTCCGCAACAGCAGTAATTTCTATTTGAGCGCCCTCTACATCGCCATGCTCCATGCTATTTCTGGCGGAAACGATACTCTCCATCGTCTCACCTTCGTAATCCTGGTAGGACTGTACGGCATCAACCAGATTGAACACAAGGTCATAGCGGCGTTTCTCTGCGACATTGATATCGGCCTGGGCTGCGTTAATCTGTTCCTCCAAAAAGATCGCCTTGTTGTTGGAGCTGATGAACAGACCGCCGATCAGAAGGATAATGGCAAAGACAATCCCTACCACAATCCAAGTAGCTTTATTTTTCACTTGTAGTCACTCCGTTCATGTTATTTTTAATGATTTGAATTGCCTCTTCATCTTCTATATAAAATGGGTCTCGACCCCGAAATAGAGAAGAGCAAATAAGTAATTGGCAAAACCTCAAATCAGGATACATTTCCCATATATCCGCAAGCTGATTGCAGAATTTGCGAATCCTTTTTATATCTCTCATGGTCACACTGTCTTCTCTTCACTGCTGCAAATCACGATCTGAGGACGAATAGGACAGCCACCCATACAGGCTGCTCGCTTCTTACATCCTGGGCAGGAGGTTCGGAAGTGGTTTCTAAAGTCCTCAAATTGGCTGCTGTTCCAGGCGTTTTGAATGGTGTCGTTGGAAATATCGTAAGCCCAGCGAAGATCCTGATTGTCAAATGAGCAGGGGAGGGCTTTCATGTCAGAAGTGATATACATACTCCATCGCCCACCCTCGCATGTGTCGATACTGTTAGGATCGATATTGTGCGTATAATTGAGAATAGCCGGGATGGAACAGGAGTCAAACCCAACTTTGAACGGCGCATCCATGTGGTCGATGGTGTCAAAGAATTTCTGCACCTTTGGATCGCCGGCATGGAGCACATTTTCCTCACTACCCAGGCCAACTGGCTTATGGAGCAGGAAAATCACTGCGTTAATACCGGTGGGAAAATCGTGGTTGCTCAGCCGCTCGATAGCCTCGTCAATGGAGTTCTGACCGAGAACATAATGAATGTTCGTTTTGATTCCGGCATCAAGCAGCATTTGAATGGCGCGGAGGGTATGCGGCTGACGATACCAGGAAATTGCCACCGCTCCGCAATACTCTTTGCACAGGGAAACGATCTCGTCTGTAAAGCCAAGGCCGGAGCTGGTGAAGTTGGGGACGATGTTGCTCTCACGACAATACTGAAGAATCTCCGCAAAGTTTTCATGCTGATCGACATCGCCGCGTCCGCCAAGCGCAAGCTGGAATGTCTTACCCTTACACTCATCCACGATGCGCTTGAAATTTTCAATGGTCATATTTGGATGATGTGTTTTAAGGCCATTCTGGTAGCACTGGACACCGGACTTGAGACAAAGGCCGCTGGCTCCATGCACACAATGTCCCATCACGCCGACATCAATCAGCTCCGGGTAAGATGTCATAAACGGGTCAACGCCGGTGTCCTTCCCGTTTTCATCGATCACTCCGCTTCTGGCATAGAACCCCGTCTTCGGATCAAACATGGAAACAAAGCGGTTTTTACGGTCTATCTTTTTGAGCATATAATTGATACTCCCTTCCTCTTTTGCGGTTGTTTTTCACCGGTTTTTATTGAGATTATTTGTGTATTTTCAGGTTGGTAGCGATTACATTTTGCCTTGTGTTCCCAATGGAGCGATAGAAGCCGTCCGGGTTGAATTGGCGAATCACCTCATAGATTTCTTTCCTTCCGTTTTCGGTGAGAACCAGGTTGGATGTCTCATCCGCATGGGTAAATGCGAATGTGCGATTTGCGCTTGGGTACATCTTGGAAACCTTTTTCAGTTCGTTTCCGACAGCCTCATGAAATCGACGCTCTTCAAATCTGCCGTATCGAAAGCTTCCCTGAAACTCATTCCACACATTGGTGTCGTCACTCCGCTCTTCTCCAAACAGCTCTTCAGAAGTGCATTCTGTAGGGAAAAGACCAGCGCCGTGCCGCGTAAAGTAAGTTCTTGTAACAAAACAAACCTCCAAATCAGCAGATTTTGAAAGCCCGCTGTTATAGAGAACTTTATTTACACCAGAGAATCCGGTGCGGGAAGTGGTCAAATGAGGCGCAAACTCTTCATAGAACTCATCCAGCAACAGACCTTGTGCGCCCTCAAATACGATGCCGTCATATTCGTGTACGATATTATCATCCGTCACTGTGCAATACCGCATCATCTCATTGACTTGCAGAATCCAGTTGTCAATTATATTTTCACTGAGGATCACATTCAAATCCGCCAGGGAAACAGACGACACGCCGAGATCCTTTAGCCTTTTCGGAAGGTAGTAGTCGCGCTGCATCTGAAGAGAGTGCTTTAGATCTACAGAACCAACACAGCCGGGGGTGATTGTGTACCCAACGCCATGGTTACGATACCGCAGAACCGTTTCGTTAATGCCGATTCCGCAGCTTCCATGCTTTTGATCGCCCCTTGCTCTCTCAACAATTTGGTTTACCAGCATGTCGTAGGGAGTTGTAATTTTACAGTTGTGGTTGATATATACCTTGGGCTGCAACCACCATTCTCTGCGAAGATTATCAAGCTCCTTGCAGAACAACATGGGGTTCAAAATAAAATCGCCAGAAAGGTAAGTATCGGTATTCCTCACGAAACTCCCAGCACCAAAGTGACTGAACACATGACGCTTTGGATTTCCATATGCAGGAACCACAACGGTATGTCCGGCCTGTGCGCCGCCATTGAACCGAATGTTTAACACACTCCCGTTCTTTGACAACTTGCTACAGAAGTAATCGGCCATCAATCCCTTGCCCTCGTCGCCAAAGTTTGCGCCAATCACAACCTTTACCTGCTTATTCATACCAATACCCCTTTCTGGCATTTCATCTTATTTTATTTTTAGAACTCAACCACATCGCTCTTGGCGGTTACACTCTTCAGACCGTCCAGGGCGCTCTTCACCACAATGGAGGTGGAGCCGTCCCAGCTTGCGGCAACCTCGTCAACATCCTTGCCGCCCATGGTTTCCAGAATGGACACAATGATCTCCGGCACCTTGGTGTAATCGCTGACCTTGATAACGCGCTCGCCCATCAAAGACCGCCACTTTGCAATTCGGCTGCTGTCCCCGTAACGATCCAGAACCAGATGGAACACCTCGTACTTGCGATTGACCAGGTTGAGAAGTTCATCTACAGGGATATCACGCTCAACGGTGTCGCCAAAGATTTGCTTGATTTCCCGCGCAGTCAGCTTAGTGGGATAACAGTCGTCGCCCATGGTGAAAAGGAAACCCTTTTGATTTCGCTTGTTCAGACAATCAATGTCCGTGTGCATGGCGGCAAAGTACCAGGCGAGGGGATAGCTCTCAAACCCGTTCCCGCCACCGCCGCGCTCAAAGTAGAGCTGCGTCAACTGCTCCGCAATGCGGATATCGGACTCGAACTGCGTAGCCTGAAACGGAGTGGTGTCGCACATGGCATCCCCAATGGCGTTGAACATAATCTGGGGGTCAGTGACAGGCTTGCGATCCAGAATCTCAGAGACCAGCACATTCAGCTTCTTTGCCACACCCTCCAGAATATCGCTCATGGAGCCTGTTACATCCAGGCCAATGATAATCGCATTGCTGTTCGGGTGGTCTGCGCTGTCCCGGCTTTCTCTTACAGGGATATCCTTCGGATCAAATTCTGCTTTCATCATTTTGCTGGTGTAAATACCAGCGGCGCTCTTTCCAGCGATAGAACTCTTGGAATAACTGTCCCAATCGTGGGGAGTCCAACTTCCACAACCCATACTTCATTCCTCCTACTTGTAAATGTCTGATTTTGTTACTTGCATATTGACAAACTTACGTTCACCGTAAGATTTATCCAGTGTTTGATTCCAGCGGCTAAATTCCTCCACCGCATCATGCGCCGATCCTGTATTCAGAAACTGGCGAAACGCTTCTGGGAGAGATGGCAAGTCCGATATCTGCCGGCCAATCAGCTTTGCGGATTCCAAGTCCGTCATGGCATCGGATTTCTTTTCACTCTTTGCCCTGATCGGCATCACATCGTAAATAACACGCGGGACTCCAATCATCTTTGCTCCAAGCTTTTGTGTATACCACCAGCCTCCGAGCGGAAGAACGGCGTGTTTGGACGGAGTGATAAAACAGTTCTGTATGGTAAGCCCATTATGAGCAATTCCTGCATAGCTGAAATAACAGCATAGATTGGAAAGCCGGCTCACAATCCAGGCCACATGACGATCAGGGATAGAACCGCCAAAGAAATCTGCTACATCGGAGAGCAGGAAAACATCTTCTGGCTTTTTCAGCACAATGCAGTACCGTCCATCTTCCAGAGAAAGCGCATACAATATCTGCGGCATGAATCTGGAGATTTCGTCCTCCATCTTCTTATTTGCATACCTCAGTCCTTTGATTTGCTCCACTGCGTTATCAAAGAACTTTTTGTTTTTCTGCGTAAACAGATATGTAACGGACGAATTTGCGATATACGCCTCGCCAAGCTCAAACGGGACTTGCTTCAGATATCTCCCTACATACTTCTTTCCAGACTTATCTTTTAGAATGATCTGGTTACTGACCTCCCAGGTGCCGGCATCAATCAACCTGAGAGCTTCCTCATAAAGCTGGTTTACCTTTGCCATGACCTCGTTTGCTTTTGGATCTGTACTAATATCGGGGTGATACACCCTTGCGATTTCCCGATATTCCGCAATCACATCTTGTTTGCAGTCAGAAGAAAAAATGTCTCCGCATTTTTTAGCCGATAAAATTTGCTGCGAAGTCACCATCTGAACCAATCACCCCATTTGATGTAAGTATTTTTCCAGGCCGTCCACAGCGTTGTTCATCACGCTAATTCGCCCTTTCATGGACGCAATCGTATTCTCAATCTCGGACTTGTCTCTCGCAATGTAGTAGCCGTTCCCATTGGAACAGATCGGATCGCCCTTGCACCGTGCGGAGTTCACCATATTTCTCACCCTTACGCCAGACACACCGAACGCAGACGCAATTGTGGAACCGCGAACAGGCTGCTTTCTGCCGTTGGAATTTCTTTTGATGTATTCGGTAACTGCTTCCATAGCACATTCCTCCTGGTAAAATCAAAGGAGAGGTGGGGGTTCCACCTCTCCTAAAACGATCACAGTCCTCTCAGAGCCTCTTCAACGGGCGTATAGCGCTCGGTGTTCAAGGTCTCAAGCAAGCACTCGTAAGGATCGGTCTGTCCGCTCATAACCATCTTCACGATGTTCGTGCTGAACCCGCTGACCAGGGCAACGCCAAGGTCGTTTTCCTTGACAGGAATTGTGCCGGTTCTGCTGTTCACATTCCAGAATACAAGGCGAGGGAGCTGATATCCGGCATCCGCATAACGCTGGGCAAGAACCGTGAACAGCCGGTCATCAACACATCTGTACCCTCTCCGACGGGTGTTGGTCACGGCACATCCGTCAAACTCCATATCGGAAATGATGAGGATGTTGTGAGGGATGTCGCTCTGAGACATGTTGTTCTTGATAGCGGTGTCCAAAATCAGATCAAACACGGCCTCGATATTGGTGTTCGCCATCTCGTTATGGCTCAGCGCAATCCTGATCTTATCCCGCAGAGTCTTGCCGTGGCTGAAATCAACCAGCCGAGGATTCTCGGAGAAGGTGATATAGTTGTCCTTGAACTGGCCGGAAGAGCGCTCAGCGAAATAGATCGCCAGTGCGTTTGCCACATCCAGAGCGGTCACGTTACCGCCTCCGACTCTGCTGGTCATACTGCCGCTTCCGTCTGCGACAACGATGGTATTACCGCATCCGTTCACGGTATCGGGAAGGGACTTCCAAAGAGCCTCCAGCGTCTGATCCAGAGCCTTAACGGTCGTACCCCATCCACCATTGGTGTACCGATGTACGATGTCGTGGGGGAAGAGGGTGGAGGCGTTGATCTTAGTCTCGCCCTTTTCCAGCTTGGAAAGGAAGTCGCGGCGGCGCTCTTCGTCATGACGCAGGAACGCGCTGTTGTAAATCAGATTGGCGCGGGACGGTACGGCCTCATACTTGATCTCGTCCCACTCCTTTGCGGACATCTTCTTCTCCACGATATCCAGCTTCGTGCGCAGAGCGGAAAGCGCACGGCGGTAGTCCCACTCCTGAATGCCGATGTAACCGCAAATCAGCTTTGCATAGCGGCGCTTATCAGCAGAGGAAGAGTGCAGAGAGGGGAGCCACTTTGCCAGCAGGGAAACGCTGTTGCCGCTGTTCATGTTGGCAATGTCCTCCTTGAGCTGGGCGCACACCACATCCAGTACATCGCCCTGCAAATCGGTATCAAACAGGCACCAAAGATCGTCCCAGCGGCCATACTCAGGCACCAGGCGAATCACCGGCTTGACATACTCAGGAGAGTTCTTTGCCATATACTCCAGCACAACGCGGAACAGACGGCGCTCTCCCAGGCCACCGCGAATATCGCGGGCGAAGAACAGCCACTTCATCGCCGTGACCTGATCCTCGAAGAAAGCCCTTGTGAACCTGGCTGCGATGTCTGCCGGGGTTGCTCTGCGGAGAGAAGACACGGCAAAGTTCAGATCGAGCAGCTCCTTACCGGAGGTACGGTAGCCAACAGCGCCGTTTTCCGTAACGGAGACATTGTACTCGTCGTTCAACGTGTTCTTCATTGCGGACATGAAATTGTTGCTCATTTTAGATTCCTCCTTAGATTGATTAACTAAATCCTAACAGAAAACTTCAAGGCACTTATGTCCATTGTGTTGCTGCTTGTGCCTTAAAGGAGGCAAGAGGCGGAAAGGACTTGAACCTTATCGTTTCAGATTATGAGTCTAAAAACTTTAACCAGTGTTTTGCTGTGCGCCTCTTATCATGGGAGCTTTTTTTCGGAAACTTCCCAGAACCGAACCATTGCTGCCAACTTTTTAGGGACTGTTTGAATGGTGAAGTCAACTCTTACCCCTGGTGCAGCAGGCAGGAATCGAACCTGCGATGGCGGCTGGCCTTTTTGAATATTGCTGTTCGTGTACCAAAAGCACACACTTTTTATAGCCGCTGTCTTACCACTTGACCACTACTGCATAGACGCCAGGAGCGGGACTTGAACCCGCGACCACGTGCTTAACAGGCAAATCAGAAAGTTGCTGTGTGCGGATCATACAATTCGCATGGGGTGATATTACGTGCTCTACCGCTGAGCTATCCTGGCATATGGCCTATGCGGTCAGAATCGAACTGACAATCTACCAATCGCACCCGCATTGTACTTCTGCCGGCGTTACGCATAGATATTGGTGTTAGGCTCACCAGAATTGCACTGGAGCACTTCTCCGGTTCTGGTACAACCATTGAAGCGTGACCCTTACCTAACTGTGATCATATTTTAGATGTTCCTACAACCAACCAAATAAAGAAAGGAGGCGGTGCGGGAGGGAGGACTTGAACCTCCGACAAACAGATTCCTATTTTGATGTTGCTGTACGCGCTTTTGCAAAGCACAAACTATTTTGTCCGTTGCTCTACCATCTGAGCTACTCCCGCATGTTCTATTATATCTAACAGTCCAGACTCGATAAAATTAACCGCACTGGACATTATTTTTTGTGACGGCTTTGGGAGCTTCGGAGTCGAACCGAACGCAAAGTTTTGCAGAACTTCAAAGAAAATTGCTGTAAGTGCTCGCCGCCCTATACACATTGATGCTGTCACCGGACGCTCCCATTTGGTGCTGGTGGCGGGGATCGAACCCGCACGGGGTATCCCCACGGGATTTTAAGTCCCGTTTGTCTGCCTGTTCCATCACACCAGCAGATTGGCGGGGCAGACAGGACTCGAACCTGCACATCCTTTCGGATTACTGGTGATTTAGCAAAACACTTCCTTACCAATTAGGATTACTGCCCCATTCACATTTCTACTTTATACTGAGAATAGTCGATAGAAGATTTTTTGGAATATATACTTTTCTGTGTTGAGAGATTTATAGCAGATTCATTTTTTATCTTTTCATGTGGAATAAGATACATACTTCCGTCTCCACATAAGCAGAACAACAAATCAATGTCTGTTTTATTTACAGTTTTACAAACTTTTCTTGTGGTTCCACTAATAGTTCTTAAACCAACTTTATATGCGTTCTTCGTCCCCTTTGTGTTAGTGCCTTTGACCTGCACTTTTTGTAACCTATCTCCATTATCAACAACAAGATCATAGTCTTGTGTGTCATTTAATGGTATTGAAACGATATATCCATTAGAACCAAAGTACGCAATTGCGGTTGATAATGCAGCATTGCCAATTTCTTTTCTTGTATTTAGTACCACTCAATACCTCGTAAATACAAGGCGCTTTTTATGTTGAATTTCAAGTTCAATTTTGTATTAGATTGCTGTATGCGCCTTAAATAATCTTCACCCACAACACGACACATGATATGTTTTCAAATTTTCATACATACAAAATTGCTGTTAGTGTCGTAACTACCGCACCCAATCAGGATGCTGTTTCGCTCTCTTCCTTCGCTTCATCAACGGCCAGGAGCTTGGAGAAATTCTTGATCACAACGCAGTTGCGCTTCTGGTTATGAACCAGCGTGTCACGCTGCTCCGTAAGCCTGGAGATGTACTCGTCAATCTCAGACTTAGTATCTTCAATCTCCTGGTTTACCAATTCCAGGCCAGAGATTGCCCGCGTTACGATGTCAACGGCACTCTCCGCATCCGCCTGGAGCTGATGAAGCTTTCTCTCTTTCTCAGAGATGATATCAACATAGATTTTCTTCATCAGCATCACTTCAGCCCTTCCATACTCACGATTGCATTGGAACCGGAAACAGTGGGAAGCTCGCCGTTCCACTTCTCATACATAATCTTATCAATCAGCTCAGGTGTAAGAGAAGCTGCAATCTGAGCATTTGCATCAGCCTCGGCCTCAGCAGCAATTCTGGTTGCTTCAGCCTTTGCCTCCGCCTCGATGATTGCCTTTTCCGCCGCAATCTGGGCAACCTCTTTATCTTTCTCGGCCTGCACCTTGGCAGTCTGCGCTTCGATATTTGCAAGCTCAAGTTCCTGCTGGGCGTTTACCTTCTTCTGGATCGCTGCTGAGGTCTCTGCGTCCACAGAAATATCCGTGAAGTTTACGGTGTCAATGATGATGCCGTATTTATCAAACTTATCACGCAGGTATACATCAAGCTCCGCATTGATTTCGGTTCGTTTGTCGCCAAAAATATCCGTTACAGGATAATTTGCAGATACCTCTTGCGTCCAGGCAATAATCTTGGGTTTGATAAATGTATTCTTGATTTCCTCGCCGGACTTACCCTTAAACAGGGTAAAGGTTTCCGCTACACGGTCTTCGTCAAAGCGATAGGAGAACTCCAGATTAACACGAACCGTCTTCCCGTCAGAGGTCGGGATGTTGAAGCTCTCATCATCAGGGGAATCTCCCTTGCTCTCAGCAGTAAGATAGGACTGCTCAATGCCGATGGAGTATGTCGTTACCTTCTTGGTGGGAGAGACAAGGTGCCATCCCTGCTGTAGAACCTCGCCGTCCACGCCGCCGTTCATGTTATACACGACACCGACATAGCCGGCTGGGATTCGCTCGGTACACATAAGCCCCAGGATCACACCGCCGAAAAGAATCACGGCAAGCACAATTGCGCCGATAAAACCCTTTTTAACCATTCTGTTCTGTACCATCCTTTTCTTCTTCAGTTTTTTCTTTGTAGTCATCTTTTGACATGGAAGTTTTTGCGTCCTTTATCAATCGGGAAACGAACTTCCCGATAGGGATAAAGCAAAAGGAAAGTAAAAGCCATAACACTGCAACGCCGAGAAACAGGAGCAATATAAAGACTGGCATGTTATTCCTCCGTGTCTACCTTTTCGGCATACTTCTTCTCTTTTTCATAATCGCAGTCGGGCGGCTTCAGAATGGCGATGTAGTCGTCTCCGTTTGTGTAAGAAGACAGAGGACGAACCTGCCCATTCGGTTGATTTCTTCGACATCCGCACTTATAAAAGTTCAGATATTTGCAACCATTACAGGTGAGTTTTCGGTCTACCCAATAATAGCCGCTGTCACTTCTGGCCTTGCCCATATGTCATACACTCCTTATTGTTAAACTGCGATTTATCAGCCTTGGAATTAGGCCGATCACCCGTCCGCCACTATCGTCAGGAGGATCGTCCATAGGTCTTCCGCACATTGGACAAAACCGAAAGTGAATTTCTTTCCCAGATGTGTCCACAAAAGTGTTTGTACCTGAGATAATGTGTGCGGAGTAGTCGCCGGTGCCGTCTGTTTTATCCACAGCCCAAAACGGCCTCTCCTTACGACAGTAGGTACATACAATCAAATTACACCACTCCAATCATCTATTTTGGAACCAGCTCTAATTATCCGTTCAGGTATCGATCCTGCCCTCCCATAAAAGGTGTTCCACCTGGAACTGTTCGGATATAAAATTGATTAACTAATTCCTTATATATGACTTAAAGGGTCGCCCCTCCAAGTCAATGTGAAATCATCCTTTTGTATCTGGGAAGAAGTATTCTCTGAACTTATGATAATCACGAAGCTTCTTATTTGCAACGGATACGGACGGATATGTTTGATGGAAGACCCTTTCAATCGTCTCAATATCACCGCTCTGAATCTCTCCGTTTTCCAGCTCGTATGTGTATGCCCGGTTAAAGATTCCAGACCAGTAAACCTTGTCATAGGCAAAGAGGTTGATTTCTTCTCCGCCGCTCTTTCCAAAGTTGCGAATCAAAATACGCAGCGTTTTTGTATCAACTCGATCCGCACGGCATGTGCGCAAAAGAAAATCGGAATACACATACTTGAGTGTGATTACGCCTCTGCCCTGGGATTCATAACTGGTGGAGTCTCGATACTCCTTGATATAGTCCATGATGGTTTTGTTCGGGAAATATCTGCGGCCTTGAAACTCAATGCAGTCGTCCAGGACTTCTGCCTTTTTCATCGCAACAGCTTCCTCAGCGGAAAAGCCACACCAGGCCAAATAGATTGCCGTGATTTGTGTGCTGAATATTCTGTCGTCAATCCGCTCAGCAACCCATAGGGTGTCGCTGATTGATTGCTGGAGGGAAGAGAAGTCCTTGAAGTACCTTGTGTCGTAGACATGGTTCGATGGAATCATATCATAGGTCACATTTTTTAGGTTATCCAAATACGGCTGGTCAATCAAACCCCTTTCGTTCAACCACTTGATATACCGGTTGACTCTGCTTTTGTATGTGGCAAAAGCATTTAGGTTTGAGACATTCATCTTGCCGATCAGTATTGCGTACTCTTCTGTTGTGTAGCCATCCTCCAATGACTTTCCGATAGATCTCTCTGCTTTTTCAAGTCTCTTCCAGAAAGCATCGTACACCGATACAGACTGCTCCGAGAAATTCTCATTACCAGACTGGATGTACTGGCTACGGTAACTACTGTTATCCACGTGCCATCCTCCTATTTCTGATTGCCACTATGGAGTAGATTAGTTTACTCCTTACGAATGTTAATATAGCAGATGATCCGCCGTTTGTCAATAGGAAATAGCAAAATTATTTTTGCTTTTTCCAGGAAGCGAAAACACTGCTATAATATTGTGCGTACTCTTGACTTAGGCCAGAGCACCCGTTGGCAAAGAATGCGCTTAGCACCTCTTCCACCTCGTCCCGATCTGCCAAAACCGGAATACGAGCATTCAATTTCTTCCCGCACACTACATCGCCAGATGCGTGTGCTGTCAAACGAACCTGGCTGCGCTGGATATTGAACATTATGTTCAATTGCTCATTTTGGATCACTTCTTCATATGGGAAATCCTTGACTTTATGTAACTCCTGCTGTGTCATCATGCCATACGCTGCGTTCATCATCTCCAGCCTCATTTCTCCCCATGGGCGGCAGGGAAGCAGCACACGGCTGGAGGATACACTTGTTAAATCGAAATCACCACTGGTCATCCGCTTGGATTCTACGCCGTTTCGTACTACCATTACTACTTTTCCTCCAAAACTTTTTGATTGACTTACGGGAAAATATGAGCTATAATAATTCAACAAGCGATAATAAAGTGTCGCTGTGCCTTTCACTATATCAGAAAATATTAGCCATGTCAACAGCGAAACGATAAAATATTATCTTTTGGAGGGACGCAGAATGGAGTCCGTGCTTTATACCAGGATAAAAGAGCTTTGTGAAAACAGAGGCATTTCGATGACAAAACTCTCAGAGGATCTTGGCATCGCCGCCTCTCTGATCCGTAAATGGAAAACAACAACATCACCTTCCGTCGATAAAGTCAAAATGATTGCTGAATATTTTGGTGTATCTGCTGACTACCTGATCGGCCTGTCCGACATCCAAGACTCCGCAGAAAAGCTGGTCGGAGATGAAGACTTTGTATCTCTGCAAAGAGCCAAGTCCAGGATGTCTCCGCAGGACAAGGAACGTATGATGGGTATGCTGCGCCTTGGATTCCACGAGGCTTTCAAGGACGAAGAGCAATAAGTCCTGTTTATCGGACACATGATTTGATATAGTTGCAATGAGTACCTGGATGGAGGTGTATCAATGATCCGATATCCGTTTATCTATAATCAGGTGTTGCAGATATACAGAGACATGGAACAGATTAGATTCCCGATTGAGCCAGACAACATCATTTCAAGATTTTCAAACTGCCGTATTAGAACCTATCAGCAATTTGCTCAAACAAACGGCTGTTCTATTCGGGACGTTATCTTGCTATGTGAAAGCAAATCGGGATGTACCCACTATGATGTGGCGAACAATCGATATCTGATTTTATGGAACTCAGACAACGCCGACAACAATGTTTCTGGAAGAAAGAGATGGACGAAAGCCCACGAGCTTGGGCATGTGGTTCTGAAACATCTTCCATTGGTCGCAGAACCTATGCTTGCTGAGCACGGATTTTGCCCGATGGAGACATCCGATTTTGAGATTGAAGCCGATCAGTTTGCGGCCACCCTGCTTTGTCCAATGCCGCTGTTTGCTATGCTTGAAATCAAATCCCCACTGGATATCCAAAGAGTGTTTGGCGTTTCCAACGAGGCATCCAACCACAGATGGGACGAATACATCAAGTGGTTGCGGTATCGGAGAAAAACCGCATGGGAGAATGACATGAAGCGGGTTGCCATGCAAAAGGGGATCATATTACCCTGACAAATTTTGCGCCGCAGTGCCGTTTCAATATCTCAGCCGGCGTTAGGCCGTTCTGCATGGTTCCATAACAGATCGGCTTTCGGTTGCAGTATATGTAATACTTGCCGTCCAGAATTTGAACGCCCCACAAATCCTTTGTCCTGGTTTCTGTGCCGTTCATCTTCTTCATCATCACGAACTCATCCACACTAATTTCTCCTGCACATCCATATGTTTTATCATGTTCCTGACAGCTCCCCAATTAAGGGGAGCTTGTTCTTTTCTCCAGCTCATTTAACTCACGGTTAGCCTCACCAATAGTGTCAGCAGAGAAAACGAACCGCCCGCAATCATCCAGCACTTCAATGTGTCCGCCGCGATTCACAAGGTTGTAAAGCATTTCAATCACCTCCTATTACATCTACCGTTTATCAACGGTATAAATTAACCATCACGCTATATTTTGTTCGCCCCATTTGAGATACATTTTTCCATTCTCATCCATTTCGCGGGACATAAGTACAGACAGGAGATCGTAGTCCACGCCGAACCGCTCATAGATTTCATCCAAATCTGTGTCCTGCCCGCGCATGAAGAGGTTGAGCTTTTCCTTTGCCAACACCATCTGCATCTGGTTTGACTCAATGCTTCCAAGATAGGTGACAAAATAAATGTTCTTCATCCGGGTGGAGTTGTATCGAATAAACCGCATATAGAACTGGCTCATCCGAGAGTTGTTGTAATGCAGCTCAGGAATGATTACAGTATCCACAAACTCAAAGTTTACAGAAGATGGGAGACTTTGCTGGGTGCAGAGCAGGATTCCGTTCCCGCTTTCTTTCAGCGTTTTCCGAAGCTTCCGCCTGGCCGCAAGAGTCGTAGTCGATCCCGTGACCACAAACAGCGGTCTATTAGGAAAGCGGTCACGAATGGCATCCGCATATGCGTTGACCACGTTCTTATGACGCACACCGATAGCCACAATCTCGTCCTTTGCGTCATCCAGCATGTCCATTACCTTGGCAATTTTTGTAGGCAATCCGCCATGGTATTCCTCCACCGTGTTTGGGGCAGCGCTGATTCTAAGGAGCAAAGTAATTTGCTGGATCAAGCGCATCATAGCGTCTTTACGCAGGTTCCCAGTAGATGCAAAATACCTTCTGCGCATCCGTTCAAAAAATTCAATCGCAGTTTTGTATACCTCGCGCTCCGCATCGGAGAACCGCACTGCAACCTGGTGTATCTTCTTGATGTCTTTTCCAGACACCTCCTTAAAAGTCCTGGTGATAACAAAACGATCCAGAATCTTTTTCAGTTCATCCGCATTGAAGATATCCTGATTGCGCTGGGCGACACCAAACACCGTGATCTTCTCAGGAAGATGGCTTTCCGAAAACAGCTTGAACCCCTTGCTGTACGGCGGAATGGGCATTCCATAATTTTCGTTCGGGTATTCGTGAAGCCCTTCCTCAATCCCGTCCTTCTTGCTATATCGGTCATAGCGATACACCGACTGGCACCAGGAGATCATATTCACCGAATTGTTATAGGCCAATTCAAGCTGAGGGAAAAATTCAGCGATATTATTTCTGGTGCTGGTTCCGGTCATCAGAAGTTTGAACCTACAACGACGAAACACATTCAGCACCGCCTTTGCCCGTTTGCTGGATGGGTTTGTCATTTCGTCGCTCTCATCAAAACAGAGGGCGATTTTCCCACCATGGGCTTTTACCCAGGACTTAATTTGCCGCTGATACTTGGACAGCATGTTTAAGGTGATAATGACAAAATCTCCGCGCTGAATACGCTCCAGGTCTTTAATACGATTTACCATCACATAGGGGAGATGGTAGCTTTGCAACACCACATCCCAGTTGTTCTTGATAGAGATCGCAGAAGACACTACCCAGGTACAAAATGCGTTCTGCCGCTCCATCCGATACAATCCAGACGCAATCCCAGCGAGGGTTTTGCCGGAGCCTTGCTCCCACTGAAGAAGCATATTTCTTTTTTGCAGGACAAGATTTAGGTCATGCTTTTGGATATCGTTGAGATAAATCTGTTCGTCGTTCTCGCTGTCGTATACAGTGAACTCAGCCAGAAATCGCCCAATATTCTCATCCATCACCATGGAGGACAAGGGCTGCTGTTCAATCTGGTATTCCTTCTGACGGCGGCGGATCATCTTTGCAAAGCATCCAAACTCTGCCGCATCCATTTGGTCATATACGATCTGATAAATGGGGGTCGGCTGTTTCATCTGCTCCGACATACTGCGGGACATCTTCTGGCTGTACGCCTTGTAGCCGATAGAATATCCATAGTTCACCATGCGGATCACATCTTGAGGTTTCTTTGCGTTCTGTTTACGCACCGTATTCCGAAGATAGGCAAGCACTTTTGCCTCAGTGATTCTGACGCGGCACCACTCTTTGTAGGACATATCTGCGGGCTGCTTCTGCGTGTAATACTTGTTGATATACTCACAACATTTCACATACTTTTCCTGCAAAGCTGGATGGGATTTGATTGCATACAGGTATTTCTTTACCTGGTACATGAAGTCGCTTGAAGCGCTGTTTTGCTGAGATAACTCCAGTAAAATATGAGAACGATTTTTACGAAACAAAGTTTGTGCGCCATCCAAAAATGAGCCGCGAACCTGCTCCACGCCTGCGCTGTTCAAGGACACGCCATCTGCAAACATTTGAGTGGAGTATGGAGATGCAGTCCATCCGTCCTGGTTGCTGTTGCGCTGCCAGAACTGCACCTTTGTTTCATATCCATTGACTCCAATGGAAGAGAAGGTGTCCTTGTCCAACTTGAACTGACCAAGGAAACTGAAGTTCCGTTCCAGCTCCTTAATCATATTGCCGTCAGAAAAGTCATCCGCCAGGAAAGAGGATGGGACAACAAGCGCCATGATACCCATAGGCTTCATCAGCTCCGCAGCCTTTTGACAGTAATAGAGCTGAGATAAAATCTGGTTCTCATCCACCCACCAATAGAGGTTGAACGGCGGGTTGCCAACCACATAATCAAACTTGATATTGGGCGAATAGCTTCTGATATCCCCATAGGTCAGGTTTGCCTTGGGATAGAGATATCTCGCCACCTTATACGCCTTGATATCCAGCTCGCACCCATACAGGTTGCTTTCCATCGGAGCAAAATTGAAAAAGCTGCCCATTCCACAGGTGAGATCCGCAATGATATCCGTGTCGCCGGGGTTGAGGCAGTCCATGATGAACTTGCACACCTTGGCGGGGGTGAAAAATTGGCCGTTCTCAATCTCTTTCTTTGCGCTGGAGTATTCATAGTAGCTGTCAAAGTCAGAATACTTCAGGCCATGCAGTCCACCGTCGCCGGTATAGGCATTGTAGATATCCTCGCGTGTAATTCCAGAGGATTCCGCAAGATCATTGTCGATCAGATATAAAATCTTGTCGTTTAATTCCTGACGGCTGGCTTGAGGAATCGACTGGTTTATAATCTGGTACTTCATATGCTCAACTCCTGGATTTTGTTATATGGATGGAGGCTTTTACGGAGACCTCCAAGAACCGTCTCTGTTATATCTACCAGAGAAATAGGAAATAAATAAACCGGATTGCTTAACTAATTCCTACAAAGCTCTAAAAATTCCGGCTTTGTTTTTTCCTTGATTTCTTTCCACACATCCGAAAACGCAAGCTCATGCGTCCATACCGGCCTGCCCAAAAGCTGTTCGATGTACTGGTGCAGATCGGCAAAGTCGCACATAAGAACGCCGGTATATGCGGATACGACACACTTCTCCCGCTTCGTCATCCAGTTATACCTCCGTCCCAAGAAACTCATCCGCAAACTGGCGGGCATACTCTTCGCTGGTGAAACGCACATCCACGCGGCCATTCTTGAAGCACTTGATACTCTTTACCTTTTCCATGAAGCACTTGCGCTCCGTCTCCGTGGTAGTCCAAGACCATCCAAGAAGGTCGTGGAAAGCGGCTGGGATATAGTCGATCTGCCCATACTCAAAGTAGGCAATGGCGCGGAGCACATCTTTCATGCCATCCGCCAGCTTGATTTCATACTCGCCATTGTGCCACTGTTCATGCCAGCTATCAAAAGAACAGGCATAGCGAGTGAAAGACAAGACTGCTTTCTTCTGTTCAAAGTCTCTCTTTCCAGTGTAGGAGTTCCACGCCTCTTTATGGCACTTTTCTTTCAGTTCATTGAGCGCTTTTTCCTGGAATGAGAAACCTCCAAGCTGGACAAAAATCTCGTCAAGCACCTGCTTATAGGAGATTTCAAGGCTCTCAATCTGCTCCGTATACTCCTTCGCATCGTCCTTGCTGGAGTAACGCGGTTCTTTCGGGATAAGGTGTTCGATGACAACTCCATTGTCCAAATCCACATGGTAAGTCTTGCAGAAGTAGGAGACGATTTTGGCAATGAATGTGGCGTGGCTCTTCCGTAGTAAATCGTGGAGACTGGTCAGGCTTACGCCGCCCCGTCCGTCGTAGACATAATTGGTATATACCTCTCTGTCTACCGATTCCAGAATGTCATTCTGTTCTTTGATGAAGCGCTCGGCCACCTTAATCATGTCCTTGAGCGCCTTACGTCCATGGTCATAAGCGGCCTGCTGCACCTCGCAATAGTGCTTATCGCTTTTTGAAATTCTGGATTCCGCTTTTACTTCCACGGCTGAAAACTTATCGAGCAAATTCATCCGTATCACCTCCATCATTGTTATTCCCATTCTCTTCCTTGTTGTGCGCAGCAGCGGCCAGCGCCTCACGATATGCGGCATATGGATTCTTTGCAGACACAATAGCCTGCGAATAGAATGCGCCGATTCCATCGTACAGAAGCTTCAAAAACATCAGGATAATCATAATTGTAAGCATATCGACACCTCCATTAAATTCTATGTTTTGCAAGCGGCATCACCAGCGCATGAACCCCAGAGGAAAAGTCCCAAAGGGTATCGTCGCTTCCAACCATCAGGAAAGGGAATGGCCGGCTCTTATTCCGGTTGAATCCAAGATAGCAGACAGGGTGCTTGCCCACACACTCCAGCGCATCACGAACCAACTGGGCATCGAACACACCGACGATTTCCGAACCATCCAGACGAACCGCCTTGAACATGACCTCGCATCTCGGATTGTAGGCCAGCGTCCGGCTGTTCTTTCCCTCTTCCTTGTGCTTGGCAATCTGTTCTTTGATGTAGGAAAGGTCTGGTGTATCATACCGAACATCGTCCAGATCAACGGAGAAATAATCGCCGTTACCAACCTCATCCAGAAACACACGATATACGGCATCTGCCTCTTTCGGGTAAGCGCCGGGAGTAATGGGGCGCTGGGTACTATAGTATCTCATGCTGTTTCCTCTCTTTCTGTTTCTGTCGTGACGTCTTCTTCGCTTTCTTCTTCGATTTCTGTTATGCCAGAGTCATCGAAAAGCCCAACCAGAACACGCGGCTTATACTTTCTATCCGCCATATTGGTTTCCACCGCCTTGATCTCGCTGTCCAGGGTTTTCATGCTTGCCAGCAGCCCGGTCGATAACACCAGACTTGCAATTTCGAGGTGGTCTTTTGCGTTCCTGCGGCGGATACGGATTTCCTGGAGCTGTTTGTAGAGCTTATAGCCATCCGACGCACTGACATTACAGAATTCAATCTTGTGAAGAACATCCAATGTCTCCTGGTCACACTTCGACACCTCTGAACCGTAGTATCTTGGCAGCGATGCAAGCTTATCAAACGAGGACAGAGTGGCGGATAAAAACGACTTCAGCTCTTCAAACTCCTGCTGAGCCGTCTCTTCCGTGAATGAATAGCTCGTGTTGTAAATATCTGTCAGGTTGTCCGTTGACAGAATAGCAATCGCTTCAATAGGAGGGAGCGCCAGTGCGTGGGGAGGGCAGCTCAGAAAATTTGAAGCATTCTCTTCCGTCTTAAACTTTGTCGCTTTGCTGAGACGGCCAACCCATGTGGATGGGTGCTTGATATATTTGTTGGTCTGTTTATTGAATATGACGTAAGGCATATTTATCACCTGCTTATATCATTGATTTCCCCAGCTCATCCTAAGGATTTCGGCATCCGACATGAGATAGCCGCGATTTTTTGCGTACTTCTTCATCCAGTAGATTTGCCCATTGTACTTCACCAAGCGGCCATCATGCCCATTCCGATTGTATTTGCGGCCTACCATGTCATCCGCTACCTTTTGGGCATCTTCATGGATTTTATCGGTGAAACACCTGGTATCATACTGAATGGAAACACACAGGTTTTCCAGGCCGGAGAAATTCTCTTTGAGAAGTTCAAGAACCTTGTTGCATAGTTCCACATGCTGCGCCGCAGAACACTTCTTATTGAAGTTCAGCGTCATGTAGGAATAGTCTCTTCCAGTCAAGTCAGAAGTGCGGCATGTGGTATTGAAGTCGTTGCACCAGAAAAACAAATCCCACTTGTCGCTGTCATATGGGACACCGCAATCAGAAAACTGGTATAGGACAAACGCATCGGCAAGCTTTTCAATTACCGGCCTCATGTAGTTAGAACGCATGACAGCGCCCTCTATGCAATACGCATTCCACTGCTCTCTGGTAGAGGAATCTGCAATGCGCTTGTTTTCCTCTTTCTGCTCCTGGGTATATTCATAAGTCAGGCGGATGGAGAAGAGGTCATCCTCCGCATAACCACGGGCAACAAATTCATTGTCCAGTGCATTGACATAAGAGTGATCGTGATTGATAATCATTTGAATGCCTCCCTTCATTATATCTACCGCTCATCTACTAAAAATCTTAACCTTAAAATAAAAAAGACGCTGAGATTTTTCAGCGTCTTTTTGGAACTGGTCAATCATATATGAAGTTTTCTCTTCCGATGTACTCTCCAGCCTCATAGTCTTCATCACTGTAACCGGAATACCAGGTCAGCTTTCCATGTTTTGATTCAAGGTCGGCCAGGAGATTCATACAGTCTTCTTCACTGCCTCCGCCAACTGTGACATCGAACCCGTCTTCGTATTCACCGCACATTCTCCACGGTTCCAAGATATTGCTTCTGATATCAGAAATGGTATTGTTATAAATCATTCATTCCACACTCCCTCAATGCCGAACGTGAATCTGATGATGCTATCCTTGATACCGGACATAAAAACGCTATCCGCCATTGCGCACATGGCAGTGAACACCTTTAGCTCCTGCCCGCGCAGAGAGGCCAGACGGCGAATCTCCATCGTGATAATGGCATTGGGATGAGAACTGGACACCGGCTCTATATCAATGTCCACGACTTCCATGCTATGGGCTTTCATCCACCGCGCCGCCATGGAAACTTTTTCGTGTCGCTGCACCTTGCTTAAATCGGCTACGCGGCCATTGAAAAACTCATTGTCGGTTAGAATCCTGTCCAGCTCTTCGTCTGAAAAGAAATCCCGGACATCCACATCCGCCTCACGGGATTGCTTTACTTTTTCCTGATAATCCGCCTCCGCCTTTTCCTTGGCCTGGGCGATACGAGCGGCCATACCGCCGCCGTTGAATACATCCGACATGTCAATCACCTTGCTGTTTACCATATTGCCTCCATATTATATCAAAAACTTATTGAATCCACAACTGCTTATCTTCTGGGAGCGACGGCCTGCAAAAGTCTGGAGCGGTTTGTGTCTTCCACCTGTCCATACAGAGCGGCTCCGTTGCCAAACCGCGCCCTTAGATACAGCTCGTCAAATCCGTATTCCTTTGCCAGCTTCCGCAGAATCCGACACACCTTATTGACCTCGCTATTGTATCGGCGAATCGCTACGCTGCGGTACATATCAAAGTAATATCGGCAGTCCTCGTTGTCCATCTCCGTTGGGTCATCTGTGGTTTCCACATAAAACTGGACACCATAATAATGCCCAGGCAAAACGGAAATCTTGTGGAAAACCAGACTTTCGTTGACATCATCATCAAGACGGGATTCAATATCCGAAACGGTTTCCTGAACCTCGATCTCGTCAACGAATATTTCTTCCTCAAGCTCTCCGCCGCACTCTTCGCACACATCGTTGTCGCTATCCTGGTATAATCCGCAATGCTTGCAGCATTTAATTTCGGAAGTAAACTCCCTTGCAAAGAGAGGAAAGCTTTCCATCGTCATGTAGTTTGCAGTTGCCATCTGAAATACCTCCTTCTATTATATCATCCGCCGAACACGGGGAATTCTTAACCAGATAATTAAATTATCCGCAGACCGCCTTGCGGCGGTTTCGTCGTTTACGACTCATCAGTGCGGCTTACCAAACATCGCCCCAGCCAGGCTGATTGGACAGCTCATTAAATTCTTTCTCCAGCTTATCGGCCTCATCCTGTTCGCCCTCGTCCGGGTAATCGGAAACGTCCAGATCATACACATCCACATCAACGCCAGCGTTGGAGATGACGGACTGAACCATTCCTTCATGCACCTTGATTGCGACCTGGACATCCATGTTCTTCTCATGAATTTCCCAATGCTCGAACTCGTTCTTGCAGTAGTCGCTAATGCTTGCGCTGACATCGCTGCATTCCCAGCTCTGTTCGTCGTTCTGTTCGCTTTCGGCATCAATGCCCCATTCCTTGAGCGCGGTCTGCCAGAAATTACGCATGGATTTCTGCGCTTCCTCCTTGCTCAGAAAAGCATCCGTGTCTACGCCCCAGCTATCGCCGTCCACGACATGAATCAGTAAATAAATTTTCATCTTCAGCACCTCTATTATTAAACTCATAAGAGAAGAGGAAGCCCTCAAATTTTCATGAGGGCTTCAAACTCTTTCTTTCTCTTCTGTTCTATTTCCTCCACGCGGTTAGGAAGAAAGTTCATCATCTTTGCATATTCTAAAGCTTCAGACTTGGCTTTTGATATGCTTCCGCAGACTGGTATGCACGGACACCCTTTTGCATGAGCATACCACATACCAGACTTGGGATCTTTGCTTACAGTATACGCACGGGTCATTATCGAACACCAACCAGGCTGGTCATGCGATCCAGTAGCTTGTGACCGTCCATGATACGCCCCCAGTTGTTTTCCTGATAGCTCTTGGAGGCGCGACGGGGAGCGGAGTGGGAAACCATGTCGCTCATTGCGTTTACCACACCCCAGCCGGTGTTCAGGAACTGGGCGATATCCGGGCGCAGGTAACAAATCATAAACTCATCCTTGGCTTTCTGAACGCTGTTCTTCTTGCGGTCAGAATCGTTCTCATCCACGGGGAACATCTCGTCAAGCAGCTTGTTCAGCTCGTCATCCGTGACCTTGGTATTCGCCAGCCGGTCGGCATACTCGGCCAGCTCACCCATGTAGGAATCCGCCATCTCCAGGCACATCCGCGCCTCCTGCATCTTGTGGTCGATATCTCCAACATGCTTGGTAGACCAGCTACGGGAAGCAGTATTCAGCGCCAGGTTCAGGGTATTGTTGCACACCACGCGGATGGGGGTCATGCACACGCGGATAGCACCGGAACCATCATGGGTATTGGAGAAGCAAAGATACGGCTCCACATCATCACCCACAATCTTCTTAGCGGGCATCCGTGCCAGCAACCAGATTTTTTTGCCATTCTGAAGACTGCCAGCAGTTTCATAGCGGACATCGCCGCCAATCAGCTCGTCGGTGAAGCTGAACGCCTCCGCATTCTGCACGATCTGGTAGCGGTCAGATACGACACCCAGCACAGCGCCGTCAGAGCTACGGACATTGGCCTTGAAGTTCTCGATTTTCGCACCGCCGCACACCTGAATGCTTCTCTGCTTTACCTCCCAGTCCAGGCCAGCCAGACGGAGCGCATCAGCACTGGTGGGCGCTTCCTCAACGCAAGTCCCAAGGCCGTGCCACGGCTTCTCACGAACATAAAACATAGTCTCAACATTTGCTGCCATTTGAATTACCTCCTAAGTATTTTGGTTGTAGGTTGTAGGTGAATTTGTCTTCCTATTACATCTACCGCTTGAGCGCGGAAAAAATAAACCAACTGCTAAAATTTATTTTTCATCGCACAGAATCAAGACTTCATCCTTGCTCCAGCCATTCTCTTCGCAGGCTTTCCAATCGTCCTCCGAAAAGTCCAGGGTGGAGCCGACGCTGCTATGGTAGTCCATGATAGCATAGGGGAGACCTTCATCCTCCCATTGCCAATCCAATACGCCATAGCGCTGGAGATACCACGCCTTGCTTTCTTCAATTTTCTTTCGCAGAGTAATCATCAGAACACATCCTCATCCAGCAGAATCTCCGCAATATTGATGGAATCCACACCGGTCATATCGATTTTATCAACCAGCTTTTTCATGGCCTCCTGCCTGGAATTTGCGGATACGATATAGCCACGCGCCTGATTGCAAAAGCGGACAACGACGGAGAATTTCGGGATATAAACATCCTCCATGAATTCCTCTTTCGTCAGGCCGTCCACTACATCCTTGCCGCAAACAGGGCAGGGGCAGAAGGTATGGCCGGGGGCAACCTCTTCTGACTGCAAAATGTCGGTGGAGAACCAGCGACCGCAGCCCTCGCAATTGGTAATGGCATTTACTTCCCACTCTTGATCGTGGCACTGCTCACACTCGATATATTCGCGGTCAGTCCCCTCGTTGATGGTATAAACGGTATCTTCATCCTCATTGATAACGCGGCCGCACACGGCACAAATCTTAATCTTCATTTGAAAAGCACCTCCTATTATATCTACCGCTATAAATGCGCAAAAATAAACCGCTTATAAAAAATAAGCGGTGAAATATGGGGTAGGGTTTTTGAACGGAACCCTCCAAAACCGTATCATATCAGGCCGGCACAGCTTCCACCTCCGTCTCATTCTTTACAGCGCTGAGCCGTGCCTTTTCAGCGGCTTCAGCCGCAGCCTGACGCTGCCGGTCATACCGCTTGACGCGCTTCTCAAATTCCGCATCGGAATCCATCGGCATGTTGCAGGTTTTTCCGCCAGCCTTGCCGATAACTCCCTTGGCAGGAGCGGCGGGCATCACATCGTTTTTGAAAACCACGCCATGCACACCGGCATATTTTCCCAGGCCAGACTTCTTCGGATTGCTATTCATATTCAGTTCCTCCTTATTATTCATGGGCATCGCCCATTGATTCACAGAATTCCTTAAAGGTTTTCTTTGCGTTGTATCTCTCGATAAACGCATCATACTTGGAGATTAACTCCTGGGTATCTCGACTGCCCTCCCTTAACTTGAGAATTTCATCCTCCATGGCCTTATTGATATTGCTTCTGATGTAGTGGCCTAATGAAGATGAATCAAAATATGTTTCCCGAACGACTTTGCCATCCAGCAAAATTTCTTCAAACAGCCTAACATCGTATGTGGCGTCTGAGAAATAATGCACAAGGTAAAAAGTGATTGCATCGTCCAGGCTGGAATACTTGCGGGATTGATAGCGCTCCCACGGCTCACCATGGTTGAAGATCCCCTTGCAGATGTAGTCCCAATCCTTTTTGTTATTCACGAACTCGACGGTATATCTTGTTTCAATATCCACGGCGCTGTCCTGGTAGGAAACCATGAAATTTCACCTCCTATTATATCTACCGCCGAATCCAGGTGAGAATTTACTCACCCTCAGAAAAATTTTCGTTTTCAATATCTCCGCCGATGCTGAACACCTCATAGGCGGCAGACTCCAGACGGCTGATAGAGGCCGTGGCGGTCGGCTCCCGCTCCTTGATTGCGTCCGCCTCCGCCGTCATGATGTCATTCACCAGATTGAACGCATCCACAACGTCATCATCGGAAACAATCAAAACGGAATACTTTCTTTTAATCTGCTCCAGCGTTTCCTTTTTCAAATACATGGTTACATCTCCTTATGAAAATTTTTGTTGAATGTATCATAGTATGCGGCAACGCCATTCCAGTCATCGTAGCGCACTTTTTCCTTTTGTCCGCCGCACTCAAAAATCAGGTTAGCTCTCGGCTCGCTGCCGTCTTCAAATACCCGGCGCTTTCCGCATATATACCACTTTGCAAACGGTTCACGCCTGGACACCTCGCGCAGATAATAGCGGCCATCCTCACCGCGATACACCTGCCGACCGGTTCCCGCCTCAACTTCCACAAACTTGACGGGGATAATTTTGTCCGGGTTTCTGGCCTGGTCATTGTAATAATTGTTTTGTGACACCTCCAGGCACCACATATCCATGGAGGAATAGTGCTGAAGTTTGGCATTTTCTCTTATGTAGTCTTCACCCAGGCGCATATAGGTATCAAGTCCCATAAAGAGAACACCAACATGAGAATCATCATCAATGGCCGTGATTTTTACCTTGTCATCCAGACACGACGGACGCATCCCGATAAGCACATATTCTTTTTTGTCTCTGTCCGTGGGAGAAGAAAAGGAAACAATCATTGTACCATCTTCCTTTCGTACTTTTCGATCTGCCGCATGGTCAACCACTCCGGCTTTCCATCCTTGGGAAAACTATTCCAGATTGCTTTCATGTAGGCGATCTGAAGCTGCACACTTCCAGCCCACAGGTATTTCTCCACCATATTGCCAAAGCCCAGGAAATACTCGCAGTCCATCTTCATCCTGGACAACAGTTGATAGCGGAAGATTTCATCCTGATGGACAACCAGGTTGATTTCATACTGCTGTCGCTCAGAAATTGGGTTCATAACATTGCAACTGCATTTCGCAGTCTTCATATTCAACATTGCAACCACCTCCTATTATATCTGCCAGGCCAGTGACGAAAATCTTAACCTTGAAAATAAAAAAACGGGGAGTCATCCCCGTTTTTTATTTCAATCCACAGCATACACCAGCTCTACGCCGTCACGGTCAGCGAAAAACTTTTCGGCCACCGGACAACGGCTGCACAGCGCTCGATTGCATTCACCAGGGGCGCGGCAGGCCGCACCATTCACGCCGCAAATCTCAGGGACTTCTCCCTTTGCGTGAAGAACAATGCGCTTACCGGTCAGCTTTTCAGTAACCAGGCGCTCCAGATACCACAGGGCGGTTTTGTCATCGCTGAAAATCTGGTTCCCAATCTTCCATCCCCATCTGCTTCCATAATGCTCAGGGTCTTTCTCCACGGGGATCTCAGCGCCATTGCTTAAATGAATCATCCAGTGCTTTTCGTCCAGCACCTCCGCATTAAGATAAAGGCTATCTGAAACATACATCTCGACCATGATACAAACCTCCATATCTTTTTGGCTTCCTATTACATCTAACGCACGACAACGGCAAAAATTAACCAGTAAAATAAAAAAACGACGCAGATTTTCTGCGTCGCATATGTATTCCTATTCAGTTTTCTTATTCGCCGGAGAGAATGGCATCCTTAAAATTTTCCACGGCTTCATCTTTCAAAATCTCAGAATAGTGGGTGCTGATAGCGATATATTCATCCGAAAGACTTTCCCTGGTAGCGGTCAGAAGATTGTGCGCCTCTTCCACGGTTCCGCCAAACTCATCCGCAGAAAAACCCTCTTCCACGAAAAAATCCACCATTGCGGCCTGGGCAGACTTCAGCGCATCTTCCGCACCCGTCCCATCCGCATAGGAATTCCAGGCGGACATCTCATCCATCGCCAGATTGAACAGTTCATCATGCTTTTCAACCGCCGCTTCTGCCGCCGCTGCAATTTCTTCCGCGCTTCCAGACTCAATGATATCATACATTGTAGTCCGCTCTTTCTGTTCTGTTACAGAGCAGGCGCACAGAAAACACATCAGCATGACAGAAATAAAAAGACAGCACTTCTTCATCTTTCCGCCCTCCAATCGTGGTAGGTGATAGCACCATTCTATCACCCCCACGACGATAAATCAATCTTAAATCACACCAAGGTTTTTCAGGGCGGCTCGTCCAACGGTTTCAATATGAACATCGTGGCATCCGTATTTATCATACCAGGAGCAAAGCACCTCCGTGCCGACAAACGCCCTCAAACAATCCCAGGCCAGCCGGTTTTCAAATACCTTATACCGCCCGCTTGCCTTGAGCCTGGGCGCATAGGCTTTAATCTGGTCAATATTCTTTTGAAAGACAGCTTGAACGCCGTCCAGCTCAGCTTTTAACTTCATACTCCTGCACCTCCTGAGCATCCATTTCCCTGATGTATTCGATTTTTGCGCCACGCAGCTTCCATGCCTTGATATACTCGCGGCCACGCTGCCGGGCTTCCGTCTTATTCTTTGCGGTGCATTTCATCTCACCGCTTCCGCCGTCCGCATCGCTGATACATACGGCATAGTGCTTCACATCGTCCACGATCTCAAAGGAAACGCCCTCGATAAAGAGGACGGTTCCATGGCCTGGGAGAAAAGCGGTGCGCCTGCCTTTCCACTCAGGATGATCGCCGCGAACATCTTCAAAGGTTCCGCGATACGCTTTCGGGATTGCAAGGTATTGAGATTTTGTAATTCGCTCCATGGTTTTATCCCTCCTATTATACCTACCAGGTTAAAACGGAGATAATTTACCATCCATCAAAGATTTATGATGGAAATGGTGAGGTCAAACAGATAGGCTTTTATCTCGTTGATAAAGCCCTCTTTTGTGTCCACCACATGGAAGATAAACTCCTTTTCAATCCGCCTTTGCAGACGCTTCCACTCCCAGGTCAGCACCAGCTTATTGGGATAGTTGTCAGCGATAGATGGAGTGATGGTAAAGGTGTTTTCACCAATCGCAGGGAGAATGTCATCCGTGAACGCCTCCAGCGCCAGGAGAATTTCATCCAGAATATCTTTCCGCTTTTCAAGAATCAGCGCTTCATTCATTCCAATCATTTCAACCGCTCCAATCCATTAAATTTTGGTTTCTGTTATATCACACAATCCAGAATGACAAAAATTAACCGGAAAAATAAAAAAGGCGGGGAATTTTTCATCCCCGCCAGTCTGTTACATGATGAAAGGGCTGTTCAGCTTGTCGCGACCCTCTTTCATCAGAGCCAGCGCCTTGGCATCGTCCACCGTGGAAGCGATTTGACAAAGCACCTTGTAATTCTTCTTGGGCTGCTGCGCCCCGCTATCCACACGATAGCCCAGACCGTTGCCGCGCATCATATCCGTTCCCTCAATCGGTTCATACACCTGCACATGAATAGAGGGCTGCTGCGCCACCGTCCGAAAGTTTTCCACCACATCATGATATCCAACCGTGACGCGGAGAATCCGCCCATCTTCCAATTTGATATCTCGAATGGCCTGCTTTTCGCCCCAGGTGACAAAGTGCATCACATCCAGCCTAAAGCCGCCGCTCAGTTGCCCGTTCCACTTTTCGATCTGCGCCCTCGTGATTTTTGCCATGATAAAATCCTCCTATTCTTTATTCAACGGCGATCCGCTTGCAATCGCCGGAAAGAACACGCTCCAGCTTGCTTTTTACGCTGCCCAGGTTTTCCGCCTGGAGCTTTGCCATGCCGCGCTCCATCTGGTTCGTGCTGCGCCGTGCCACCTGCTCATAGTAGTTGATGGTCAGCTCCAGAGCGCTCACCGTCCAGGTGATTTCCGTTTTCGTCAGCTTTTCCATTCATTACACCTCCAGGCCACGCCGCATCTTCATGCCGTCCACAACGGCACAGATCGCGCTCATTGCGTCCATATAGGCATCCATTTCCTCATACTTGCCATCCGCCCGACTGCTGCTCGACCACTGCCCATAAAGCATCACGGCCATATCACGGATGTTTTGCAGCTCAATGTCCGTCCGGCCATCCAGCTCCAGCACTTTCTTGACTTGCGCCGCCTCTTCCTGGTCAATCCAGCCACGCTCTTTCGGTTTGAAGTTTTCCTTTAACTCCATGATGGAGTGAAAATCGGTTTTGGTTGTCATGGTAACATCTCCTTCTGTTATATCTTCCGCCGTTCATCAAGGGGAATTAACCACAGATGCAAATTTCTTTGGTAAAAATTAAGTACAGTCCAAAAGGCAGGAGAAGAACAACCGCCGTTGCATCCCTATCTTCCGGGGTCTTTCCAGTAGCACACACCAGGCAAATCAGGATGGAGAGAAGCACGAAAACCAGCCCATAAAGTTTCTGTTTCCGCATCAGCTTCCGCCGCTGTTCCCGTGTTTTCCGCCGCATCATCCGTGTATTTTCCATTTTCTGTTCCCTCCGTCTGTTCTACTTATTAAAAGAGATTCACACCATCAGGCATGATATAAAGGCTGCTTCCGCTATGCTCGACCTTCCAGCCCTCCAGGTGGTAGGCATCCACCATGGGCAGGTAAACGGGATTCTTCCAGCCATCCACCACCAGGCGAAAGTCCAGCCCATCCACCAGGACGGAAACGACTTGACGGGAAACGGTGCCGTCCGTGATAACCACCAGGCCACCGGACGCAATCCACGCCGCCAGCCCCATTTCCAGCGTGGGAAGCTGTTCCACACTGTTACAGCGCTGCATATCGTCATCCACCGCGCCCAGGTTGAACACACGCCCCAGGTAGTAGGCTTTCGCCTCTTCCAACGTCCCATTGAAGCCGGTTTCCAGGCTATCGCCATTTTCAAAGCCGATTCTGAAATACAACATGCTAAAGTCCTCCATTATGATTTCCGCTGTTCTGTTCTTGAAATTAACCAGGGATTTCACTTTTTCAATCCATCCGCCCCAGCGCCGGCGCTCATCCAGCGCCAGGGCTTTCGGATTGATTAACTTATTCCTTACGCCGCCACCATGCCAGAGGCCACCAGGTCAGCGCGGATCTTCTTCAGGCGCTTGCACACCGCCGCCTCAGAGATTCCGATCATGGCCGCAATTTCCTTGCTCAAATAGCCGTCCCGGATTCCCTCAATAATCATGCGGTCTTTTTCGTCCCGTCCGTTCACGAATTCATCCAGCGCCAGCCGGGAAACGACGGCGGGTTCCGTGTTGTCCTTGCGGTTCGTCGCTACGGTTTCCAGCGCGTCCACCTGTTCGCCGTTCTTGTCGGTGATGGTGTCCACACGACCGCGCCCGCGCTTGATATCGTCGTTGTAAACCTTGCGGATAGCGTCTTTTGCGGAGCGATACACCAGAGAGGTGAGAGAGATATTGACCTTGCCAGCCGCCGCCCGCTTTGCGTTCAGCGCTTCCAGATAGTCAGCGTCCAGCCGGTCCGCCAGCTTCAGCCACGCCTCATTCACCAGCCCATCAAGGCCATGGTATCCCAGGAACCACGCTACAGTCTCGTTATACTGCAAGTAGTGATCTTCCGTGCTGTATCCGATCTCGTTCTTTGCCGCCCTCTTGACGCAAGCCGTCAGCATGTTGATCTGCTGCTGCTCGCTCATCGCCTGCCACTGGTTCAGGATGTTGGAGTTCTTGACGTGTTCCCACGCCATTTCCAGACAGATGGAGAACACAGGGCGCAGGCCGCCGGGCTGCTTGTTCGCGTGGTAAATCTCCCACGCCTTGCTCATGACTTCATGCAGATTGTATTTCATGGTAAAAGCTCCTTTCAAATCGTCAGGCGGTTTACGCCGCTGTTTGTCCTTTCTTTTGGGTTCCCACGACCGCCCGCAGGCGGTTTCGGAAAGTCCCCAGCTTTCCATCATCAGGTGGGTTACTCAATCGCGCCACGCTTTTTCAAGTCGTAGAAGCACCAGCGGTTCACAGCCGGTTCATCCATTCCCTTGAACGCTTCCATCTCTTCATCAAACTGCGCCTTGTACCGCTCGATCTCGCCGCGCTGTTTGGCAATGCTTGCACCAAAGTAGTTGTACCCAGCGGCCAAGTCCGCCGCCATGTTCCGCATCATCGTGCCCATCATCGCCTGTTTATCCTCAAACCAGAGGTCAAACCAGTCGTTCCGCTCATTCAATCTTGCCATGCTGTTTAGCTCCTTTCTTGAAGTCCCAGGACAGCGGGGAGAAGTCCCCGCCGCCTGGATTGCTTAACTATTTCCTTAGATGAAGTACATGCTGCCGTTGTACTCAAGCGCTACGGCCTCTTGCCCCATCTCGTGCTTCAGTTCATTGCAGAGGGTAACAACATCGTCAATGTACTTTTCAGCCGCCGCCGTGTCACAGAATGCGAAAACCATCGTTGTTTTCTCAGCCACCAGAGCGCCATTCTCAGCCACCCAATACCCACGGACAGGGGAAGCAGTAGCACCGCCGAAGCACTCAGACAGCAGGCGCGCCACGCGCTCAACCTGGGCGGAGTTGTCGATCTCCTTGTTTACATCGACCGTAGCAGGCACATAGACGGTGATCTTGCTTTTCAGGGGAATAAGGTCTTTCAGTTTCATGGTGTCGATCTCCTTTCAAGATTGCTTAACTAATCCCTTTTGGGGATTCCGCCCGCCGTCCACCAGAGGGGAAGCGGCGAACCGGAGTTGATTTACTATCTCCTTAACTCTGGTACTATTATACCGCACTTTATGGGCGAAGTCAAGAAAAAACCGCTCAAAATTTATCGCTTTTCCCTTGAATAATAACCAAACCTGCAAGGCTTGATCTGTGCAATTTGACGAACGGGATACGCCAGCCACCACGCCCACCGCCTGCCCATCACCCAGCCCAGCCACCACCACCGGCACGGCCTGGACACCCGCCAGCCCTGCACCAAGGCGGAGAGCCTGGAGCCAGGGAAGCCCAGGCGGAGCCAGAGCCAGCACCCAGCAGCCCCCAGGCAGTCAACGCCCAGCAGAGGCCACCAGGAACCAGGGGAGAGCCAGCCGCCAGAGGACGCAAGGCAAAGCCAGCACCCAGCAGAGGCGGAGAGGATGCAAGGCCAGCAGGGGAGCGCCAGCCCTACCCAGCCCAGGGAACCGGGAACGCCTGCGCCCATGCAGAGCCAGCGCCCAGCCAAACACCAGAGCCAGCCCCACCGCCTGCACCCAGGGAGCCGACGATCTGGAGAGGGAGAGAGGGGGAGAGGGGAGAAGAGAGAGGGAGCGCACAGAAAATCACAGCATAAGAGCGCCGCCCACCACCTGCACCCGATGAGGCCACCGCCCAGGCGCTCCACCCATGCCGCCAGCCGTCCCAGCATCCCAGGCCAGACGGCCAGCCCTGGAGAGCGCCCAGCGCCAGGGAATTCAATTCCGCTTTTGTGGAGTATGCGGAACCACCCTTGACCAACGCCGCCCACGCCATCCCAGGAGAGGCAAGGCAAGGGGGACGGTTTACATTTTGACCGGAAAAATCGTGGCGAAAATTTCGCCTTGTACCCCATTCTCCACACCTCTAAATCTTTCACCCAAACAAATTCCTTACATCACCACCTTGTTCATCGTACTATTCTTTGCCTTAAAGATTATTCGAGAACGGGTTCGACTCAATAGGTTGATCATCGCCTATTTCTTTGGAATCAAGATTTCTTTCAACATCTCCTAACGGGTGGATTTGGCAAGGAAATCTGCGTTGAACATCGTGTTATATTTTCACCCTTGCCTTATAAGGAAGCAAATAATCAACTTTTTCACCAGATTTCATTGACAAAGACACCCCGCTCTGCTATAATTATAAACAAGGAGATACCGTAACTTTTGCCCGTACAGCAACGGTAATTTCCATTAGTAAGAATATAGTTAAATTATCTTTTATGGAGGTATCACTATGGAACAGTACACCGAGAATGCAATTGTTACGGTAGCACTTCACCCTGGCCTGGAACAGTTCTTCAAGCAGCAGAGACCTCACAATTACAAGAAGAACGAACGGCAGACCGTATACCCTATCAAGAAGCATGAGGAAATCATTGCTATGGCGAATTGGCTTCTTGAGCATAAGGATCGGAAGTATGTGCTTGCCTTTACGCTTGGCATTAACCTGGGACTCCGAGCCAATGAGCTTCTGTCCTTAAAGATGAACCAGGTTTTCTGCCCTGATGGATCTGTAAGGATGAATGATGATATGGAGGACACCTCTGACGGCATCGAAATCCTACAGAGCAAGACGGGAAAGTTTAGAACGGTGTTCCTTAACCAAGCTTGTAAGGATGCGTTGGAGTGGTGTTTCCCAGAGAGGGGGAGCTATTTACATTGTAATGGCTACCTGTTTCCCAGCAGAGAGGGAGGTTCTATTCAAGTCGGGACTTTTCGTAAGGTTCTGAAAGATGCGGCAAAGGCATGTGGAGTGAAACAGAATGTTGGAACCCACACTTGCCGTAAGACATGGGGCTGGCACCAGTACAAGTACAACTCTGATAAGGCGAATCTCGACATTTCGATGCTTCAGAGAGCTTTCGGACACAGTTCGCCGGAAGTCACCCTCAGATACTTGGGGATCACGGATGAGGAAGACAAGGCTCTGTATCGAAACATGTGTATTCATGTTATTTCAGACAAAGGCTTTGAAGACCATGGTTTTATGAGAACATGAGTAGAGAGGTATTTTTCTATTCGACAATAGAAAAACAATACATGTATCCCCCACCCACTCTAAAAGGGAAGCACTTTTCAAAATTACTTCATCAACGGCTATTTCCACTGTTTTTTAGGGGCGTTTTGCTGAGTGGTTTTCAGCAAAGTTTACATAATTAACTCTCTGTAAGGTCTAAAAGTCAAAGGAGGACGACCCATTGGACATTAAAATCTGCGACGCAATTATGGGAGCGGGGAAGACCAGTGCTGCTATTAACTACATGAATGACTCTCAGGGGAAGTTTATCTTCATTACTCCGTATCTAAAAGAGTGCGACAGAATTATCGACAACTGCCCAATAAAGAATTTCAAGTCCCCAAAGGATAAACCGAGAAGCAAACTGCTCAACCTGCACTTCCTTTTGGAGCGAGGGTTCAACATCTCCAGTACACACGCTCTTTTCGCCAGCTATACGGAAGATACTATCCGTCTGATCAAAGAGGGACATTATACGCTCATCATGGACGAGGTATTTGAAATCGTGAAAGAGATCAATGTCTCTAAGGGCGATGTGATGGATCTCCTTGCAAATGGATATATCGAAATTGATAAGGAAACCTGCCGGGTAAAATGGCTCAACGATAACTATGTTGGCACAACTTTCCAAGACCTTATGCTGAGAGCTAAGGCCGGCACACTGCTCTACTACAACGACACATTTTTGTTCTGGATGTTTCCTCCTGAGGTGTTCCAGGCTTTTGATGAGGTAATCGTTCTGACATATCTGTTTGAAGCGCAGCTTCAGAAGTATTATTTTGACATTAACGGCTTTTCGTATCGATACATCGGTGTGGAGCAGCGTAACGGCAGCTTTTACTTTTCGGAAACTGGGAATCAGTTTACCAAGATCCCAGGTCTAAAAGAAAAAGTACACATTTTTGACAACAAGAAGCTGAATAGCATTGGAGACGAAAAGTTCGCTTTTTCTTCCTCATGGTCTGAGAGACATTTCCGAAATCCAGTATCATGTACGAAAATGCGTGATGGGTTATACAATGTTTTGCGGCACCACTACGCTGGAAAGAGCGGGAACAGTATGTGGACTGCATTTAAGGCGCAGAAAGATAGAATCACGCCAAATGGATTCAAAAATTGCTTTGTTTCATGCAGTTGCCGAGCAACCAATGAGTACAGGGAGAAAAAGAACCTGGCCTATTGCGTGAACATTTTCTTCAACCCTTTCTTGAAACGATATTTTGAGGAACATGGGTGTGTTGTGGACGAGGATAAGTATGCGTTGAGCGAGATGATTCAGTGGATTTGGAGATCCGCAATTCGTGATGGAAATGAAATAAATATCTATATTCCGAGCAAACGTATGCGAAACCTCTTGACAAATTGGCTAAATGAGGTTAGTATATAAGAAAGGAGTTAGTTAATCTAATGTGCGAATTTTGCAGGAAGTACAATTTTGAATTGGCTACGGCCAAGGTGGATGAAACCGGCGCATCGATTTCGGTTTCAGGAGGACATTGGCGTTTCCCAAAAGAGCTTCAGTTCAAATTCTGCCCAGTATGTGGCAGACGGCTCGATCCGTACTTTTATGATGGTATGTCCAATGAGCAGGCGGAACGGATCTTGATTTCCCACCTAATGTATCTGGCGTTTACAATGCCGATTGAGTGGATCGAGAAGAACGGAGAGAACAGCGACTTTCAAAAGGCGTATGGGATGGCGTTGGACGCTCTGCGGCAGGGAGGTGGTTAATTGGAGAGGGCAAAATGTTACGAATGCAAGTATAGAGGCAATGTTCCTGGCGACACGCATAGTTGTTGCCGCTACCCTGGGAACGATACGAATATATTTGCAATGTTTGAGCAAACAAACCTGGTGCAAATGATTAAACTTGGCATCAAGGCTGATCGATATGGTTTTGAGAATGGTTGGTTTATGTGGCCTGTTAATTTCGATCCGATTTGGCTTTTGAACTGCAATGGGTTTACACCAAAGGATGGTGAAGAGATAAATGGCGAATAAGCTTATCTCCGGCCATATCAAGCAGGCCACGCAAGAAGCTTTTTTGCCGAGTTCGTTGAGAACTGAGTTTGGCGAAGCCATGGCCGTGGAGATCAGCAAGACGTATAGGATTGCTGATAAGACAGATGAAGCGCTTGGATGCTTACTCTATGAGCTGCGCCAGGCCGGAAGTGATGAAGACAGAAAAAGGTTGTTGAACGCAATATGGGAACGGCACTATGAAGTGGCCGCACAAAAAATCATAAAAGGAAATAGTTAATCAATCTTTATGGAGGGAATCAAAATGCTGACGATTGAAAAGCCTGACAAGAATCATCCTTGTAACGGTTGTCACTACTGGCGCTGGATCGGCCTATGCCAAGCGTGTAACTACTGCCTTTTGACCGGACACAAGCGAGGTTGCCCCGCTGGAGCTGGGTGCGATAAGAGAGTTCCCATGGATGAGGAACTCAAGAAGAAAGAGCAGATCAGGCTTTTTCATTACGGATGTCTGGAGCGGGGAGCATGATTCCTTTCGGATCGATTGAGGAATGGCGTGGAGCAGTATACCAAGGTGTGGATTATGGATGGAGATTTGAAGTGTCCACATGGGGAAGACTCAGGAACGCCAAAACAGGCCATGTGTATTCTTTCGGATATGGAGACGGCGGGTATCTACAAGCATGTATTTCGATCAACGGGAAAAGGCTCAATGTCCATGTTCATCGCTGTGTGGCAGAGACCTATTTACCAAATGAATGCGGCTATGAGATTGTAAATCATCTTGATGGCTGCAAGCAGCACAATGATGTTTGGAACCTTGAGTGGTGTACCAGGAAAGAGAATTACTTTCATGCGGTTGATATGGAGTTGATTGATTACGATGTCCCGTACCGAATTGGGTACTTGTCCCATATCGGCGCTTATGTTGGAAGCAGTAATGGAATGTCTAAGTTGACAGAGGCGGATGTTCTATATATTCGCCAGAACTATATTCCAAAAGGCAAGGGGCAAAAGTGCAATCGGAAAGAGATTGCAGAGATGTTTGGTGTTTCGCCAAACCTTATCTCAAAAATAGTCAGCGGATCTATATGGTCGCATGTATAAAGTGGTAGGAGGTGAACGATATCGGACAATTTTTCATTAAGATGAACGGAGAGGATATTCGCATGATTTTAAGCGGCGATAAGTCGCAAATGCGTATTCCAGTCCGACAATCTTCAGAGACGGACGGAGATCCATCCCCGCCGTATAGTGTTGGAGATATTTTAGGCATAAAGGAAACCTGGGCTTATGTGGACGGCAAGTATGTTTACAGAGCAGATCCAGAAAATGAAACGAAGAAGATTTTATGGGTGCAGTCTACCAGGATTCCAGAAGAGGCGATAAGGCTATTCCTTTCTATTAGGGCTATTCGTCAAGAGCGGCTGCAAGATATTTCGGATGACGATATCAGGGAAGAGGGTATATGGCTTCCTGGTGTTATAGATCCCAGATTTGCATTTTCGGATAAGTGGGATATGTCGCTTAGTAAACCGATGAGAAATCGATACTCTTGGGATGACAACCCAATGGTTTGGGTTTTGGAGTTTGATAGAGTTTCAGATACAGAGGTGGAACATGACGGTATTTGAATTTCTTTCTTCCTCCAAAGAGAATATGGCTAATTTCGTTTGTGATCGTGCGGTTATACCTCCGTGTGATTTGGTCTGCTGCAATACTCCATGTAACGCAATTGACGGTTTTAATAAGACTGCGAGAGATATCTGCATGAACAATATACTTGAATTTTTATCGCGGGAGATTGATGCAGATGGATGATATTAGAGAAACCTCAATTGATCATGTAGCAGGGGAAAACTATGCGACTTTGTTTACCAGTGAGCGCAAATGGATCAATTATATTTACAAACTGAAAGAGTCTCATCCTGACGAAGTAGACATTCGGCATGTAAACAACGACGGAAGCCTGATCGCACATATTCCAGCGTCGTGGATGAAAGTAAAGCCGAAAAAGAAAGTGGTATTAACAGAAGAACAAATTGAAGCTTCAAAGGCGCGTCTTGAACGAGGCAGGCAGAAAAGATTAAGTATGATAGGAGATGATGCGCATGTAAGTTCAGAAAGGAGCGGTGAAGATGAGCCATAATGATAAATGCGCCATCTGCTATTGGTATGGAAAGTGTAATGAAGAAAATCCGTGTGATGATTTCACACCGATTGACGACAGTTTAGATGAGGATTTCTATTCCGATGTCGTAAGGGAAAATTACGAAGAGTATCAATTGCTTGTTGAAGAGCAACAGTTGTAATATACATGCTTTTTATATAAAAATTGTGGTGATTCTAATGTTTAACTTTAGGAAATGTTCGAGATTGGAAGAAGAACGAATCGCTCTATTGCAAGAAAAAGAAAGGCTTAATGATAAAATCCATGAGCAAAATCGTCAGTTATCTGATTTGAAACACGATTATGAGTTAGCTTGTTCTGAAGTAAAGAGACTTGCAGATGAAATCAGTGCTAAGGTTGAAGATTGCCATATTGGGCCTTGGTGTGATGGGTGCGAGCACAAAATGAAAGCTGTCATGAAAAATAGAGAAATAAGATATAATGGCGGATGGGTAAATACAATTGATGAGGAAGAATCTGTTGTTTATTGTGGAAAGCACCTACACGAAATGTGCCCAGAGTTTGAAAAAGAACATGTCCCACATTGGGCAGTGTAAGCGATCATTATGATTTAGATCTATTGGTAAGGAAGTGAATTTTACATGGTAAGTAAAACGGATTTGCTGCAAAAGACCAGTGAATATATGGATTATCTTGCAGAACACAAGAAAAATGTTCAAAAAGCCTGGGACGAATTGAAAAATGCTACAATGGGCGTTCCTCTTCTTCAGCGACCTTATATTGTGGACGAAATGAATTGGAGAGTCAAATGCCATGATGACAGCAAGTTTTCAGAAGAAGAGTTCGTCCCGTATCGTCAACATTTCTATCCTGTTGATGGTGAGCAGGTTGACCAGGCAGCTTTTGATAAGGCGTGGAAGATTCATTGCGGAAGAAATGATCATCACTGGCAATACTGGGTTGATGAGGACGGCGGGTTTATTTCTTCGTACAGCGTAGACACAAAGATTTGCGCTTACCTCGAAATGATTTGCGATTGGCAGGCGATGTCGTATGTTCTTGGAGGAACGGCTGTGACTTATTATGAGGCCAACAAATCTTCAATTCAGATCGACCCTTATTGGAGAGAGTTCTTTGAAGAGGTTCTTGCTCTTCTTGGTGAGTATTTGACATCGAAACAGTGAGGCTGCGTACATGAATAGGGAACAGAAACGGGAGCAGCAGAAAAATTTAAGAAAGCTTGGGATCGACAAGCGCTCATTTGATGTGCTTGTCGGCCTACAGGCAATCAAGAAGTCAACACAGACGATTCAAAGCGGAGACAGAGTGAAATTAAATGTTGACGCAATTAGAAATGGCAAAGATTATGATCGCCTTTCTGATTTGTATAAGAAATTTGTTGCTGATCATGAAGACGATGAGTTTACGGCGATTGTTGATGACGGCGTTGGTAAATATGGCAACCTGTTTTCGTTGAAAGAAGATCCTGCCGGCTGGTTGTTTTGGAGCGGGGATTTAATTAAGGTTTGACCGTTAGGGGGAGATAGGTATAAGTCTCGATAAGCAGATTCATATTTATAGCTTTGATACCAGTGCATTTTATACAGATGAAGAAAAGCAGTTGGAAAAAACAATTAACGACCACTGTTTATGCAAGAATAGGCTAAAGGCTGAGAAAGAAATCCTATCTGAGTACCACTATAATGGCCTATCTCTCGAAAAGGCAGAGGCGAGGTATCGCAAGCTGTATAAGATACCAAAAGATTCTCCGGTTTGTATCGGAGACAAAGATAGAATTCGTCAGATTACGAAAGAGATAAAAAATCACAATAGCAGCATTAAGCCACTAAAAGATGAATTGCTTCGTCTGTTACAGTCTCACAGAGCTACAAGAAAGCTTCGGGACGAATATGTGGTAGACAAAAATGTGATTTCAGTCTTTGAGTCGATGCTGACCAGGACGCTTGGTATGCAAACTGGACAACTCTACGATGATTTCATGGTGATCCGTACATACTATTTTGATGTGATTGAAGACCTAATTCTTAACGGATATCTTTACAATGGAGAAAGATATGTGTGTTTTACTGCGTCTGCCGGCCAGATCAGGACGAAGAAGACCGTATTCATCAAAGAGGGTGTGTGGAAGAAACACCAGAAAACGCTTATGTGCGGTCTTACTGTAGATTCGATCAATGAGCATGGTGGAATCAATATCAACAAATACCTCGCATACCTCGCTTTGTGCAATAGCGCAACCGATCCCTGGGAGGGATTTGATATCACGAAGTCTATCGTGGTAGACGATATGGAAACGATGGTTCATGGAGTCGTTGATTTTATCGACCATAGGACATACACTGCGGAGCGGAAAGAAATGGACATCCCGATTACCCATACAGATGGGTGTGGGATGGTTCTTCCATCGTGCAATCAGAAGAACACCATGGTACGGCTTCCTTGGGTAAAAGGTCTTCTTGCCGTATTCCCATATGACAAGTTCATTATGGAAGCGGATCAGAAAGAGCCTGGTGTCCGCCATGGCATAGTAAAAGATATCTATGGGAAAGAACATGATATTCTTGAAGAGGGCATACAGGTTATTTTTACGAAGAGCCAGTTCAAGATGCACAAATACTATTCAAGCTGGGAAGAGTACATTGCGATGTACCAGAAGTATGGGTGTAGCGCTGGAAAATGCAACGAGGAAGAGAATTTTTTGCCTGACGCCAAGCTGAACTACCAGATGCTTCAGACATTGACTGATATAACGCCGGATGAGATTGAGCAGCTTGCGAATCGTTCGGTCAATAAGATTTTGAAAATCGCGTCGGACAGAGAGACGATGCTTGATGTGTTTGGGGCTTCGTCCCAATATCAAAACAAGAACGCTTTTCAGGAGTGTTTAAGCATATACCCAGAGCTTCTTTCAGACCCGTACACCAAAGAGATGCTGCGGCAAATCAAGAAGAACCTGGTTAAAGAGGGTAGGGCTGCGAAACTGGATTTATCAGCAAAGTATATGTTCCTCATCCCTGACCTGTATGCTTTTTGCCAATGGCTGTTTCTTGGAGATAAAGACCCGTCTGGCCTTTTGAAAGACGGTGAGGTGTCGAGCTACTTATATCGAGGATACGAAAAGCTTGACTGCTTGAGGTCTCCCCATCTATACAGAGAACATGCGGTGAGAAAGAATGTCGTGACGAGGGAAACAAAGAAGTGGTTTACTCCAAATGCGTTGTATACAAGCTGCCACGATCTTATCTCTAAGATTTTGCAGTTTGATTGCGACGGAGATAAGAGCCTTGTGTGTGCTGATCCATTGATTATCCAGATTGCGGAGCGGAACATGAAAGACATTGTGCCTCTGTATTATGAGATGGCAAAAGCCGGCGCAGTCATTGTAACGCCGGAAGAAATCTTCCATGGATTGCGGGCTGCGTGGACTGGCGGAAACATCGGAGTTATCAGCAATGATATTACGAAGATTTGGAACAGTGACGATGTTGACCTTGATGCAATTAAGATCCTTTGTATGGAGAATAACTTCTGCATTGATTATGCAAAGACGCTCTATAAACCAACCAGGCCAGACCATATCAATTCGAGGCTGTCAAGAATTACTGGAATGAAAGCGCCGCATTTCTTTGTTTATGCAAAGAATAAGTCGTCACACCAGGTTCAAAAAATCAATTCGAGCGTGGTTAATCAGCTTGATAAGATTGTGCCTAACAAGAGGATGTCATTTTCGGCCAAAAATATTGGTGCGTTTCATTACCAATATATGCTTAGCGAACCTAACAAAAAGGTTTCAGTATTGCAAGATGTTATTGATTTATACAATGAGGTTGAAAAGCAGTATCGGTATTCAATCAGCTTTTATGATGACAGTGCAAATTTCTCATATGTGAGAGATTGCATTATCGACAGGTTTGAAGCTTTGGGGCATAACATGAACGACATTTGTGACACATTGGTTAAGTATCTTTTTCACATGAAGCAGAGCAAACGGAAAAATGTATTCTGGATGTGTTTTGGGGATATTGTGTTGGATAACTTAAAGAAGAATGTCCCATCAGGGTCAATCCAATGTCAGAAGTGTGGGGAGAGGTTTACACCAACCGTCCCGCAACAGAAAACTTGCGACAATTGCTCTACGTATCATTGTGTAGGTAAAAAGACATTATACTGTGTTGATTGCGGAAAGCCGTTCGATGTAGATGCGCGTAATATGACGAAGGTAAGATGTAGCGAATGTCAGTATGATCAAGATAAGAAGAAAAAGGCTGAACGCAATGCAAGATACTATCGAAAACACAAAGATTAAGACGGTATGTTTTTTGAAGTCTATTTTTGAGAAACCACCGTTGGTCAACAGTGGTTAAAACATACAACAAGTTGCCAAAAAATCGATCCGCATTTTTGATGTGCCGTTGAACAACGGTTGTTTCCCTGCAAAAACGATAAATGCCTTTAAGGGAAGAAAACCGTTTTTATTAAGATATTCGGTATCTCCTGTCCATCTGGCCGTGGGAATACTCACGGCCTGGGACATTTTTATGAAAAGGATTGATTTATTCTATGATTCCAGTAACAAAAGAAGAGGCAAAGTTACTCCGGGAGCTGTACCCAGAGTACAAGGTCACGCGGACAATGGTTCAGGATTCAAAACGCCACCATTACTATGCAACAGAGCATGAGGGAATGATGAGAGCAATTGCTGATACGAACTATGCAGCGGCCAACATCGTAGCGCAAATCGATAAGGAAAGGGCGCTTCGCAAGAAACGAGCAGAATTGCAGGAGCGAAAATATGGCTGATTTCGAGCGGAGAGAAAGATTCGACAATGCCATTATTGATCTAAGTGATATGACAATAACGGAATATACGGATTGCGATACGAAGTGCTATGACCTTATGAATTTACTGAAAAGATGGGATGGGGTGGTTGGAATAAACTTAACCATTGAGCGTTGCGTCCCATTACCACAGGATGGGAGGGACACAGCTTGAATCCGAAGTATAGCCAACTGGAAAATGAAGACTCATATGAATATGGCCTTAGGTTGATTGAAACCAAGATAGAGCAAAATCCACCTGATCTTGAGTGGTCAGATATTGTGGATCTTCTTGGACTTGATGTGCATTATGATAGTCTTAGAAAAGCGGCCAATGTGACCCCGTACTGTGGATATCGGGTTATGAAGTATTTCAAGGAGAAATACGCAAGCGAGTCATGCGGCGAATCGTATTTGGACGAGCTTGACCAAAAAATGTTGGAGTTCAAAAAGGAACGGCAAAGATTTTTTGACCAAAGAAATGCTCTTAACAAAGTTGTAAGAGATATGGCAAGACGTGATGAGAACCAAGAGATCCTTGAGAGAGCGATTGAGAATGGTGTTTTGCCGAAGCTTACATATACCCAGAATAATGTGCAACCTACGGAGCAGGATCTGCTTGTTAGTCTAAATGACTTGCATTTTGGAGCTTGTGTCGATAACTATTGGAACTATTACAACTCTGATGTTTGCCGTATGATGCTACAGGATTACATAGGGAAGATTGTCTCTATTGCAAATTTGCATGGGGCAGAGAATTGCTATGTATGGGCAAACGGAGATCTCATCAGTGGAAATATTCATAAATCAATTGCCGTCTCAAACAGAGAAAATGTGATTGAGCAAGTTGTCGGTGTTTCTGAACTGATAGCAGAGTTCTTGTCAGAACTGAGTCCATATTTTAAGAATGTTTATTTCTCTTCAGTGGCAGGAAACCATTCTCGCCTGGAAGAGAAAGACCTTGCATCCCCGCATGAACGGCTCGACGATTTGGTTGAGTGGTATCTAAAAGCGAGGCTGCAAAACTTTCAGAACGTTGTGTTTGACAACTACGAAAAAATTGACGACACCATGTATCTGGTCAATATAAGGGGCAAAACATACCTTGGTGTGCATGGAGATTACGACGGATCGCCAAGCAAAGTACAGTCTCTTCAGACCATGGCGCAGCGTCCCGTGTATGCGATTTTGTCAGGCCATCTGCACCACAACAAGATTGATAATGTGCAGGGAGTAAAAACGGTTATGGCCGGCAGCTTTCTTGGCATGGACGATTATTGTGTGGGGAAGAGGATCTATGGCTCGCAGCAGCAGTTGGTTTGCGTATGCACATACGATGGGATTATGGCCTACTACGATGTTGACTTTGATACAAACGCATATCGTCAACAAAGGAGCGAAATCGTGGCGTGAATATCAACAAAACAGATTTAATTAACGCATTGGCAGAAAAGAAATCGTATAAGAAATATGCGATCAAGAATGCAATTGACGATATTTTTGAAGAGATTGCAGAAGCTCTCGTTCGAGGGGATAAGGTATCTATCAGAGGGTTCGGGACATTTGAGCCAAAGATGTTCCAATCTCATCCAGCCGTTCACCCTGGAACTGGAGAACGCATTATGGTGGAAAGCTATAAGAATGTCGTTTTCCGTCCAGGCGACGAGCTGATCCGCATGGTAAGAGAGGAAAAATAAATCGGGGGAGCAAATCCCCCGATCAATTTGGCTGAGTAGAGAAGGTGGTATTCTTGCCTGCCTCATAAGCAGGAGACATTGGTTCGACTCCAATCTCAGCCACCAAAAAAGAAAAATAAATTTGCTAATTCCTATTGACAAATTCGTTTTCATCTGGTATAGTAATACATGTCAACAGGAGATAGTTAATCAATCTCAAACTGCTGGCGTAGCTCAGTTGGTAGAGCGGCTGATTTGTAATCAGTAGGTCGGGGGTTCAAGTCCGTCCGCCAGCTCCAACGACATCGAACCTTGAAAAATCAATATCTGAATCATGCTTATTATTAACTCAGTGAACAAAGCGTGTCAGCGCTCTGAGACGCGCAGTAACTTCCGTATTGATAAGTAGGGATACCTACTTATTGGTGCGGCTCGGATATAGTGATATATCCTGGGGAGACGGAAACCGTCAACAAGAATGCGTGTTGCCAAGAGTTGTCGCTTCAAAATGCACGGAACTTTCGGGTGCAACAATAGACGCTCCCAGTGGGAGAATAAGCCTAAGGGGTTATGGTGTGGCAACCATAATGACAGAGGTAGGCCAACAATACGCTCCGTCTTGATGCAGAAGAAATTCTGCTATAACGAAAGTCGCCGGTTAAAGTAGCCGTATGACGGGTTTGAAGATGATCTTTTCTATATCAAATATGGATTTTGTAAAAGAAAATTTCTGAAAGAACGGTGAAATTTGCGGGTAAGCATTCCCGCACAGGTTTATGTACGCAGCATGGCTTATCCTGTTGCGATACTGGGGTAAGAAGTTAGGGGTCGCTCCCCGAAGCTCAGACTTATCTTCCTGGTGGCAGAAAATTGTAAGAAGACAATGGAGGTAGGGTGAAGACCCAGTGATAGGTATGATTGAGCTATTGATTTTTTCAAGGAGTTAGTTAATCTATTTTAAGGGAGAGCAGTTCTATGAAGATCAGCATCAGAGAGAAAGACATTGGTATGTTTAAGGCTATCGATGTATCATGCAAGGATGGCATGATTGTTCTCGACTTTGACTGTGCCAATTGTGGAGTGCCTATGGTGAACAGTAGGCCGATTGTCCCAGTTCCAATGGTGTACCCGCTGAAGGATCTTAATCATCTTACATGGAGTGAGATTGAGGCAATTGGCGCTGCGGGAAAGGCTCGTGAGACCTTTGCGCTTGGTGCCACAAAGAAAGACCATATGAAGAATGGCTATGATGCTGAATGGAAAATCATTGGATTTGACCATGATGATCTGGCCGACGGAAGCGGCAAGGCACCGATTTCGTGGGATATGGTTAGGGCTTACAAAGATGAGTGGTCTATGAATGACGAGGCCACAAACGCCGGCGGCTGGGATCAGTGCAAGGCAAGAAAGCGGATGGACGGAGAGCTGTTGTCTCTTTGCTCTGATGAGCTACAGGCTATTATCAAGCCCGTTATCAAGCTGACAAGCGCTGGCAGTTGCAGTAAGGATATTATCAAGAGTATCTGTAAGCTGTGGCTGAAGAGTGAAAAGGAACTGTTTGGCCGCTGTATTTACTCTGCTCCAGGAGAGGGACACTGGTATGAGTATTATCGTCAGGAGGATGTGCCATACTTTGCACTTGATGAAAATGGAGATCGTGTGTGTCAGTGGCTCCGCTCCGCCTATTACACCGATTACAACTTTTTCTGCAGTGTGTGGGCTGGCGGCTCGGCCGGCATTGGCATTGCCAACTATTCAGGGGCGTTGCTGCCCGGCTTTAGTTGCTAATCTTTTATCTAATCTGCTTCCGCCTCGAAAGGGGCGGAGCAATATGGGGCTGTAGCTCAGTTGGGAGAGCACCTGCCTTGCAAGCAGGGGGTCGTGGGTTCAACTCCCATCAGTTCCACCAGTAATCTGTGTTGGTTATGTTGACGCTTGTGCGGTTCAGCTCATTACTTAACTGCTATCCCTGTCAAAAACCTATCGGCCATGGACGAGGTTCTTCGGACGCACAGTAATTTCGAGACATAGCTCAGGTGGTTAGAGCGCACGACTGATAATCGTGAGGTCGAAAGTTCAATTCTTTCTGTCTCGACCACAATTTAATATGGGGCAGTAATGGGTTCGACGGGGTTTTGAGAGTGCAAAACACGCAGGAATGATACCGCCTGAAGGATCAAAACAAAATTAAACGACGATACTGTTGTAATGATTCACCCAGCTTTTGCCGCTTTCGTGGCAAATCGGGTTGCTGCTTGAACTAATTTGAGCATCCAAAACAGCGCACTTGGCCTGGTAAACGCTTGAGGATAGAAGAATAGGCCATTTGGTTTCCTTGTTACCCCTACACAAACAAGGTGGTGGAGGCGATACCGTTCCGGTACGCCCTGGGTAAGATGTGCTGGCATCGTGGCGCCCGCCGACAAGCGAACGCTTAAAAGCTGGCTATTGCGTAAGAATGTTTTGCTCATGTAGGAATTTCGGACGCGGGTTCGATTCCCGCCTGCTCCACCACTTATCTGGGTGTACGTCAATTGGTAGACGGCGTGATTTGGGGTCACGAGGCTGTGGGTTCGAGTCCCACCACTCAGACCAACAAAAACATTGGAGGAAATACAATGGATCGATTTGCTGTTACAACTGAAAATGGTGTAATGCATCTGTATTATCCTTCGATTGACGATGCGAAGAGGTCATGGCCTAATGCGAGGATTGAGCCTTATGATGACGATGGCTACCTTCGATATATAGATCTCCTGATTGACGCAGCGGACGACTCCTGCATTGATTATAGAGGAAGAACGGTTTTGCGACGATTATTTCCATGGGGAGAATTGAAGCTGCGACTTACAAGAATGGGCGATAGCTGGTACGACATGTGTGAATTTCAAGAACAAAACAACAACGCCCATATTGTGAATTTCATGTGGACTTTATCAGATCCAAAATTGGTATGGGAAAAGTTCTTTGGGTATGAAGTTAGATATGAGTTGCTTCAATGTGTATGTAAATCCTACGGACAAAGGCCAATAAAACCAAAAGAACTAAAGGGTATGAAGTCAGTATTCGGAGTCAAATTCATAAAGCTGAAATCTCAGGTGTTTGTGAAAGACAATGATATCTACATATATCATAACGAATACTTTTGCCCTGAGATGCCGATTGACCCAGCGGATTATGGAACCCCATTTTCATACAGAGCGAATAAGTATCTTGGTAAAAACGCATCCAAGAAATTCATCTATGATGATAATTGGGGGTCGATTTTACTTCATAATGTGGCATGGTGCAAGTTCGTAAACTTTATGAAGTTGTTTGAAATAATGAAGCCAAATGATATTGCTCTCCTTATGAGAGATAAAACATATGATTTTCATAATTTCGATAAAACCAAGGGAGATGCATTTCAATGGCTTGCGTTCTATGAACAGATCTGCAACGGGATTGTGGATCATATGAAGTGATTTATATAAGGCACGAACAGCAATACTTTTGTAATTCTTACTCTTCAAGAAACAAAGTGTGCCTTGGATGTTGAGACGCTAACAGCAATATTAACAGAAACAAAAAAAGATGATTTGGGTTTATCTTTGTGTAAGCGCTTGTGCTTATTTTCAACAATGCGTCTTGTGGGATGATATTGGCGTGTAGCTCAATCGGTAGAGCATCCGGCTGTTAACCGGGGGGTTGCGGGTTCGAGTCCCGCCGTGCCAGCCAAACTAAAAAGCAGGATAGAGAGCTTTTATAGCGTGATCGCAGAAGGACACTCACAGCAACTTTACTGCACATAAATTGGGCTTATGAATGTATTAAAGTGTCTTGGCGAACTGCTATTTTTGGAACTATCCATATATTGCGGGGTAGAGAAGCGGCTATCTCGTCAGCCTCATGAGCTGAAGATCACAGGTTCGAGTCCTGTCCCCGCAACCATGCCCGCCCAACGAATAGAGCAGAGACTATAAACGGAATTGGGAATTGAAACCTTTGCATCTGGCAGCAATGAAGTTCAGCAGGTTTTTGATGAAACCGCCGCATTTGGATAGCGAATATCTGAAGGTATGGCCGATACCTTGAATCGGTCAGTATGCTCGATTAGCTCAGCAGGGAGAGCGCGTCCCTTACAAGGATGAGGTCGGCGGTTCGATCCCGTCATCGAGCACCACATGTAGGTATAGTGTTAGCGGTAGCATATCGGTCTTCCAAACCGAGGGGGCGGGTTCAAATCCCGCTATCTACTCCATTAGGCACACTTGTGACTATCTACTTGACAGGTTGTTGCCAAAGATGCTTTGATCGCGGGCATCTATAAAAATAATAGTCGAGCCTTTGGGGAGTTGGTGAATCCCTCGGTAGCCCACAGCCCGTTAGTGATGTAGAGCCAAGTGGGATATACCCTGGCATTTCTATTGGACGCTTTAGAAGTGGCTGCGGGCGACGGCCTAACGCTATGCCAGGTTTATATGCGGGTATGGCGGAATTGGCAGACGCGCCAGACTTAGGATCTGGTGGGCTATCCTGTGCAGGTTCGACCCCTGTTACCCGTACCATAAAGAGCACATACAGCAATTTTATACATGGAATCAACTTTTAACTAATCAAGCCAAACAAGGTGCTCTGTGAAAATTAGCTGGCGTGGTGGAATGGCAGACGCGGCGGACTCAAAATCCGCTGGTAGCGATACCGTGTGGGTTCAAGTCCCACCGCCAGCACCAACTATGATACCGTAGCCAAGTGGTAGGGCACTGGGCTGCAACCCCAGGATCATAGGTTCGAGTCCTATCGGTATCTCCATATGCGCCAGTAGCTCAACCGGATAGAGCATAGGACTTCTAATCCTAAGGCTGGGGGTTCGATTCCTCTCTGGCGTACCATCCGTGTGGTAGTAAAAGCACGATCAATAAAATAACTACGCTCGTTTGTCTCTGCCACAAAGGACTGGATGGTATGGCCTGGTCAGCGAGAGATCCTGTTTGGAGAATCGGGAGTGCAGGCACGGTAAAAGTAAAACCCCGCCTTTCGGCGGGGCGAGAGGGTCAAAGCTTAATGCCAAGTTTTTCAGCCATTTCTTCTGGAGTCATGTTGGCGGAAGCTTCTTCGATAATCTTTTTCATCTTAGCGGGTCGAAGAAGTTCTTGTTTCTTTGCTTCGAGAGTTGCGATCTTTGCGTCAATTTCTGCGATTTTGTCTTCCACAGTGCGGCGAGCGCGTTTTGCTTTTTCTTCGGCCATAATACATTGCCTCCAATCGATTTGGTTATTACATTTATACCATACTTTGATACAGAATGCAACATCTGATAAGAAAATATTGGGGTATCGCCAAGTGGTAAGGCACGGGACTTTGACTCCCGCATTCGCTGGTTCGAGTCCAGCTACCCCAGCCAACTATCATAAGATGTTGGTTCGGTTTTGTGCAAAAATGCTCCCATCCTCTAACTGGAATAGGAGGCTGGCCTCTCAAGCCGGTAATACGGGTTCGAGTCCCGTTGGGAGTACCAAATGGTGCCGTGGACGAATTGGTAGAGTTGCCGGCCTTTCAAGCCGGAGTTTGCGGGTTCAATCCCCGCCGGCATCACCATGAAGAAAGGGAGATATTTGTGCCAAGAAAATCTTTGACAGAAAACGCAGGAAGTAAACAGAGATTAGTACGAAAAATTCCGTCCTCAGAAAACGGATTGGGCGTACACTGTACGACAAAATGCGGGCAGGAATTTCAGATAAGCCAGAACAACGAAAAGAAAAAACATACACTATGGAAGATCGTTCCTGGCGGATTTGAGAAGATTGCCACGGGTGACTCCCCGTATGATCTATACGATAAAATCCCATGGGACAAGTAATGAATGCCGTTATGGTGGAATGGCAGACACGCCAGCTTGAGGGGCTGGTGGGAGCAATCTCGTATGGGTTCAAGTCCCATTGACGGCACCAGTATGGCTCCATAGTTCAGAAGAGTAGAACGCCGGCCTGTCACGCCGGAGGTCACGGGTTCGAGTCCCGTTGGAGTCGCCAATATAGGGGTTTGGTGCAATGGTAGCATGACGGTCTCCAAAACCGTTGATGAGGGTTCGAGTCCTTCAGCCCCTGCCAATAAAGACACATACAGCAATATCTATGTTTTAAGTTTTCTTTCAAACCATCTCCTTTCTTTCTACCTCCCTTTCTCTTTTGTGTCTTGTTATGGCTTTTCCTACCGGTATAGCTCAATTGGCAGAGCAGCGGATTTATACCCCGTAGCGCCAGATAAGCGGCAGGTTGTAGGTTCGACTCCTACTACCGGCACCATGCGCCACGGTTAATGGCTAAAATTCTACCGGCAAATAAACAATAGAAGCCCCGCATAATGAAAGCGATTTATAGGGTGTTCGGCGCTAACACATAGGGGAGCGCCAGAGTCGGAGAGCTGGGGCGGTCTGTAAAACCGTTGCTTTCGAGCTGAGTGGGTTCGACTCCCACCTCCCCTACCAATTGAGATTATGGAGGATTAGGTATAGAAAGATATTGTGTGAATTGTGGGTGTAAAATTTGCAGAGAAAACACATCTGGATATTGTATCGATTGTCTTAGAGCCAAAAGAAAAAGAGAAAAGATAGAAAGATGGCTTAAAATAGGAGATGCAAACATAGGTGTATCAACAACATTAAGAGGGTGTATCAGACAATATATTCTGGACGATCAGAATGGTAGATGTGCTATATGTGGTATAGATAATTTTTGGAATGGAGAGCGTTTGAATTTTATTTTAGACCATATAGACGGGGACGCATCAAATAATTTTAGAAATAATTTGAGACTGATTTGCCCTAATTGCGATAGTCAGCTTCCTACATATAAATCCAGAAATAAGAATTCTGCGAGGGTGTATCGTAGAGCTTCTTAACATACGGCGGAATACCGAAGTGGTCATAACGGCGCAGTCTTGAAAACTGATGTGAGCTAACTACTCCCGTGGGTTCGAGTCCTACTTCCGCCGCCATACTCCATATACCATGTTGTATATTGGAGCCAGGGAAATCGTATGGCGATTTCCCTCTTATATGGAACGATAGCTTACGAGGTCTGAGCGGCGGTCTGAAAAACCGCAGGATGATGGATCGTTACCATCTCGTTCCACCATAATAAAAAAGACATGAACAGCAATTTTATCTATGGCTACATAAAAGCACATTGCCGTGTGCGCATGTCTTGTGCCTAAAGGGAGTCACCAACTGGCGTTAAATAAGTGGGGCAACCGTGCAAACCGGGTAAACTTAATATGCGCTCATAACTCAGTTGGTAGAGTAGCTGCCTTTTAAGCAGCGAGTCGTGGGTTCGAGTCCCGCTGAGCGCACCATTCTACGACACACTTTTTGTGTGTCGCTTTTTTATTATTGCCGAAAGGAGGAAATGGAGTGGCAAATGATTTGAAAAAGGGGGCCGCAGCAAAAACGCAGCGCCCTGAACGAATGAATTTGGAGAACGACGACAAATACCCGTATCATTGCAGCGCATGTGGTAAGGGATATATGCGACAGAAGGATAATTTTAATGTCACCCCGTCTCCTTATTATGCAGGTAATGGCGGTTATCTTACGATTTGCAGAAGGTGCCTGGATAAATCCTTTGAATACTATCGTGATGAGGTGTTTGACGGAGACCAGGATAAAGCGATGGAGCTTTTGTGCGCGACGATTAACACCTGCTTTGATGAAGGAGCATGGGCAAATGCCAAAAAGCACCCGTCTCCAAACAGAAGTAAGGTAAGCCAATATTTTTCCAAGTTGAATTTGGCGCAGACAAAGGGAGCGTCTTATGCAGATACAATTCTTTACCGCAGAGCAAATAAAGTCGAAAACGCAGAGACAATTCAAGCGGTAAAAGATAATCCCAAAATTATGACTCCGATTGAGACCATCCAATTGTTCGGTCTTGGATTCAGTGATCAGGATTATGAAACGCTGCAATATGAGTATGACGATTGGGTGAAAAAATACGGTGAACCTGAGGATAAGCGCCAGGACGAGCTTTATAAGAGCCTTTGCTATTTGAAATTGCAGTTGCAGAAGTCCGTGCAGAACGGAGATTCTGGAATTGGCGCATTGGCGAAGACATACAAGGAATATATCAATGCGGCGACGACTGAGCTTGAGGATCGCCGGCAGAAGAAGGAAGAGTCCGTCCAGTTGAATCCTCTTGGCCTATGGGCAAGGGATATTGAAAAGTATACCCCGGCGGAATTCTACAAGGACAAAAAGTTGTTTAAGGACTTTGATGATATAGGAAGTTATTGTTCTCGCTTTATTTTTAGACCTCTGAAAAACCTCCTAACCGGATCAAAAGAGCTTGATAAGGAATACAAGCTTTCCCAGGAGGAATGATGTGATGAACTATGATGTTTTAATGGATGAGCGGCAAAAGCATTTGCACGAACATTTCCCGTCTACGCACTATTTGCACAAAGTAGAAAATGTTCAGCGTGTACTTTTGTGGCTCACTTTTTATAGGAGAAACCCATCGAGGTTTGTAGAGCACTACTTTGGGATTGTTCTTCATCTATATCAGCATATCATTCTTTATCTGATGGAGTATTTTCCAAGCTTCTGCATTGTAGCCGCCCGTTCCGCAGCAAAGTCTTTCCTTATTGCCGTGTTCGCCTGTAAAGAGGCAATCCTACGGCCTGGGGCAAGGATCGTTGTGGCATCGGCTACCAAGAAACAGGCGAGACTCATCGTGTCAGAAAAGATAAAAAAGGAGCTTTTGCCAAAGTCGCCGCTGCTTGAAGCGGAGATAGACAGTTTTAAGGACAACCAGAATGAGATTGAGGTTATTTTTAAGAACGGAAGTTCTATTGTAGTTGTTGCCGCTAATGAGAACGCTCGTGGTTATCGTGCGACCGTTATGATCTACGAAGAGTTCCGTATGATTGCGAAGAATATCATTGACAGTGTTCTTTCTCCGTTCCTATTTGTTCGGCAAGCAGACTATTTGAAGCAAGAAGAGTATGCCGGGATGCAGGAAGAGCCTAAGGAAGTGTATATCAGCTCCGCATGGTATCAGAACCACTGGATGTGGAATCTGATTCAGACATTTACAAAGGATATGTTGTCTGGTGGTACATCGTGTGTTATTGCGATGGACTACAGCATTGCTTTGAAACACAACATTAAAACCAGGAACTTCCTAATTAAAGAGCGAAAGAAACTCGATCCGATGTCCTGGGCGATTGAGTACGAGAACCAGATGATTGCGGAAAATGCCAGGTCTTTCTTTAACTATGATCAGTTGAACCGAAACAGAAGACTAAAGCGGGCGTTTTATCCGCGCAGAAATGATGAAGCTCTTTTGAAGCAAAAGAACAAATACGATATTCCAAAACAGGTGGGGGAAATCAGAGTATTGTCTTGTGATATTGCAATGGAGGGCGGAAACGATACGGATAACTCTATCTTCTCCTGCATCAGACTTTTGCCAGAAAGCCAGGAGCATAAGGTGATGGACACAGCCGGCGAGCATATTACGGTTAAAAGAGGATATCGCCGTCAGGTTGTCTATATGGAGTCTGTTCATGGAGGGGAGACCACTAAGCAGGCTATCCGCATCAAACAATTGTATACGGATTTTAACGCCGACTATTGCGTTCTCGACGGACGTAACGCCGGTATTTCCGTTTATGATATGCTCGCAAAGGTTTTGTTTGATGAAGAGAGAAACATTGAATACAAACCATGGAAATGTATGAACGACGAAAAGGTTGCGAACAGAATTCAGATTGCCGGCGCTGAAGAGAATGTATATGTCATTAAGGCACAACTCGAAACGAACAGCAATATTGCTGAGTCCATGCGTAATGCTCTGAATTCTGGGATGATCGACTTGCTGATCAGCAATACTGAGGCGGTTGATGAGATTTCTAATTTTATCCCAGAATATGCGACTGCTGATGTTGAAGCGCAGCTATTCTTTGAAAGACCCTATATAGAAACGGTTGCTTTAATCAATGAGATGATCAATCTTGAATATGAGCGAGGCGATCAGACTGGGTTGATCAAAATTATGAACAACAATGACCGTAAGGACAGATACACCTCTGTTTCTTACGGTAATTATTTTGCCCAAATGCTTGAACATGATTTGTTGTCCGATACGGCGGAGTACGAATATGTTCCACTATTTAACTGAAGGAGGTGATGAAGTTGCAGAGTGAAAAGAAATGGTATCAGTTCTGGAAACGAGACCGTGTGTACGAGGAAAATGCTGTCGTTAAGGCTGAAGATCATACCCACGAGTTCAATACAAGTATTGGAAGCGCATATATCAATATGCTTTGCGGGTCAAGCGAATCTCCATATACCATTCAGGAGATCCGTGCTTTTACGAAAAACCCAATGAACCATATTACGGAGCTGCGCAGAATGGCAAAGTGGGCTTACCGAACGAATGGCGTTGTGTCTGGCGCAATCGACTATATGAAGTCAATGCACACATTAGATGGTGTTATTGTTTCTAAGTCACGCCGGCCAGATGGCAGAAAGCCAAGAAATTATCGTTCCAATAAAGCAAAAATGGAAGGTACACTAAGCACCATTCGATACAAGCAAATTATCCGCGATGGTATTTTCAAGAATGCCAATGATGGTATGTATGTCGCTTACTTTGAAACTGCTGCGACCACACCAGACTATAGAATGGCGCTGACTGATTATGAAATCCAGAATATAACGGAAATCAATGCGCTTGGAATCAATGCAATGGTAATCCCTCTTCCTGTTGAATATGTGCGGATCATTGGAAGAAAGAACAACAGTTATGTTGTCGCATTTGATTTGAAGTATTTTGATTATTTCACGGAGGATGCAAGGAAGAAAAAGCTTGCCGGCTTTCCAAAAGAGATCCAGGATGGATGGCTGAAAAAGATGAATGGGGAGCTGAACGCAGATTGGCTTGTTCTTGATAATACAAAGACAATTGTAACGAAAATCAAGAGCGAGATTTCTGAACCATACGGAATCCCATTTTCTATTGCAGCTCTCGACGATATTAGCTACGCTCAATATTTTATTGATACGAAGCGAAATGTTCTGGACTCTGTAAACAACCAAATTGTGTATGAGACATTCCCTGAGGGCAAAGATAAGGGGACATCTGCTCTGAGCGAAAAACAGCAGAGACAGCAGCATGATTTGGTCAAGAACGCACTTTCCAGCAAGAGCAGAAACGGCAGCAGTACATCATTTTTCTCTCTTGCGAGTGGGACAAAGCTTGACAAGATTTCGTTGGATGTTTCTTTGCTTGATGAAAAGAACGAAAATTCGATTGTAGATTCTGTAAACAAGGATATCAGTGTGAGCGCCAGCGCTCTTGACGGCAGCAGCACTGGGAACTACTCTACAGCGACATTGAATTTAGAGCTTGTCGCAGCAAATGTGTATTCCTGGATTGAGGATATTGTGGACGAGCTGAATAAGTGCATCAATAAAAATATCATTAAAGATCCAAGTTGCAGAGTCGAGTTTTATATTCTGCCAATTACGATGGTAAATCGTGATCAGATGGTAGGGTATATGTCTGATCTCTATGCAAGAGGAAAGGGAAGCCTATACGCATGGATTGCGTCTACTGGAATTAACCCGGACAACTATGTTGCGTTGATGGACTATGAGCTGGATGAAGACTTTGAGAATAAGTACCCAGTGCATAGGACTTCTTTCACCGTGACCGGTAAAGACGATCCTGAATTTGAGGATCACAACAAAGGCGGCAGACCACCAACTAATAGCGAAGATCCTGCTGCCGTGCAGCAAAAGACAAACGGTGGTAACAATATGCCGAAGCCGTCAACGGGGTAAGGGGGTGAGAAAATGAATAGATGTATTCCGACTGGTAGAATTTTTGAACTCTCTAATGAACGCCAGATCACGGGAAGAAGAAAAATCAAGGTAGTTCTTCACGAGATTTTCTCTAACCATGATGAGTGGCAGGAGAACGGTATTTCCTGGGATGAGACCTATACACAGCAGACGATTGACTCCGTTTCTAATATGTCTTTGTGTGTTGAATTTATCAGCGAAGACAGGACGCTACCATATGGGCATGGGCTAACTGAGATTGCCGATATGCCTTATATGGAAGATGCGACTGTCGTTGGACACTTCGAGCGCGGTTATATTGACGATATCGAAATTGACGGTGTTACAAAAAGGGTTTTGGTTGCAGATGGATATGTTGATGAAATGAGATACCCTAAGTTTGTAGCATGGTTGAAAGATCGGCTTGAACATGGAACGGTCAAAGGTTCTGTGGAAATTGTAGGTAGACCAGAAAATGAAAATCGTATTATTTACGATGGCGGTTACAAAGAGAAAGGAAGAATCCCGCAAATCTATGATTATAGCGGGTATGCCATTCTTGGTATCAGACCGGCAGATGATACGGCAATCGTCATGGAGTTAAATAATAAATCACAAGAACATAAGGAGGAAACAGGTATGGATGAGAAGATGATGAGCCAGGCAGTTGAGCTTATCAAGTCTTCTGTAACTCAGACCATTAACGAGTTGAATAATAAGAGTGGCGAGTATGAGAAGAAGATTGCTGAGCTGAACGATGCGGTGGCCGCAAAAGACGCTGAGATTGCAGAGCTGAACGAGAAGTTGAACACTGCCAATGCGTCTGTTGCTGAGAAAGACCAGGCTATTGAGAGCCAGACCAATGAGCTGAATAGTCTGAAAGAGGCCAATGCCGCACTGGAGAAAGAAAAGAAGATTGCTGAGCTGAATTCTGCTCTGGCGGAGTTTAGCCAGGAAGAGCAGGATCTTGCCAAGGCTGAGATCGAGGCATTTAAGGCCGATCCTATGTCAGTTGAGATTAACAGCATCACAAGCAAGATTTGCGTGGAGATGGTTCGTAAGAACAAAGAGACACGCACAGTCGAATTGAACAACTCTGCTCCCGACATTTTCGGCGGTGTGAACTCCCCTGAAGATGACGGCGATGTAGACATTTTTGGCTAATTAAGGAGGGTTAAAGGAATGAAATACAAGACTATTGGTGCATTTAAGAATGTGCAGAATATCCCATATTGCAAGGCAACTGAGGATATGAAAGTAGGTATGGGCGTTGTGCTTGACCGCGCCGCAAAGACCGCATCTTTGGCAGAGGATGATACCGCTGCAAAGGCTATTGTTCACATTGTCACCAACATCAATGACAAGCCGGAGCTTCACAACAGCCCTGAGACTTATGTGGTGAATGCCGGCGAGTATGTACGCGCTGATGATCTGAGAACCGTGAACGGACTTGAGATTGAGTTCGCTGCGTTTGAGATTGACGGTGGGACTGATGGCCTGGCCGCTGGCGATGCTTTGGTATTTACCACATCTGGCCTGGTGAAGAATGTTGCTGACGCAACTGGCTATGCAGTTTCTTTTAAGGTAATTGCTAAGACTGCATATATGGATGATGGCATTCTTGCTGAAATCGTTGCTCAGTAAGAATTTTTGTTTCTAAAAGGAGGATAGAAGATAATGGATAAGATTTTTGAGCTTAACACAGTCAACAATGTGAAAGACTCTGTTGTTGGTTCCAAGGTAAAGGCCACCTCTCCAATCGTAGAGGTGTTCTCTGCTCTGGCACAGGGTAAAAACCCCGCTGTTGACGGTAAGGTAGTAGATAAGGCTGTTGCCTATATCAAGGAGTTGGCTGGCCGCGCAATCGACGGCGATCATCAGGCAGTGTCCGAGCTGAACGCAATTCAGCGTTTTACCATTGAGCCTAAGCTGATCGAGGCTATCAAGATTTTTAACTTCATGGGTACATACAGATCTCTTCCTTACGACACCGTTCCTATGATGAAGACCTATAAGTATGAGAGCATTGATTCTCGCTTCCAGGCTTCAAGCGGTGATGTACCTTTCGCTACCCACAGCTTCCGTGAGTACCCAATTGCAACACAGACTATTTCTGCCGGTTATGCGGTGGACTATCGTGAGTTGCAGAGCGGAAACTTTGACGGAACTGTTGCTGAGGGTATGGCTCAGGTACAGACTGACATGCAGAATAAGGCTGTGTACTATGTTATCGCAAAGCTTTATGATGCACTGAAGAACGCAAAAGGCGTAAAGCACTTCGCTGAGAGTTCTGGTATTACCCAGACTGCCGTTGACGATATGCTGAAGGTAATGCGTCGGTACGGCAAGACCAATATCTGCGGCGATTACGCTGTGGTTTCCCAGTTGAATGATTTCGCTGGTTATAAGACTTTCGGTGCTTCCACCATTCCGTTTGGTGCTGATGCGGTTGCCGAAGAGATTCGTAAGACCGGTTTGCTCAGCTTCTACAACGGTTCTAATGTGGTGGAGCTGCCAAACGCTCTTGATTACACCCGTTTGAATGAGGACAAGACTTCCTATGAGCTTTATATGCCTCAAGGTTTGCTGTTCTTCATTCCTCAGGGCAACATCGCACCTCTCCAGATCTTCCGTCGTGGCGGACTGACCACTATGACTGGTGACGATATCGTAACCCGTCAGCACCTGACCCGTTTCGACATGGAGATTGGTGCCGGCGTAGCAGAGGGCATGGAGGATCAGATTGGTCTTCTGTCTGATACCAATTTCGAGGTTCCTACTCTTTAATAGGAATTAGTTAAGTTATCTAAAAGGGGAGGGAAATACTCTCCCCTTAATCTTTTTATAAGGAGCGAAAGAAAATATGGAATTAACAGATAAGGTTGCAATCAACAATCTGTGTAGCTGGGCGCTTTATTTTAAGCGTGAAAATGGAGTGGGTGATATCCGCATCCCCGCAAATGCAAAGAATTTTTCCCAGTTGGATGTAGCTGAGGTTCAGATGCAGATTCAGCGCGGCAATCCTCTGTTTGTAGGGGATGGCAGATCCAATCAGGGGGATCACGCTCGTTTGTTTATCGTGGACGATAAGCAGCGTAAGGAGCTTCTTGGATATGGAGAAGAGTCTGCCCAGGATGCGGTTGTTCTCAACGAGGAATCTGTAAAGGCTCTTCTGGCGATTCGTGGGAAAGACGCATTTCATGCAAAGCTGAATGAGCTTGTAACCACGCCGGCAGAAAAGAAGATGATTGTCCAGATTGCAAAGGAGTGCGGCGGAGACGATGTAGCGGCCTGGAAGATGGCTGCAATTAACGAGCTTGCCGACACAAACACCATTTAAGTAAGGGGGATGAGGTATGGATCAGCCTACTACTTTTACGGATATTGAGACAAGTTTTCACTCCATGCCTCTAACGAAATATAGGATCGATCCTGGCCTGGAGAAACAGTGGTTAGAAACTGCGATTGCAGATTACGAACTCGATCTAAGCACTGTGCTTGAATACGACAGTGAAAGCGGGTCGTTTGCAAATAAGCTTGATCGCCCTACAGTTCGCATTCTTGCTTTGATGATGTATGTCAGTTACCTTCAAAGAGAACTTAGCCGCGTTATGGCTCTCAACGGTATTTATGCCAAAGATATTCAGGTTACTGGAGCAGACGGAACAAAGCGGGTGACGAAGCAAGAGCTTGATAGTGAGCTTAGCAGAGTGAACACAATGCTTCATAAACTCAAAAAGAACTGCTTTGATTAAGGAGGGGTTGCAATGCCAGAATCATGGTATTTAATGTCCCAACCTTTGTTTAACAGCGGTTTTGAGGGCGATGAATTCTCTGCATTTGCACAAGGGGGATTTGAAGAAATTTTGGATTCTCCCCTTGCGGATGAAATAGAGATTTATGAGAAAACTCTGTCTGCTACTCCGGTTTCTGCACGTGCGATTATACAAGGTGTGACAGCGGACAATTATAACAATAGTGTGCTGCGTCAATTTCTTTGTAAGATTGGGACACTTCGGAGCGGACAGTATATCAAGGCAAGAGGCCATATGTGGCTTGTTTATTCGCTCCCTGATAACAATAAGATGTACGAAAAAGCGATTGCTTGGCAGTGCAAATATTCAATCAAGTTTGTTTCACCGACCAGCGGAGAAATTGTTGAGTACCCTGTTTATGATATCAATAGTACGCAGTATGGCTCTGGTGAAACATCTGAAGACCATTTGACGCTTGGCACATCGCAGCACTTAATTTACATCCCATATAACGAAGAGACGATAAAGCTTGACAGTGGGTTTAGGTTCCTCATTGATAAAAACCGTGATAACCCAACTGCATATCGTCTGGCGCAGGTTGACCCTGGCGGATATTCCTGTGGGAAAGATGACGGCCTGATTCAATGGACAATTGTTGAAAGCCAATTTGACGAGAAGACGGATAGCAAAGAATTGATGGTGGCTGACTATTTTGGCAAATCGGAGTTGTCTAAGCCAGAACAACCGTCAGAGATTGGTTATTCAATTCGCGTTAATCCAGATGGTGGAGACGCATCTATCATATTTGGAGAAACACTAAAATCTTCCGTTATTATTTGTAAAGACGGTGTAGCTCAGAGCGGATTGCCATTTGATGTAACAATCACCGATGGCGCAGAGTTTGGAACAATTCAGTCTGTTGATCAAAATGGCTTTGTGCTGTATGCGCTGAACAATCGTGATTTTATTGGACAAGAGATTACAGTTGAAATCACAAGCTCTGAATGCGAAGCATCGAGCAAAACAGTATTTACGGTTAGGGGGTGGTATTGATGTATTTTGAACAAGTCCCTGAATACAGAGATACCATCATGGAGAGCATTTGTAAGTGCGATGCCATAATTGATTTGATTCGGCCAACTGAAGCCCCAGAGATGAGTGCAAAGGAAATGGCCTACAAATATATTTTCCCTTATGATTTCATTGTGGGGAAGACATCTGAAGTTGGAACTTATATTTGCTTTGATGTTATCGCCCCAAGAATTATCAATCGCTCATTCTCAGATTTCAATATCTATATTTGGATTATTGCCCATGAAAGGACTATGAGAACCCCGAAAGGGCTTGTGACAGACCTACTGACAACTGAGGTTGACAAGCTGATTAACGGGAGCAATGGGTTCGGCCTTGGTCGTGTGGAGCTTAAATCGTGGGATAGATTTACGCCGGCTGAGGATTTTCATGGGAGAACACTTGTGTATCGCACAGTGGATTTCAATAGGAAATAACATTGGAATCAAGAGATCTTGATCTGAGATTGTGCGCAAAAGATCCTATTTTTGTTGACGGAGTTCCTATCTACCCAATTTCAATTAAGGAAATTTCTCGTATTGGCTATACAAAGTACAATACTGATATCCGCTTTATGTCTTTGAATGAAAGCGATATCGGCGCTTTGCTTGGCAGGGACATATCCGATATAGGCTCATTTAATTATCTGGTCGGCAATGCGATTCATGATAAAGAGACTATGCAAATGATGTTGTTTTGGCTTTCCAAAATCACACATAGTAAGATTACCTTTTCTGGGAAGAGACTTTCTTTTGTCGGAGATGGGTTCGAGATCACAAAAGATAATTTTGATGAAATCCAATCTATTGTTAGACTCAGAAATGGCTTACAAGGGATAGAAGAAGAGGAAGAAAATCCAGATAACGAGGCTGCTCGTAGGGTCTTGCAGCGGAGAAAAGAAGAGCGATTGAAAAGGCGGAAAGCAAAGAGCGGCGGAGATGAATCCTCTTTGACGCTTGCTGATCTGGTCAGTATATTGGCAAGTGGAATGGGAATGACGATGGATGAAATCATGGAGTATGATTTGTACCAATTCAATGATCAGTTCAATCGTCTGAAAATCATGGAGGATTATGAAGTTAATGTCCAAGCGCTTTTACATGGCGCTAAAAAAGAAGATGTAAAACTCACGCACTGGATCACCAAGATCAAGCGCGAAGAAGAGTAGTTTGGAACAGTCTGGGAAACCAGGCTGTTTAGTTTTTTTAAGGAGGTATTGTAAATGTCTAACGCAAAATTTGGCGCAAAAGAAGTCATGGACGTTGTGCTCTATGATATGGAGACAAACAAGCCTGTTATCCAGTTTGACAGCTTGAAGACTTCTTCAATTAGCGTAACTTCTGAGAAAGTATACGCAAGAGGCGGTAAGGGCAACCCTAAGCTGATTACATGGGAAATCAATAAGGAGGCCACTCTGACCATTGAGGACGCTCTGATTTCTCCGAAGTCCCTGGAACTTATCTCTGGCATTGCTCGTAAGGTTGGCGTACAGACCATTCGTATGAGACAGACTACAGAGTATGATGAGAACGGCGTAAATAAGGGCAGCATGTATCCGCTGAAGGCTGATTCCACCGGTAAGATTACCCTGGCATTTGAGCCTAACACCACAGCAGATAAGATCTTGGTGTACCCTTATGATTCTGACTGCGAAGAGACTGCCCTGTACGACATGGAGGGCGCTCAGCTTTCAGGCAAGGAGCTTACGGTTGCTGCGGCTAAGGATCAGCGTGTTGTAGTGTACTACGACTATGACAGCGAAGAGACCGCCGAGACCTATGTGATCGACGCAGAGCATTTCAGCGGTACATACAAGCTTGTTGGAGATACCGTGCTCCGCAACCAGAAGACCGGTAAGGATGAGGCATTCCAGGTTACTATTCCGAACCTGAAGTTTACCTCTAACCTTGAGCTTGGTTTTGCTGCCGAGGGTGATCCTTCTACCACCACATTTGAATGCGAGATCATGCGCGACTCTGATACTGGCACCATGATTCAAATGGTGAAGTATTAAGAGTTATAGATTTGAATATAGGGAGGGCGAAAGCTCTCCCTTATTCTTTGAAAATGGTTTGGAGGTATGGCAATGAGATATAAGATTTATGTGAAAGATGTTCTTTCCACTGATAGCGGCCTATGTGTTGTAATTGCCATTCTGAATGGTAAAGACACTCAAATTTGTCTTCCTAAAGATTGCGGAATCGAAAAGTACATTGGAGAAGAGGTGTATTATGAGATTAAGGGCAAAAAGGTTCGTATCTCAAAAGCGCATCAGCCGCAAGTCTGTGTAGAGACTCCTATTGATGAAGAAGACGAGAAAGGGGAGGAATAACCTCTCCTTTTTCTTTGTTTGGAACGGAGGATGGTTTTTATTAAAATCCTGGCTATTGACCAGGCAAGAAATGGAGCGTGGGCGATATTTAACTACGACACAAAAGAACTTGAAACATATGGGACATTTTCGTTTGGAAACAAGAAATACACTTACGCAAAGGCGATTCTTGCCATAGAAACATTAGTTGACGAACTGATAAAAGAGCATGATATATCCGCTGTGTTTATCGAGGATATTCAATTGCGTGTAAATGTTCAGTCGTTCAAAAAACTTGCTCAGCTACAGGGTGTCCTCGTTAATCTATTTGAGAAAAACGAATACCTGTATAGCTTTGTTGCTCCTACGCAGTGGCAGAATTATTGTAAAGCACGTGGTAGGACTTCAAAGGAAGTAAAAGAAAAAATAAAGACCCTCGAAAATGCTGGCAAGAAAGAATCTAAAATTTTATCGATCCAGTTTGTAAAAGAAAAATTCCATATAGATACAGACAACGATAACTTGTCTGACGCTATATGTATCGGCCATTATGCCGTAAATCATTTTGAGATAGAAGGGAAGACGCTTCATGTCAAAGAAAAACAATAAGATTTCCATTAACGCATTGGAAAAATACTGCGGACAATTCAATACAGAGCCGCAGGATATTGAGATCCATTATGGGGAAGATGAAGTGTTTACTTTTACAGTAAAGCCACTTTTGACCATGGATGAGTCAGTGAGGTTTATTGAAGAGGTCGTGCGGGAGTGCATCATGCCAGATGACATGCTGATTGTGCCAATTGCCCGCGATTTTATCACAAAAAAGAACCTGATGACATATTACGCAAACTTTACTATGCCGGAGTCGCAAAGCAAAACCTATGACCTGGTTATGGCATCGACTGGAATTATCAATGCAATTTTGGACAATATCGACATTGATCAGTTTACTATGATCCAGCGGTCAATTGATGAGCGGATTGCATTTGAAGAGCAGAAGATGATCGCAGAGCAGCAAAGCAATGTTCGGAAGATTACTGAGGATGTTTCTGAATTTGTTTCTAAGATGTCTTCATTGTTTGACGGCATTGATCCAGAGCAGATGGATGGGTTTATGACCAGCGTAAGCAAAATGGCACAAAATACTGAGATCTCTGCTCAAAGCTTAGCGAGTGCGTTTTTGGAGAGCAGAAACAGTAAAGAAGACTAAAACACTTGGAGGCGCTTATGAAGAAAGCATTTCTTGAAGATGAATTTATGGATGTTGAAGATCTGATGGAGACAACACTACCCCCCCCTACATTACTTGAGTATTATAGGAGATTAAAAGATCGTGAGATTTTGTGGAATGACTTAATCGACGATGGCATGATCGACATTCCTATGTATATTTTGAAATGGAATAAGGAGGATTCTGGATTGCCAGTTGAAAAGCGAAAGCCAATCAAAATCTATATCAATTCTGATGGCGGAGCTGCAAATGTGACTTTGTATACAGCGAATGTTATTTCACTCTCCAAAACACCAGTTATTACTATCGGAATGGGAAGAGCTTACAGCAGCGGTGGGCTTTTGCTCATGGCAGGCCATAAGAGATATATTTTTGACTCAACCTCTATTTTGATTCACGATGGCTCGACTGGAGCGGTAGGTGATACGGGCAAGGTGTTGGACAACCTGGAATTTACAAAAGAGTTCGAGGCAAAAGTGCGGCAGTTTATTTTGACGCACACAAATATTCCAGAAGACCTAATTGATCGCAACTATCGCAGAGATTGGTTTATGTTCAGCGATGAAGCAATCAAGTATGGGGTTGCAGATAAAATTGTTACAGATCTTGACGAAATTATTTAGGAGGCCACTTCATGGCGCGAAAGAATACTATTTCATATCCAATTAAGCCACAGCCGCCAACTACCCTGGATGATAACCCATTCTATGGTATTCAGTGCGACGAATATCAAAAGCAGTTTCGTGATGCAATTTGGAACCCAGAAAAGCTGATTGTGTTTTGTAATGCAAAAGCCGGAAGTGGAAAAACAACGATTGCCACCGCGACTGCAAACTTGCTCTGTGAATATGGGCTTTATGATGGAATCATCTATATCGCTTCCCCGACACAAGAGCAAAAGCAGGGTTATCTTGCAGGATCTATCGAAGAGAAGTCAGAGCCATATTTTGAGCCATTTTATGAGGCTTTACAAAAGATTGGCGTTAATCTGAATACGGTACTTTTTGATAACATTCTTAATGAGAAGAATGGGACAGCTTATATCAGATGCTTAACGCACACATTTTTGCGTGGGGTCAACTTTGAGAATAAAGTGATCATAATCGATGAGGCTCAGAATTATTATTTTGACGAACTGATGAAAGTTTTAACTCGAATCCACGATAATTGTAAGGTAATTGTGATTGGGCATGATGGTCAGATTGACCTATACAAAAATCCAGAGCGCACGGGCTTTGTACGATACATGAAATGGTTTGCAGAAGACGACAGATGTGCTGTGTGCGAGCTGAAGAAGAATTATCGAGGATGGATCAGCGAACACGCAGATAATTTGAAATACTTTTAACTGAAAGGCGGAATCCCGCCTTTTATTATTTTGCGAGGTGGGATTATGCCAAAATTCAAAAGCACAAAAGAGCTTGTGGCGTATCTACAAAAAACTGTAGACAGAGTTCTTACAGAAGATGTGTTCCCAGTTATACAACAAGAGGAAGTACAGGCGGTTGATGATGTCGTTTACAGTATGCCGAAATCTGGATACTACCAAAGAAGATACGATTATGAGGGTATTGGAGATCCAGATAACATCGTGATAAAGGGTGGAGCCGCAAAGAATGGCATTATGGCCGTTGTAAACGAAACAGATCCGAACCCATATTTGAATGGTAGAAGTGGGGCAAGAGCTACTGTAAATAAAAGCTTGCCATATGTTATTGAGTATGGAATTGGTCAACCTGGAGATCCAGGGTATGATTATTGGGCTGGAAAACCAAGACGGTTTACAGCAACTACAATTGATCGTCTGGATGCTTCTGGGGCGCATGTGATTGCTTTGAAAAACGGGTTAAGAAAGCACGGAATAAAAGTGCGATAAATTTCAAAAGGAATAAGTTAATTTACTTTTAAGTGAGGTGATTGTGCGTGGATGAACTGCAAATTCTGCTGAAAGCGATCATTGATAGCGATAGCGTCACATCGCTTGACTCTCAGTTGTCCAATATTGTTAAATCTCTGAGCGCATCGCACGAAGTAAAGCTGAAAGTAGCCGTTGATGAGACTTCCATCAGAACCACGCAGAGCCAGCTACAATCAATCGCTAAGCAGGTTTCTTCTGCTGGAAATAGCGGGAGACAGGTACAACTCAAAGTCTTTGACGCTGCGCAATTACAGGCGGACGGTCAGAGATATTTTACTGGTGTAAGAGATATTGTTTCTCGTGTCCAAAAACAATTCAGTAAGCTTGGCAGTGTAGATGTTGTCAATGTGTTTAAGGACGCACAGGGCGATATTCAGAGTTTTACCGCAAGTGTGACTAAGGCTGATGGAGTTGTAGAAAGATTTAATTTTAACCTTTCTAAAATTCGTCATGGCTCAAGGACATACAGCGGCTTTGTGCAGGAAAACTCTATTTTGTCTGATAAAAATGCTGGTACAAATCTTCAGAAAACACTTGATTATCTGAACCGAATTGATAACAAGATTGCGGATATTACCAGTAGGACTCTCTCCAATACGGCAAAGCCACTGCTTGCCGATATGGAGCAGTATAATCAGTATCAAACAAAGCTGACACAAGTAAAAAGTAGAATTGATGAACTCCGTAAGGCGAATACTACGTTGTCTGCGGATCATAAACGAGAAATCAATTCTATGGTGGCTGATTTGCAAAGATACGCACGGGAACTTCAAACATCTGCGTATGCGGCAACTGATTTGAATGCAGCCACATTTACAAATAAAAAGGCCGAACTTCAAGCTGCCTTGCAAACTGACATCCATCGTTGGCAAAACTCTGGTTTGTTCGGCGCTGATTTCAAGGCGGCTGTAAACGATGCGAAGCGAATGCTTGACGAGGCGCTCGATCCAACCGATCTTGATGCGTACAGACACCAGTTGTCGTTGCTGAATCAGCAATTTAAGCAGATGAAGCTTCAAAATACTGCGTCTGGTAAAATCCTTGACGCAGATAGGTTGACTTCAAATATTCAGACTGCGCAGTTGCGTATTCAGAATCTGAAGAATACTTATAGCTCATTTGTAAATGATCCAAATCTGTTGGCAAAATGGCAACAGCTCTTTGACGAATCAAAGATGATCAGCAGCAGTAAAGAGCTGACAAATCTTAACGCTAAAATTCGTCTGTTTGAGCAAGAGCTGATCAGCGCCGGTAAACACAGCAGATCGCTTTGGGATGACCTAAAGGCAAATGCCGCAAAGATGGGTTCATGGATGGTGCTGGGCGGCGTAATCGCCGGCGTTATGCGCGGTGTAACCGGCCTGTATGACGCAGTGGTTCAGCTTGACAGTGCTATGACAGAGCTGATGAAAGTAACGGATGAAACCGACGCTTCATACGAAGCATTTTTGTCCGACGCTGCTGACAAGGCGGTACAGATTGGTACTACATATGCCGATTTTGTAGACTCTACAGCATCATTTGCACGTCTCGGATATAATATGGAAGATGCCTCTCAGCTTTCTGAGGTTGCCAATATCTATGCTGTGGTAGGCGATGAGGTAGATGGCATTGAAGGTGCTACCAACTCTATCATTTCTACTATGAAAGCGTTTGGTATTGAGGTTGACGACACTATGAGTATCGTTGATAAGTTCAACGAGGTGGGCAACCGATTTGCCATTTCATCTGGCGGTATTGGCGAGGCTATGATGCGGAGTGCATCTGCTATGGCAGAGGCAAATAATACTATTGATGAGTCAATCGCATTGATCGTAGCCGCCAACAATGTTATCCAAGATCCAGATGTCGTCGGTACAATGTGGAAGACGGTTTCTATGCGTATTCGTGGTGCGAAGACGGAGCTTGAAGAAGCCGGCCTTGAAACGGAGTATATGGCTGAAACAACCGCTTCGCTGCGCAAAAAGATCCTTGGACTGACCAATGTTGACGGCAGCGGCGGATTTGATATCATGCTGGACGAAGAGACGTTCAAGAGCACCTATGATATCATGCTTGGGATCAGCGAAGTTTGGGAAGATATGAGCGATATCGACCAGGCTGCTTTGCTGGAGCTATTGGCTGGTAAGCGGCAAGGTAACGCCCTGGCTGCGGCCATTACCAATATGGGCGACGCTGTTAAGGTTATGGACACCTCTCTGAATGCTGAGGGGTCTGCCGTTAGAGAGCATGAGAAATGGATGGACAGCATTCAGGCCAAGCAGCAACAGTTCCAGGCTCAATATGAGGTGTTTGCAAACACTATTTTGAGCAGTGATTTGATCAAAGGTGTCTTTGACGCTGGTACTGGTTTGCTTGGGTGGCTTACGACATTGGTAGATACGGTTGGCGCATTACCCGCCGTTTTCGCTACTGTAATGCCATTTTTGGATAAGCTCAATTTGTTCCGAACAACAGATCAGAAAAACTGGGGCGGCTCTGGAACAGGCATTGCGTTTGCATGGAACGCCCAAAAGCTTGAACTTGATAACGATATTAAGCTTTTGGATGAATATAATAGTAAGATTGCAAATCTCGGAACATCTACGGGAGATCTAACTCAACGGCAAATTGTATGGAATGATACAATTGGAAAAGGCAGTGATAGGCTGCGCAGTGCCGTAAAGGTTTCTGACGATGCGGCGGTGTCTTCTAAGGCATATGCCTCTTCAATGGAGCAGGCAAGCATAAAGACTACCCTTATGGGTGTTAAGTCTAAGGCCGCTGCAATTGGTGTTCAGGTACTTAATACAGCGCTTAATGCGTTAATTGGACTTGGCATCGGCTTAGCTATTAACGCTATTGTCTCTGGTATCACTTCTCTTGTCAATAAATCAAAAGAGGCTCGTGAGGCTGCATTGGAGGCTGGTTCTGCCGCCGTCCAGAGTTCAAATGAACTATATGATCTTGCCTCATCATATATTGAGATGAGCTATGCCGTGGAAGCTGGCACTGCCTCCCAAGAAGATCTGATGAGTATTCAGGATGAGCTTGTTGCTTATCTTGAGACCCAAGGAATCGCCGTTCAAAATCTTTCTGGAGATTACAAGGATCTAAGAGATTCTATTGTTGAAGCGGCAAGAGAGCAAATGCGTACAAATATCTCTCAAGGAGCAAGAGCGGCTGATATTGCAAAAGAAGAAGCTGTTAAGGAACTTGATGGATATTTCAACTCACACAGCTTTTATTCTGCAACGGGTGAAGCTGCTGGAGAAGCAATGGCCTATCTTGAATCTCTTGGGTATGAGGGGATCGACAACACTGGTTCAAATGGTGGCGGAACAATCTTTCTTCCAAGCGTTTATAGCACAGACGGGGGATTAGAAGATGTAGAATTTTCAGACCTAATGGCAAACTATGAGTATCTAAGAGATACTATGAATGCTGTAAGGGATGAGTTTGGCACTGATAATCCTGTTTTTACTGTGCTTGCAGATGCTTACAACGAATATGAGTCTGCACTTCAAGAAGCAATCGAACAGATTGATAATACCAATCAAATGATTGCTCAAGACGCTTTGCTTGCTGCACAAGCTCTTGACCAGCCCGCTACAGTAGACGAGTTTAAGCAATTCAGAGAGCAGATGATTCAAAACATCCAGAATACATCTGGATTTGATGAGGATGGTACATATACTGCTGAGCAGCTGGCGGATAATGTACTTGGGTCGGACGATAGATATTCTGGTCTCCTGGCGGAACTACAAGAGCGCGAAGCGTCTGCTGAGGCAGTCAACGATAAAATGCGTGAGATTGCTGAAAAGCTTGTTCCTAAAACATATGAAGAGCTTACTCCTGGAACATCTGCACATTTCCACGCGATGGAGTCTTGGAGCGCAGAGGTCGAAAATGTAAAAGACAAACTTGAAGCTCTATCCGACGAAGATTTTGAAATTGCCTACAATGCAGTTATCAACGAAGGTGCGACAACCTGGGAAGATATCACTGCTGCAATTGAAGAGTACAATAGTGAGCAGGCTGTAGCGGCCAGAAATGCAGAGGCATTGCAGAGCCGTATCCGTGGTATGTGGGACTCTGAGGACTTCTCAGATACCAAGGAAGAGCTTATCGCTATGTCTCAAGCAGTGGACGGTATTACTCCACAGAATATTGAAGAACTCGCTTCTGAAAGCAGTGTGTTGGCTGGCATTTTGGAAGAGGACGGAATGAATGCTCAATTCCTCTCCAAGATTCTTCAGAATATGGCAGAGGGCGGAGACGGCGTTTCTCTTGTTACGGCTGAGGCTCTAAAGCTCAATGATGCCCTTGATGGTATGGTCGATAAGTTTGACCAGGTAACAGATGCAAAGTCGCGCTATGATGCGGCCATGGCTGTAGAGGAAAAGGATACCGATTTCCGTTCTTATGCAGAGGCATTTGAAGAGTTGAACGCCCAGTTTGAGGCTGGCACCACAAACTCTAATGCTTTCTGGGCTGCTGCTGAGTTCCTATTTGGTAGTGAACAGCTCAATACATGGGGTTGGAGCGATGGCCTTGATGAGATCTATGATGCCATGCAGCGCAATAAGAGCGTCTTTGAAGATGCGGACAGCGCCGGAGCTGGATTTATCCAGAGACTTTACGATATGGCTCAGGCCGGCCAGTTGGTCAATGATGAGGGCGAAGATCTAATCGAGATCAGCAAGGATGCAACTGGTGCATTCAGTTTTGATGTTGATCCTGAAAATCTTGACGAGATTGCAGAAAAGATGGGTATCACGGAAGAGGCGGTTATCGCCTGTTTCGAGGCTCTATCTATGTGGGGCGACATTGACTTTTACGATCTCACTGAGGTATCAGAGGTTATTGACGAAATTGGCCTCTCTGCTGAAACTGCTGCTGGCAAGGCTATCAATGTAGACCGCTTGACAGAGCAGCTGATGACCCTTGGTAAAACAGATAAAGAGATTTATGATGTTTTGTCTGCTTTACAAGGGCTTGATGGCGTACAGCTATTTAGTGTATCTGGTGATATTGACTCTGTAACAACAAGTCTACAGAATCTTGGCCTTGCTACCAGTGATGATTATACAATCACGGTTAATTATGAAGGGCTTGGAGATCTTCTTGCCAACATTGGTTATACCAAGGAAGAAGCAGAAGGGCTTATTACCAAACTTGGCGAAGCAGACGGCATTTCACTGGCAAATGCTGATGGTCAAGTGCAGAGTGTAAGTGACGCGCTTGATTATATCGATACGATTACATTTACCAATGTTACAACATCAATCAATGGTGTTGAAACTGCAATTGACGATGTAAATGACTCTACTACGAGCAACGCAGAGTCAGAAATTGATAACATTGGATCAGCCGCACAAGATGCTGCAACAAAAGTTTATAGCATTGGTACGGCTATTGATAGTGTAAATGGTAGAACTGCCACTGTATATTATAATGTACAGCGTAAAGGTGGTCTTATTGACAGTATTGGTAATCTGCTTGGCTTTGCAAAAGGCACTTCTAATGCGCCGGCTGGCAATGCTTTGCTTGGAGACGAGTATTCACCCAACGGTTCTCCAAAGCCAGAGCTTGTTGTATCGAAGGATGGAGCATATCTCGCTGGAACAAACGGGCCGGAAATTGCCTATTTGAACCAGGGAGACCAAGTTTATACTGCGGATGAAACCAAACGGATTTTAAGTCGTTCTGGCAAACGGATTACTGGTACGATTCCAGCATATGCGTCTGGAAGAATCACAACAAGCGGTTTGCGTGTCGAGGTTGACAAGAACGGCTCTACGGGCACTCCGTATACTTCTCCCACGACAACTGCTACGGTAGATGTTAAGGCTGAAGTTGATGACGAAGAGCTTGCTGAAGAGATGGAGGATGCCATAAAAGAAATCCAGGATGAGCTTGACGAAATCCTGGGTAATTATGAGCACGACATCTTTACGCTTGAAAGAAATGATGGAACTCCAGAAGAAATTATTGCTATCTATAGGAAGATGCAAGACACTGTTCACCAGTATGCGGAAAAATACCGCGCAATGGGACTGGATGAGAATAACGATTACATTCAGGAGCTTGGAGAACAGTGGTGGGAGTA